GCTACACAGATTATTACAGCAGTAACAAGCAGTCAATATGGTGGTGCAACAGTATCGCTAACAGCACTTGCTCCATTTGTGCGAGATAGTTATAATAGATATCTTACCAAATATACAGATCGTGGCTTTTCTGCTGACGATTGTGTTAAATATGCCAAAGAGGATTTAAGAAAAGAAATTGAAGATGGTGTACAGACATTCAATTATCAATGTAATTCTATGTCCACAACTAATGGACAAGCACCATTCCTTAGTGTTTGTATGTATCTTAGTGAAACTGAGGAGTACAAGGCAGAACTTGCAATGCTAATAGAAGAATTTTTGAGACAGAGAATTGTAGGTCTTAAAAATGAAGTTGGCGTTTATATCACACAAGCATTTCCTAAGTTACTTTATGTACTTGAAGAAGATAACATACACAAGGATAGTAAATACTATTACTTAACTGAACTTGCCGCAAAATGTACAGCAAAGAGAATGGTTCCTGATTATATCTCTGAAAAGAAGATGAAGGAATACAAGATAGACAAGAATGGAAAGGGCAATTGTTACCCGTGTATGGGCTGTAGAAGTTTTCTCACTCCTTATGTAGATGAAAATGGTAATTCTAAATACTATGGTCGTTTCAATCAGGGTGTGGTAACTCTTAATCTTGTTGATTTAGCCTTGTCCTCAAATAAAGATGTAGATAAGTTTTGGGAACTCTTTGAAGAAAGAACAGAACTCTGTCACAGAGCATTAAGGGTAAGGCATGAAAGACTTAAAGGCACTCTGTCAGACGTAGCTCCTATCATGTGGCAAGATGGCGCACTTGCAAGACTGGCTAAAGGTGAGAAAATTGATAAGCTGCTGTATGGTGGCTATTCTACCATTTCTCTTGGATATGCTGGACTTTATGAGTGTGTTAAATATATGACTGGCGAAAGTCATTCAGGCGGTAATGGCAAGAGTTTTGGTTTACAAGTTATGGCTCGTTTAAATGACAAATGCCAACAGTGGAAAGCCGCTGAAAATATGGACTATTCGCTGTACGGAACTCCAATAGAATCCGCTACTTATAAGTTTGCCCAAAAGCTACAGAAGCGATTTGGCGTAGTTGAAGGAATAACAGATAGAGATTACATAACTAATAGCTACCACATACCTGTTTTTGAAGAGATTGATCCATTTACTAAACTTGCAGTAGAAAGTGAGTTCCAGAGATTAAGCCCCGGTGGTGCAATAAGTTACATTGAATGTTGCGATATGCAGAACAACATTGAGGGTGTTATCAGTATCTTGCAATTTATATATAATAATATTCAGTATGCAGAACTGAATACAAAATCAGATTATTGTCAGGTTTGTGGTTACGATGGTGAAATTCGGATTATTGATAAAGATAATAAATTAGTTTGGGAGTGTCCTAATTGCGGCAATCGTGATACAAGTAAATTGAATGTCGCTAGACGTACCTGTGGATAAACTATACTGTCCACATTAAATCAATTAAATTGCGGGGAACCCCTTAGAGCTTTAACAACCAAACATTATTAGTGATAATAATGCGGCGATTAGTAACGGAGTCGGTATGGTAAAATCGTTAAAGATTGGGCAATCAAACGCAGCCAAACATCTCATTGGAGATGGAGGTTCAACGACTATAATATTGACAAATAATTTTAACTGTATTTTATCAAATAGTAAAAGAGGTGGTAATAAGTGATAAAAGCAATAGAAGGGTATACAGGGTATTTTATTTCAGATGATGGCAAAGCATATTGCAACCTAGGGAAAGGAAATAGAAATAAAAATAAAACTGTTGAAATGTATGAAATCTTACCAAGATTAACCAAACAGGGATATGCTCGTATTTGTGCAAGAAATGATACTACAAATAAGCGAACAGATTTGTATGTGCATAGATTGGTAGCTCAATATTTTTTACCTAATCCTGAAAATAAAAAGTATGTTAATCATATCAATTGTGTCAGAAATGATAACAGGGTTGAAAATTTAGAGTGGAGTACCGCTAAAGAAAACACGGAATATACCATGAAACAAAATCATGTTATTCGTGATAGTTTAGGTCGATATACAAGTAATTTTACATATCCAATATAATAATTTTGCAGTTAAATGTTTGATGGTATAGTCTACTCCCACTGTTAAATCAGTGTTAAAGTATCGGGAAACCGAGGGTACAAAGGATATAGGAACTAATTTCTGGAATCAAGGTCGCACACAAGAAATAAAAGAGAGATACGTACATTGTGACGATCATGAATGCAAGGTAGGTGGAGTATGAGGTACGCAAGTATAAGAAGTCTTGATATTAGTAACGGTAAGGATATTGGTGTATCTTTATTTGTGCAAGGTTGTGATAGGCATTGTTTCAATTGCTTTAACCCTGAATCGTGGGATTTCAATGGTGGTTATGAATGGGATAAACAAGCGAGAGAGTCTTTTTTCTCTCTCGTCAATCGCCCGTTTATTAAGAGAGTAACTATTTTAGGCGGTGAACCTTTGGCAAACCAAAATCTCAAAGGTATATATGATGTAGTTACTATGATTAAAACCCGATATCCCGATAAAATAGTTTGGTTGTACACTGGCTACACTCTTTCTGATGGTGATTTTTATGGACTGAATGGTCTGAACTGTAATTGCGATGAAGATTTTTATTGGTATAAAATCATTGAATCTTGTGATGTAATCGTTGACGGTGATTACAGAGATGATCTCCGCGATATCACGTTACCATTTCGAGGTTCTTCTAACCAGCGACTTATAGACGTTAAAAAATCATTACAGGCAAGAAAGATAGTATTGTGGGGGTGATACCAATGAATAACACAAAGCAAAACAAGTGGAAGAATGCTGCTATCCCAGCAATACTTCTTCACATTTGTATAGGCTCAGTTTACAGTTTTTCTTTATTTGCTAAACCGATTTCAGATTATATTGGGAAATCTCAATCTCTTGTACAGTTTGCCTTTTCCCTTGCGATTTTTTTCTTAGGAATGTCCGCAGCTTTTGGTGGAGCTTTTGTAGAGAGAAACATTCACAGATCATCTTTGTTAAGTACGGTATGCTTTTGTGGTGGGCTTGCGCTCACCGCACTAGCGGTACACGTCAAGTCTCTTACACTCTTATATATTGGATACGGCGCAGTAATGGGAATTGGACTCGGTTTAGGTTATCTTAGTCCAGTCAAAACTTTAATGCTTTGGTTTAAAGATAATAAAGGTCTTGCAACAGGAATTTCAGTTTGTGCGTTTGGTTTTGCTTCAACAGTAGCTTCGCCAATAATTACATTTCTTTTGAATAGAGTATCAATCTCAACAACGTCTTTAATTCTTGCGGGATTGTATTTTATTCCTATGATGATAGGACACTTCTTATTACAGAAGCCAAAAGACTGGATCGAGTCACAATCAAATGCTGATTTTAAAGCGGTCACGATGTTTAAGGACAAGAAGTTTGTAGCTATGTGGTTATTTTTCTTCTTAAACATAACTTGTGGTCTTGCGCTTATTCCAATAGCAAGTCCTATGCTTACCGAACTTAATGTGAGACCCACACTTATAGCATTGATTGTTAGCATCATGGGTGTATTTAATGGTTGCGGAAGATTAGTATTCTCTGCGATATCGGACAAGCTAACGAAAAGAATACACATTTACTATTTGATTTTTGGAATATCAATAATGACTGTTATTACATCTATTGTTTGCCATGATTTTTCAATGGTTGCGTTAATTATAATATCGGCTTGCTACGGAGCTGGATTTAGCTGTATAGCTCCTTTGCTTGCAGATATTTATGATATGAAGAACATAAGTAAAATTCACGGTTTAATTCTTTCTGCGTGGGGTTGCGCTGGTCTTGTAGGCAATCAACTTTCAATGTTTATTTATAGACACAGCGGTTCTTATATGACGGTATTCTATGTTATTGGAATGTTGTATTGTGTTGCATTGATTCTGAGCGCAGTTGTCAAAAATAGTATAAAAGAATAAATGATTAGTAGTGGTGGGTAGGGTGGTAAATACAATGAAAAACATTTATAAATCAACGGATAATAAAATACAAACAACATTTATAAAGAGAACGCTCCATCAAAAAGTATACGATCAAAGAGTGGAGTTCGGATTTAGTGTGCCAATTGACTGGATACCCGGAAAAGGAGCTTGTTGGATTGATTGTCCTTTTTCGGTGTGTACTTCTTTGGGGCATAGATGTAAGGCGTTAGTTGATAATCAGTGTCCATTTACGAAGAATGTGGAAACGTTTTATTACGATGACACAACAGATATAGAGAATAAAAAGTAATCGGAGGCGACTTATATAAACTTCTATAAAATACACCCTTGTCCCAAATGCAAAGGTAGGGGCAAAGCGAGATTCGTAAGTGAATCGCACTATCTATATCTGAGAGATGCTTACGTTATAGAGTGTAACGACTGTGGTTTTATAGCGGCTAATTATGATGAGGCTCGTTTCACTCTTTTGGGAGCAATCAGATTGTGGAATAAGAAATGTGGGTTAATTGAGGAGCGTGATTTCAATTAAATACCTCGGAAGTAAGAGCAGAAAAGGAGTAGAAAAGTGAACTGTGAAATATATCCCTGTCCCGAATGCGGCGGGAGTGGCAGGATTGTTTATGTCGGTGGGCGAAATCTTCATCCGGTTGTAAGATGTAAGGATTGTGGTTATACAGAAGATTCTTATTTTGGTTTCGATCTCGAATCAACGGCAATACAATTATGGAATGAAAGGATAATGTATCGTAAATGGAAAAGAAATTGCTCAAAGACAGTTTTGTGATTAATGCACTCAGAAAACAAATCCCTCAAAAGGTAACTAAAACACCTTATTTTTATGGTTATACATACGGCTGTCCTTGTTGTGATAACATTATAAGCTCTACTAAAAATAGCACGATAAAGTATTGTAATCATTGCGGACAAGCATTAGATTGGAGCGAGGTATGAGAGATATTAAGCGTTCTAAAGCTGCGAGGTTATATGCGTTTAGTGACTGGGTACACACATATGGTATATTGATATTATTCGTGCTTGTTGTGATTGCAACACCTCTTGTTGTAATACCTGTTATGGCAACGGCAAACGAATCATTGTGTATTCCGATAGTGGTTATTGATACCTTGTTTATAATAGTATGGTGTTTGACTCCTGAATACAAAAGTATAGAACAGTGTCAAGAGTTAATGAGCGAAAGGGAATACCGTAAGCGTGAAAGGAAGAATAAGAAGTGGTTGATATAAAAAATGGTAAACAGCAATCCGATCTACGCCTTGCACGTATAGATTTTAGTTGGTGGTGTATTGACATTGATTCTAACGATTTATATTGCGCCACTTGTGGGGAGTACGTAAAGGATCATAATGCTATGAAGAATTGTCCTAAATGTGGGTTGTTTATGACAAATGCAACGGAGGTTGATTAATTGAAATACTTCGGAAGTAAAAGTAGAATTGCAAAATACATAGTTCCTATTTTGCAGAAAGAAATTGACGATAATGGCATTGATACCTTTGTGGATTGTTTTTGCGGCGGCTGCAATGTCATAGACAAAATCAAGTGCGAACACAGAATAGCCAATGATCTGAACCCTTATCTTATTGCTTTATTAAAGCACGTTGTAGGGGGGGGCAGCCTTCCGCCAGAAGTGCCACGAGAGCTTTATAACGAAGCAAGAAACGCATGGCGAAACAAGGATCACACTAAATTTGAAATGTGGGAATTAGGAGCAATAGGTTTTCTTGCCAGCTATAATGGTAAAGATTTCGCCGGGTCTTATGCGAAACCCGGTTATGAGAAAACCAAAACTGGTTTACGATACCGAGATTATTATAGAGAAGGTAAAGACAATCTTATTAAACAAGCACCATTCTTACAGGATATCGAGCTTAGGTGTTCTGATTATCGAACATATGCTGATTATGCCACAAACAACACATTAATCTATTGCGACCCACCGTATGCTAATACAACTCAGTTCTCTAATTCGCATGATTTTAATTACGAAGAATTTTGGAATACAATGCGAGACTGGTCTAAGAGCGGTGCGATTGTTTACATAAGCGAACTTGAAGCTCCTGATGACTTTGAATGTGTGTGGGAGCAGGAAGTTAGTAGAAGTGTTAATGCGAGGAATAAGACAAAAGCTACCGAAAAATTATTCAGATACAAAGGAGAATAATTTATGAACACTTATGGTTTTGAAGTCGCACACGGTTATGAAATCCTCAAAGGCTTTGTCGAAGCCGAAAGCAAGGCACAGGCGATACAAAAAACATCTGATAAAGATTGGAATGACATTATTGATACATATGATTGCGACGAGTTTACCGAGAGTTATAAGATTTTAGATGTATGGGAGTGTGAGATAAAAGTAATGACTGATTATAAAAAATTATGTGGAGTATTGAGAAACATTGGATGTAAATTCTCAACAGGAAACAATTACATTGAGATACACCCTGACTCAATGATTACTTTTGGCGGTGTTTGTATAGACTTCTACGACGATGGTTCATTCGAGGGGTTTGCCGCCTCAGAATAATAAGGGGTATGTTATGAAATACTACATAAGCGACCTACATATAGGTCACAAAAACGCTATTGCCTTTGATAAACGCCCTTTCTTCGATCTGAATGATATGAAAGAAACCATCATCACTAACTGGAACAATATTGTTACACCAACTGATGATGTGTATATCTTAGGCGACTTCTTCTGGGATAACGATGAAGCTCCCGATATTCTTTCAAAGTTGAATGGTAAGAAATATCTTATCAAGGGCAATCATGATAGACTGAATAATCAGATGCGTTCGCACTTCGAGTGGGTCAAGGACTATGACGAAATCAAAGATAACGGCAGACACGTTGTTCTCTGTCATTATCCTATAGCTCATTGGCATAATGCTGACTATGGCTACATTCATCTCTATGGTCACATACACACAGCAAGAGATTCAAGACCTTTTGATGAATACAAGGAGCAGATGAAGAAGCGAGACTTGCCCTACAAATGCTATAACGTTGGCTGTATGTTACCCTATATGAACTATACGCCACGCACTTTAGATGAGATAATCAGAAGTAACGAGGAAAGCGAATGATAGCACCGAAAAATGAAACTATATGCTTACAGGCTCTCAACGAAGAGAAATCAGTAACGCACATCATCACAACAGATAAACACAAAGATACGTACAAGCTCTATGAGGTATCTGGCGATAAGCTAGTCTACACTAAGCGTAAGTCAGACAGCCCTTTGGAGTTAGAGAAATATATTTGGGGGTGACACTATGAAGTGGTATGTTTACTACGAAGATGTAAATAAAAAGAAGATAGAGAAGTTCAATATATTTAATCATGCTTGGTTTACTGATGAATGTATTAAAATACTTGAAAGGTACACGGGTAAACGCAAATTATCAGAGGATGAAATTAGCAAACCCAATCCTGATGTTTTGAATGACATAGCAGAAGATATTAAACACTCACTCATGTACTATTTCTGGTCTAAGTGTGAATGGGAAGTGCTTCTTGTGAGCTGGACAAGCCCCGATGACGAGAGGGTTCATAAGAAGATTGACATATACGATCAGGTGATGATGAATTATCCCGCCTTTATCGAATACCTTTGGTATCATCAGAACGAACTAAAAACGATGAAACGGAAGTGATACATTGATTGGAATAATATTATTTATTGTTGTCTTTATAACAAGTTTTATAACCAAAGTCTCAGTAATGATAATTGTTGGTTCCGCGATATTAGCACTACTTGACGTAGCATTGATAATCATTGGTCACAGTGGAGGTGGTAAGAAGTGAGAAAATTGTACCTTGATAATTCAGCTACAACAGCGGTGACAAGGGAAGTCCTCAATGAGATGTTGCCGTATTTTACCGAGGAATTTTATAATCCTAGCGCACAGTATATGAAGGCGAGACTGGTAAAAATGGCAATTCAGAAAGCCAGAATACAGTTTGCCGAAGCTATAAATGCCGAGCCTGAGCAGATATTCTTTACATCGGGTGCAACTGAGAGTAATAACATAATCGCTAGAAATTACCACGTTGTAGCTTCGATATATGAACATCCATCTATGCAGACTGGAACACGGGTTAAGGATGAAAAGGAACTTAAAAGGATACTGAACCATACAAAAAAGTATCACCATGAAGATATGATTCTTGAAGTCCTATCATGGCAAATGGTCAATAGCGAGACAGGTGTGGAGTTTCCAATTAAGAAAATCGCCCAATTGGCACACATGAATAATATGCTGTGCCACTCTGATATGACCGCTGCTTTTGGTAAGGTTCCTATTGACGTTAAAGACCTTGATATTGATTTTGCTTCGTTCTCTGGTCATAAGTTCCATGCACCCAAAGGTATCGGTGTTCTGTACATAAAAGACCCAAAGAACTTTAAGGGTGATATTATTGGTGGTGGTCAGGAACGTGGGATTCGTTCTGGCACTGAAAATGTTCCGGGTATCGTTGCGATAGGAAGTGCAGCGAGTCTGTACAACTATAACGCCGAACACAACAGCAATGCAAAACAGGCTAGACTATATGTTCTTAGTCGGTTGAGGGCTTCAATGCCCTGCGACTTCAAGCTTCTTGGAAATGATGATTCTGACTACTACCAAGTGCCTAGTATTATTAATATCGCCATAAAGGGTATTGAAGGTGAAAGCTTAATGATACTTCTTGATGGAAAGGGTATCTGCGTATCAACTGGTTCCGCTTGTCATAGTGCAAGCCTTGAAGTCAGCCAAACGGTTAAGAGTTTTAATCTCCCACCCGAATATGAACATGGCACAATCAGGATATCGTTTGATAACAGCTTTGATATGGACGATGCCGATTATCTAGTAGATGAAATTGTTAAAGCTTGTAAGTCACTTTTGACACTGAAAGGAATGTAAAAAATGAAGGATAATACAAAATCTTGTCTCGCCCTCATTTTGGGGGCATCTGGGTCTGGTAAAACTACCATCTGTAATGAACTTGAAGAGAAGTACGGACTGAAAGCCATTCCATCGTATACTACAAGGGAGCCACGAACTCCTGATGAAAAAGGTCACACCTTTATTACTAATGAGGAATTTGACAAGCTTGAAGATATCATAGCCTACGCCGAAACTGACGGCAACAGATATGCCGTAACTAAAGAAATGCTTGAAGATGAACAGTATTCTCTTTATGTTGTTGACTTGACTGGACTTAAATATCTCCATAAGAACTATCATGGTGATAGACCTCTGGTGTCTTTTTACATAGATGTTTCCGCATATGAAAGATTCTGCCGAATGATTGACCGCAAAGACGATAGAACTCCGATTGACAAGATGAAAGCTGCACTCAATAGAATAGAACATGATGCCGTTGAGTTTAATAGGGACGAAGTAATGAAACACGTTGGGTTTATCGTAGAAAACTCCAATGGTAAGTTGAACAGTAATGTTGCCTACATAAATCGGATATGTGGACTGTATGGTATTGGCGATAAGGATAGAGTAAAGGAGTAAATATGGAAGTATTACAGGATAATTATCACGGTCACGCGCCAAATGTTTACAACGTTCGACAATTTGATGTACAATGCGAACATTGTAATTCTAAAATAAGAGTAACTGAGGATGAGCTTAAAACTACCGTCTTGGGCATATGTACGTTTGATTGTCCATGCTGTGGCAAGACAAGTGATATTGATGGCTTAGAGTATAGTTTGACGTATGATACACTTGTATTTCCCAAACATTGGTTTGTACATAATAAGGGTGTTCGTGATGTACTCAGTATAGACGATTGGCTTGAATCCTCTCAGCAACATTTGGAAGAAGCTGTTAAGACATTGTATTTTAGCCTAAGTATTGTTGAGATACCAGAAGAAAGTGATGAAGAAGTATGCAGAAGATACTTTATGGGTGATACGATACTGATAATGTCTAAATACCGTGATGAAACAGATTGTACTAAATATTGTTATGATATCGACATTGTTAAGCAACTTGCCGACACTAAAATAACAGATCAGTTTAGGTTAATAGATTACAGAAAGTAAGAAAGGGAGATTTACATATGACTAAGTTTGAGAAGATTAAGATTAAGTATTTCGATAATGAGATTGACAAGATTAGAAACATCGAGGGTAAATCCGACTGGTTTGATTTGAGAGCTTCCGAAACTGTAACTCTGAAAGCGGGAGAGTTTGCTCTTATTCCTCTTGGGGTAGGTATGATTCTTCCTGATAACTTTGAAGCCAACATAGTTCCTCGCAGTTCGACCTTTAAGAACTACGGTATTATTCAGACAAATTGTTTCGCAGTAATTGACAACTCCTATTCGGGAGATAATGATATGTGGCGACTTCCTGTGTACGCTACCAGAGATGTAACCATTAATAAGAACGAGAGAATTTGCCAGTTCAGAATTAATGAGAGACAGCCTGTCATTGAATTTGAAGAGGTTGCCAAGCTTAATGATACTGATCGTGGCGGTTTTGGAAGTACAGGTGTGAACTAACATGATGTACAAGTGTGAGAATTGTGGCGGTATCTTTGACCGCCCACTTCTCGTTGAAGAAGATTTCGGATATGAAACTTGTCTTGGACACGTATCAGCGTATCAGCAATTTAAGGAATGTCCTTACTGTAGTTGTAACTTCTACTATGAGGTTGAACAGTGCGAAGAGTGTGGCGAATGGTTTCCAACGTATAGAATTTACTCTACCAAAGACAAGACAGGAATCGAACATCTTACTTGCGAGAAGTGCGAAGAGAAGTATTATGATGAAAACGATGAATAATGATTAGGAGAATTACATATGATAAAGGTAGAATTACTTAGACACCCTACAGAAGAGGATTGGCTGAGGTGTAAGACTCTTGCACTTAATACCGTTGGTAAGAAGGCAGTCAATCAGCCTACAGACAAGTGGAAGCATGATATCATCAAATGCGCCCACAGTCCTATTAGAACACTGATGTTTACGATTAGAATGGAGATACCGTATTATACTAGTGTTCACTTTGTAAGGCACAAGTATGGTGTTGAGCATTATGTGACTAGTCAGCGTAATGACAGGCAGGACAACTATGATAGAACAAAGGCACCGCAGGATTCCCCTGTGGTACACATTATGGATGTAAATGCTCAGGAGCTTATCTTCATGGCGCATAAGAGGTTATGCAATCAGGCAGACCCTATGACTAGAGAAGTAATGCGATTGATTTGTGACGAAGTTGCTAAGACCAACCCGGAGTTTACCGAGTTTCTTGTACCTGAGTGTGGATATCTTGGTCATTGTAATGAAATGTTTCCGTGTGGCAAAGGATGATTGATATGACAACCAATTACAAAAACTATAATCTGAGTAATCTCATGACCGCGAAGGAGCTAAAGGATTACTTGAAGATTGGTAAGAACGCAGCTTACGCCTTGATAAACAACGATGAAGTACCAGTCGTAAGGATTGGTAATAAGAAGTACGTTGTGGTTGATAGGTTACAAGAATATCTTCATAGAAACCTCAGATAACCGTAAAAAATAAGGAGCTATCACTTAATTGTGACGGCTCCTATTTTTTTGTTGTTTATAATCAAATATCAAGCTGTTGAATTGTCTTTGCCTTTTCTTCTTCTAGCAGGTGTACGTATGTGTTATACGTAAACGATACGCTAGAATGTCCAAGCATTTCGGATATTATCTTTATATCCACGCCCTTTCGGATCATTAAACTGGCAAAGGTGTGCCTCAACGTATGCAACCCCTGTGGTTCGTCAATACCCGCCCTCTTACATATAGCGGCATACGAGTTAGATAGAGTCGATAAGTCTCTTTTGCCGTTACAGATATACACGTAGTCTGAACTCAGCGGGCTTCTGATTTTGTACAACTCTGACAAATATTTCTCCGCAGTTTTGGTTAAGTGTACAATTCTGCTTTTGCGTGTCTTAGTACCGACTTGCTCAATAACTTGTCGCTTATCTTGTTCGTCGTAGACAATAGCTACATTAGCCTTGACCTTGATATACTTTTCCTTGAAATTAATGTCTCGCCACCTGAGCGACACAAACTCTCCTGCACGTAATCCTGTGTATATCAGTGACACGATAGCCAAGCTATTATCGTATTCAGTCCTAAACCAATGTGTAGTCAGTGCCGTATTGACGAAGCGTTTGATTTCATCATCGTCAAAGAAACGTATCTCTTTGGTCTGCGTAAAAACCTTCTTGGGCGGGACTTCAACACGCTCACAAGGGTTGGTAGCGATAAACTCTTGTTTAATCGCATACTTCAACGCTTCATTGGTGAGTACGTAAGCTTTGTGGATGGTGGAATGACTAAGATGCTTGGGGTTCTGTAGCAGGGAGTTGATTAACTGATTCTGGATTACTGCGGGAGTCAGATCAGATAAGCGATACCCGCCAAGGTACGGTTTAATATTGTTGCGCCAAGTACATTCATCTCGTGTGTAACTGGCAGGTTTGAGCTTTGGTTTCTTGATATTAACCAAATAGCTCTCAAAGAAATCGGTAACTGGTGTTGTGTTCGTGATTGGTTTATCATCTACAGCGGTAATGTCTTCCTTAAACTGGCGCATTTTGCGTATTACGTCCTCTTGGTTGCCAGCGTAGAAGCGTTTAAACCTAACTCTACCGTTTGCGTATCTGCCATTTTCTACTTGCCCTACCCATTTCTCAGTAGTTGAGTCATAATAAACCGAGCCAACGTTCTTGATGTGTCGTACTTTCTTGCTTCCTGTATTAGCCATGCACATCACCTCTCTTGCATCATATTATAACACAACAGATTAGGTTTGTCAAATGCAAAATCGTGTAAAAATCGTGTAGAAATAAAGGAAAAGTAGGGATGATTAAGGACAACTAGGGAAAAACAGAGAAAGAGTTAGTCCGTTACTTGAAATAAAAAGACCCTGCAAAACCAACGAGAACTGCGATTTTACAGGGTTTTTGATGGCTGGGGTGAAAGGATTCGAACCTTTGAAGTGACGGAGTCAGAGTCCGTTGCAGATACCCCTCTAAAACGTTAAAAATACAAGGGAAATTGAGTATCGTGTAAGTGGTTAATCGTGTAAAATCGTGTAACTTTTCGTATGCCCCATTGTTCATATGTAAACTTTCTGTAAAACTAACCGTAAAAATAAGGGAATACTTATCTGGTAATTCAGATAGGTACTCCCTATTTTTTTTTGTATTCTAAACTTGCAAACTCCTAGAATGTATGCAAGAGTATAGTATTAACAAGCTAGCTCTAATCCAAAATATTTTTGATAATTGTCCAACATAGATATGTTAGAATATGGAAAACATTTTATGCCATAAGTAGATTCGTCTATAACCATTTTGAGGGCTTCTTGTTTTTGCTCGTCTGTGAGATTTTCAAATGATTTCCATATATAACCAAGATAAATAGTATTGCTATTTCCGTAACAATAATTCCTTACTCGCTTGGCTGTTTTCTCATCTATTGACAATGCTTGCATTACTTCATTATAGGTCTCACACACAAGCTTGATCTGATTGGTAACAGGATTTATGGCAAACTTTGGCGCACCTTTGGCGGGAGATAGTCTTAATACTTTGCCACGATGTTTGGGAGTGTTATAATCAAATACTCCTTCAACAAATTCTATTTCGTTGTTACAAACTCCGTCACGAATATATTCTTTTTCTTCATCGTCCAAATCTCTAAACCAATACCACCATTTGCCTAATTGAACAATACTCTGATCGTCACAAGCAATTTTTATTTTACTCGGTTCACCTCTATGTACAAGTGTAGCTTTGGGGCTATGGTAAACAGTTAATTTGTGAGTTCTTACATCCTCTCCTACAATAGCATTATAACCATAAAGCGTTTCAGGTAATTCGGATAAAGGAAGATTATGAGGTTCACATTCGGAAGCACGACGAAATGTAACATTATTAGCTTGAAAACAATGTTTATCCATGCAGTGCCAAACATTATCTCTTGTAACGTTATATGCGTTTGCCGCTTCTGCCATCGACCTATATGTTGCAAGATATTTGCCGTATGGGTATGTATAGGCATGAATTAAAAACTCTCTGTTGGGGCGAATAAATTCTTTAATGCGTTCAGGAGTTACATGGTGAGCATCAGATTTACGTACCCAAACGTAACCGTAGGCTGTTAAATAATCATGAGGTTTATTTTTTTCGTAAGGATTTTTAGAAAAATTATCAAGACAGAATTGATGAAAAGTTTGCAGTACGCTATTAATTGCCCTCGAACGTCCTAATGCTCGATTTATTTTTCTCCCAGCTTCTAAGACACTATTATACTCTGCTACAAAATTGCCTTCTAAATCAAATTGACATACTTTCCATTCTTCCCTTAATATTGGGGTTCTTTGTTTGCGCCATTTATTATAAGACAATTTAATTCCTTTTTGTGCTGGAATCAAATTATACCCATAATTTGCATTTAATGTATTGAATTTATTTATCCAATACTGTTCTCTTTCCCAAAGCGAGCTTTCATCGCACTTCTCTAATATATAAAAGCAAAAAGCCTCCTGAGAGTATTTCTCCCAAGAGGCTTGAAGATGTTGGTTATGGTGGTAATGACCTTTTAATGATAGTATGTGGCTTACCCACCGATCATAAATATTTATACTTTGTCCAATATATTTCTTACCATTGACATTATTGCTAATGCAGTATATTCCACACACATCAAGTTTCTTTTTGTTGTCTGCTTTTATATCGTCTACATTATAAATTTCTATATATGTCACTTCCTTACTGTTTACATATCAAGTTCGTCCTTTAACTGTGTCAATCTTCTTGTATCAGTTTTGAGATAATGCTTTCTTGTTACATCTGTTCCACTGTGATTGAGTAGTGCCGATATATCTTCTAAAGGCATACCAGCAAGTGAGTACAATTGGGATTGCGTATGCCGGAAATCATGTGGGTGCCATGAATCAACCCCAATCATCTTACCAATCTTTTTACACCAATCGTTCAGCGTTCCTGTACTAATCGGCTTATCCTCCGTGTTATATCCTGAATAAAACACCCAACCATAATCGTTTATCTTCTGTATCTCACGCTCTCTTTGAAGCTGTAACAGAAGCTCCTTTACCTCATTACTAAAGAACAGGTCAACAATCTTACCCTCTTTTTCAAGCACATCCTTGACAATTCGATTCTCAAAATCAATCTGTTCCCACCTAATGTTAGCCACCGCATTTACTCGCGCCATCGTAGACAGCGAAAACAGTGCATAGGTTTTCAGTTGAAGATTTCCATATTCTGTAAGCTTATCCTTCATTAGCTGAACTTGTTCTTTGGTAAGAAACGTCTGTGTTACAATCGGCAATCCCTTTTTTGGTCGGTCAAGAAATTCGCAGGGGTTCTCTAGTATAAGCTTTTTCTTTCTAAGGAACTTATAGAATGCGGAAATTGCCGCCATTCGTCTCTTCATGCGCTCCGTGTTGTTGCCTTGCTGTTTGCAGAAGTACAAGAACTCAGTAATGTCATCATCGGTTAAATCCTTAACACTTTGATTAAATTGATTATCGAGTATGTAGATAAACCATTGCTGTAAGTCTTTCTCATACTGATATATAGTCTTCTCCGACAGGTCACGCAAGGACATATCAACCTTGTACTTCTGTAACAACTTCTGTGTTTCAGGGTTTATTTTTTCTAACTTTTCGGGGTCATACAATACTACTCGTTTACTGCGTTTCGCTTCAACAGCCAATAACCCCACCTCCTTTATTTCTTTTTTATTATTCGTCTTTAATAGCAATTCCTGCCGCTATATAAAAAATCTGTCCACCGACTTCATAGAAGCCACAAAGCTGCGGATCACCGTATAATACCTGATACAAACCGTCAACTATTGATGTGCCAGAATTATCCATCAAAGGTATTAGCAGCACATAATTGCCTCTAGTATTAATTGTGAGGTCTGTATAATATCCAGGAGTTTCACCAAATGACTTAACAGTTCTAAATTTTCCGTTATAGTAACAAGACCACCATGCGCACTTATTCGCTCCGGCTCTACCAAAGGACATTGACATATATCCCGGCATCGACGTATCACTATCGTATCTCGGCGCCATCATAAGTACAGCATCAGAATTTGCAACCATTTCAGCATCCCAGTCTGTGCCTGATGAAATATTAACTCTAAACGTATCAGAAAAACTGCCACCATACGTTCCAAGCGTCCATGATGGATCTCCAGAATACGGACTTGTCTTTGCCTGAACGTTACCGAAATACAAATGTACTTCTGTATCGGAATCATACATGGAATCATAGTCGAATACCGACGACGAATACAAAAACATTGATGGTAAAACTTCAAGTCTATCGTACTCTGTCGTTGAAAATATCTTATGCTCCAAATTATGAGTATCAGCAAATGTTTTGGCTATGGGAATGCCAAAATAGCCCGAATCTTTAGGCACATTCACGGTCACACTACTGTAGCCGTCCGCACCATCATCACTCGCATTATACACGCCGTTCTCGGTAATGGTCTTTTCCGCTGTTGAGAGTTTAATCTGCACACTGTGAATCCGATCCAATCCTTGTGATGTTTTGATATTTAAGCTCATTTTATCACCTCTAACTTTCTATGTAAGACATAACCGCCCGAACAAGTCGGAACGGTCAATCTTACATACTATATATTGTGGTTTATTATTTAATAACATACTATATAATGTGTTTTACATTGGATAAAATTTTACTTTTATGTCACATCCTGTGTCCAATTTCCATTAACCATTTTATAATTATCTATATCGCTCCACCCGCTCCAACTATTGTACTTAACATACATCTGTGATGGTTTCAATGTACCATTATAGTCGATGACCGTACTGCCCTTATTGGTCGGTATGCTCACGCCTGCCTGCTCCATGCTGACCGTATCGGCGTAGTCACCAATCTTCATTAACGGCTCGTTTACGACTGCTGTTTCGGGTTCTGCGAGGACATACCAAACTGTTACTGGTGTTCCTGCGGCGTATTGGGTGGCGAGGTAGGATTTGAAGTCAGATAGCGACATAATCGTACTGGATGTACATAAGCACACATCTCCTCTTTGTGCTCGTCCCCAGAAAGCCGACGGTTGTCTGTTAAAATCATTGCGTAATATAACAGGCAGGTGAGAGCATAATAAGCCAGATGCAGTATTGCGAAAATCTGATGAATTAACATTAGTGAAGAAAAATTCATCAAAATTGCTTGACCAATCAAAATTGCTTGACCAGTTCTCTTCTCCCGTCAGCACCAACTTCTTTATCCTTCTCGTTGTCTCCACTTCTCCGAGGTAGATGTCGGTTACAGTGGAATTGCTGAGTATCGGCAGCTTGTAGCCGTAGGGGATGTATGAGGTGGGAGCGGTGGAGCCTGAGACGAACATAAACTCTGAGTCATATATGGAGAGTCCACTAACTCTTGCATAACTTGCATCGTTCGGTGCTGTATAAGAGCGGGTAATTACACTTCCAATAAGTGCTTCAACTACTGTACTTGAATAGCCAACACATTGCCTATCACTATCATACCAAGCCAAACGGACAAATCGTCCCGGTGTATATCCTGACAATGATCTAAATGTATATGGCTGTCCTGCTGTTACTGGTATATAATCTGATGTGCTATAATGTGAATTTGTATCAGTTGAGCCATCGTCTTTTAATGATCCTATCGTAGACGCACTAAAATCCCACAAATTCTCCGTCCTCTCACCGCACCCACTCGGTATGATAGGATTTTCAGGCGTTGGTGTTCCGTCCTGCACTGTATTACCATATATGCGGTAGTCGATGAGTGCCGTGCCGTCGGCGTTGATGGTTATCGGTAACGCTCCCGTGTATTCGATAGTTTTTGATGAAGTATATTTCTTTGCTTTTATTGGTTCCCATACTGTTTCGCCATTGACAGTTTTCTTAATTTTAAACCCCATCACTCCACCCCACTCCTATTGACCCATCGGGAATATCAGTATCTGTTGGTTCTGTGGAAGAAATGTATAATCTTAATCCGTTCTTTAACTCAATATAATTAGCGTTTGATTCACTAATTCCGTTTGTGGCGGTTTCAATAGGTTCCAATCGGTCATTGATTTCCCTTTTTGTATATCCACCACCGCCACCATAAGCAACGCCATTTCTAACAATTATTCCCATTATTCATCCACCTCCTCAAAAGGTTCTCCGGTGATTTCCTCATATTCATCTGCGGTAATCCAACTATGAACTACCGCGTCATGAACTTTACTTTTATTCCAAAGTCCAGAGTCATAATATCCCTTTACTTTTTTAAACTTTTTACTGTGTTGCATATCATCACTCCCCTTCGTCCTCATCCTCGCCACTATCCAGATCAATGTCGTTCATCATCGCGAGATAATCTAAGTTCGCCGCGTTTTGGACTTCCAATTCATAAATCGGATAATTTTCTTTAGGGATCTTCATTTCTTCCCACGAATAAAACTTCTCTTTTATTCCAGTGGTTTCGTCCTCACGTTCATGCTCTTCGATGTTTTTTCTAACATAAACCCACTTCTTAGATGAAGTGCTATCAATTATTGTGGGTCTAGTATTCGATTCAGTTTTGTACCACATTATTAGACCTCCTTTGCCTAGCTTGTTGTTTATCATATCTCGATATTTGTTTCCGCAATTTTCTTAAATCAACATATGGATTAATGTGTGTTTGAAACCAGTTATAACAATCGGCATATTTTCGATACCCTGAATACGTAACCATTTGTCGAGCATCATGTATGTTTGCTCTTCCTTTTTTATAGATACGCTTTGCCTTTCGCTGCATTTTTAGAGCAAGTTTGCGCCTAAACCCCACATGGGTTCTGTAAAACTTGAATCCAAGAAAATCGAGAAAGCGACCTTTCTTCTTTCTACTTCGGGTACTATCCATAAAGAATACTTGCCAATTATTTTTCAAGCACAAATGTAACTCTTGTTCCAAATAGTCTTGTATCTTGATTCTTAATTCATGAAGCTTTCTCTTATTAGAGCCGAAGATTACCATATCATCCATGAATCTTACACTATGTACAGCTCTCCACTCTTCTTTGATTTTATGGTCAAGTTCCGTTAACAAAAAATTGGCAAACCACTGAGATGTTGTAAACCCCAGTGGTATACCCTTGTCTACTGTGTGAATAATTTTTTCGATAATTTCCATATAGTTCTTATCTCTAATAAGCTTATTAAGTTTTGCAATAAGAATATCTTGGTCAACAGAATCAAAGAATTTCTTGATATCTATTTTTAAACAGTATTTAGTAGATGAGTCGTTTTTGTAAATCCACTTCTTAATTGTTTTAACAGCTTTATGAGTTCCGCGATTTGGGATACTAGCGTATGAGTGTTCATACATACCTTTCATAAAAATCGGTTTCAATACATTAATTGCTGCATGATGTACTAACATCTCTCTAACTGTTGGTACGATGATAGTCCTCTTTTTGGCAGAAATACCGTCATTTATCTCGATTGGCTTATGTTTAGGTGGCTCAAAATTAAGAATCCATCCGCGAACTATTTCAATATATTCATCGGCGTGTTCCGCCATATAGCGCAATCGCCTATGCCGTCTATTGTTCTTACGTTTATTTCTTGCAGCTTCCATAATAGCAAGTCGGATATTATCATCTGATAACATCTTTTCATAGAGGTTGTTGTATGATTTCATTGGTTTTAATCTCTCCTTTATCCTCTTATATTCTCATCCACGTTGGGTATAACATTGGTTGGCTATTATACTTACTAACAGATGCTTGCTAACGAACTTTATTTTTAGCAAGGGCTAAGGAGAATGTGGCGCATTATTAATATGTAACCATAAGAGAGCGCGGCGGCGATGTTCCAGTTCGCATTCCCGACCGTATTGTTCAGATTGAAATACGAAGAACCGCAATCAACCCCATTGTGCGAGTCACCGCCGACCAAAGCAAAGGTCGCGCCACAAACCCCACAATTCATTTAAATTGTATAATTAAAATTTGCAAGAGAATATATTATTATGTTATTGATTGTCTATCGTTTATTTAGGGGCAACGCAAGCGTTTCCCCTCTTGCCAGTCGCTATCGCTCCTGTCAATTCACCCCTTCTGAGCAAGCGGTTTTAAAGAGGGCGCGGCGGCGATGCTCCAGGCCGCACTCCCGACCGCAGCGTGCAGAGCGAAACACGAAGAACCGCAAACAACCCCATAGTGCGAGTTACCGCCGACCAAAGCAAAGGTAGTGGCAGCGTTATTGGTGTACCAATAGTCGCAATACCTAGTAGTCGCGCTTCCACCCGTGGTAACAGAAGGTAAGTAATATCCAAGCGCATTGAATCTTGCTTTAGCCATATAACCACTTGCAGGTCTCACGTTCGTATCAATGTAATATCCTGTGCCAGTCGTATTATAGCCATCTGCCGTAGTGCCGTCCGCTGTACCATAAGTCATCTTAACTGCCGTAGTCCCGTTCGATAAGCCTATAAGTCCAGCCGTTCTGTGCCATGCTAAACCCCACCAGTTCTCCATACCAAAGACCTTGACCGCTGTTGTACCATTAGCGGTAGAACCGTAGAATAGACCCTTGTTATTAAGTGAGCCAGTAACATACGCTTCTTTACCCGCCTGCGAACCAGTATCTATGCCACGACCAAAAACGCCCTGAGAGTCAAGCGACTTTCCCATCAGTATAAGCAATCCGTTAATCAGCATACGGTCGCTCCATACATCTATGTACCATTCGGTATCGACAGTAGTATTATTAGCAGTAGCACAAGCAATCTCTGTCTGACCAGTTGTGCCTCCGTTGCCGTTAGCGGCTGTAAGTGCAATACCGGAAAGCGAACGAAGTCTCGTTGTTACCGAAACCTGCTCCCACTTAGAACTATCCCAAGCCCCTGCTGTTTCAATCGCTGTAATGCACTTGTACTCCGCACTATTGTACGTTACATGGTCATTAACCGCGTAAGTAGATGTTGTACTGAAAATAGGCGCAGATGTACCGTTATATATAGCCGTATAGAAGTGGTCTGTAATATTATTCTTACTATCGTAGTTACACCAGCACTTGTAAGAGGTATCAACTCTATGATTTGATACATAGAAGTATCCTTCTCCCTCGGCTGTACCCGCTTCGTATTTCCACCAAATTAAACCCCACTCCATCATAGCGTTCCCATCGTAGTCGAGATTAGCTATATCAGAAGCAGTACCGTCAACCTTCTTTGTATAATCGTTTGGGTTCAGATAATAGTCCACTGTTCCATTCGATCTGACCATACAAGGCTTCGGCATAAAGAAAGCATTTTTCCATGAGCCGTAGTTAAATGAGGTTGCTCCCATAGCCGCAGGCTCCATACCTACTGCGTCCATGAGGTAGGTCACAGCATCGGACGGGTCGCTTTCATCGGGATCAATGTGGAAGCCGTATATGATAGGTTTATCGGAATCACCGTCTGTAATGTAATAATTCTTCCCGTCAACGTACTTGCTCGCGGGGAGTGCATCATATTCAGCCTGTGTCAACTCAACGTCCCACGCCTTGGGGTACTTATCATTAAGATTCTCTGTAACGACTTTATTCTGTACAGGATTAGTTGAACTTTCGCTAAGGGCAGAGTCTACAACTGTTTTATTTGCTTCGGTTTCAACGCCTGACAATTTAGTCTTTTCCGCAGTTGTAAAATCTTCTGTACTCAACCCTTTGCCATTAACCTTGTCAACCTTATTAGCAATATTGGTTGCATTGGTTGCTATCTGGCTTAACTGTCCAGATGTGGCGAACTTGTGAGCAGCGTTGGTATCGTCAACCAAATCTGCATCTAATTTATTCTGCGAATCAATCTTAGTCTGATAACCACCAACAACAAAAGCATAAATTCCACCGCTTGTTACGAGATTTGTACTATTCTGAGTCGGAACATTATCCACGTCTTGGTCATCAGTAATAATAACTAATGTACCCTCTGCAAGCGTAGATTCGACAGCCGCATATTCAGCCTGAGTACCGACCCAAATTGCATTAAGCCCAAGCTCGTCAAGTGTAATATTTCCAGTCAAAGTTACACCGTTTATCTGCGGTTTGCCAGTAACATTACTATAAGGAAACGCATTAAGCAGAGCAGTAAGAACTGCGTTTTGCACAGGGTTTGTAGATTGTAAGTTTAACTGATCGTCAACGATTATTCCCAATTCAGCAAGTGTTAAATCTCCTATAAGAGTAGTCCCACCAATAGAAGGCTTATTGTCCAAAGTTTCGTAATCAGTAGTACCACCGCTACCTCCGTTGCCTCCCGTTAAGGCAAGAAGTCTCGCAAAATTATCTGTCATTTATTTCACCCCTTTTCTTATTCTTCCGCAGGTTTAGTTCTCCATTGCTGATTTTCAGCATCAAATATATAAGGAATCCACGTATCTATCTCAAAGAAAATAGAGAACTGCGGAATACGTGCGCCTTTCCACATCGTAGGCTTCTCGTCAGTCGAAAGTCCTGTAAGGAACAACTCTTTCTGGTTCTTATCATCGCCACGAGTGTTAAGTTCTACCATATAAAACCCACCTTTCATTAGATATAATTAAGGCTCCCGCAGATTATCTACGAGAGCCACACGTTTTACTTTAGCTTCTTATACAGTTTGTTTATGAAGTTTACACCAGCAATTCCGTTCTGCTGATACTTCCACTTTTTAAGTAGCGCGTTTACCACCTTGATACTACCGCCACCAAGACCAGTAGTATCATCAAGCTTGCCATCTACAAGTCCTTTGTTTACCGCAAGTTTGAGCAAGGTCTTTAAAGCGAGAGCTTCGTAGCCCTTGTCACCCTTTTTATACCCAGTCTTATCAAGTATAGGCAGATCAGCAGGTTTGGTGTAACCATTCTTTCCTGCTTTCTTGATAATCTTAGGATAGTTAACGTAGCAATAATCCATATCAACTGTACCACTGATACTATCAACCTTGCCAGTCGAAGAATACTGCCACATACCATAAGGCGCACCTGTATATGTACACTTGGTATTATACTGAGCTACCCAAAGTGCATACTTCTTTGCAACTGCGGGGCTAACTCTATCATTCAGATAGTAAGTGGAACAATACAGTCCAGAGTAGTAACCCGCCTTTTCGAGAGTATCACAGAAAGCGGTAACAATACTATCGCAGAAAGCCTTGCCCTTATTGTACTGACTCTTTTCTTCCATATCAAAATAAATAGGATAATCAAACTGCTTACCCTTTAACATCTCGATACAGCTCTGAGCTTCACGCTTGGCAGCTTCGACGGACTGCGCGTAGCTATACCAATATCCTCCCACACCTAATCCTGCCGCTTTAGCCGCCTTATAGTATTCCTCAAACTTCGGGTCTTTTTGATTGGGATAAGATATTGTATCACCATAACCCATATGGAGTATCACATAATCAATACCGCTTGCTTTAACCTTTTTAAAATCCACGCTAGTCTGATAACCGCCGTGAATATCTATACCTTTAGAAAATACGTTCATAGTATTATCTTCCTTTCCCTTTCCTTTAATTCTTGTCTGATCGTTGGGTCTAAGAACACCAAGGACATGATTATAGTTGTGTTTTATACGATTACAGGAATCATGTTTACCCAACCAATTCTGATCGTAAGAATAGAAATATGTGGTATCACCATCCCCGTCGCAAATAGCAACGTGTCCCCACTTGCCATTAAGACTGGTACCCCAAACCATAATATCTCCACGCTGAGGGATAAACGATGGCGTATTTGCTATTCTTGTGAAGTTTTTAGTCAGCTCTTCGTGTGAGTCAAAATATGTATAATACGCATAAGCATCACCCCATGCGCCCGCCTTAATCCCGAACACCTCATCGAGATAATACTTTATCAGATCAACACATACTGCACCCGCCACTCCATCATAGTTCATAGCTCGTCCAATATGTTTTTCAAGAAACTCGTCGAAAGTTAAAAGCTTTGTAAGTGCCATAACTCTCACCTCACTTTCCAAAGATTGCAGGAGCGATTGTCCCAAGTACAAATGCAGCTATTCCAGTAACAATTATCATCATCACTTTACTCTTAATTTCCTCATACGTCTTTGCCTTAGATATCAACCGCTCGTTGCGAACATCAGAAATCTCAGTTTTCATTTCAGTTCTCATTTCCGACAACTCATTTCTTATCATAGCCTGAGAAGCCTGAGTATCCGACTGCACATCTTTCATTTCGGAGATATCGTTTTTAAAGTGAGTCATATCCTGAGCAATTAGTTCAACAGAAGTAGCAAGGCGATTTAATACCTTGTTATCCTCTTTAATACCTTTAATATCCTCTTTCATCTCGTTTATCTGATGAGTGTTACTTTTGGCTCGTTCACTTGCCTCAGTAATAATCTCTATGTATTTCTCATCCATCAAGAATCACCGTCCCGATCTTGGACGTTGAAACTATCTATTGTCCCGTTTTCAAGTGCGCCAATAAGCCGCTTAACAGCCGAATCACTCTTGTTCATTTCAGCTACCGCACTTTCAATCAGTACCACGATTTCCTCATCGTCAACCTTGATACCTTTAGATTTTAAGAGGGCTATTGCCTTCTCTGTTGCAAGACTTAATTTCTCCTTGCCGTGAACATCATTAAAGACCTGCTCGATATACTTAACAGTATCTTTAACTACAGTTCTCTTGATATCAGTATTAATTAATTTCTTAGCTTTATTTGCGAGAATACCAACGATAATGATAAGTACGTACTCAACTATCTTTGGTAAGTATTCCATTACGATTTCTTTCATATGACCTCGCTCCTTTCTTTGGTTTGAGTAACTTCGCCCTCATGAATATTAACTCGATTATTAGTTATTGCGGCAGGGATTTCAACTGACGCACCAACAGAGTTTAACCTCCCTTTGAGACACCAATTGCCATTGTCGTTTTGATATACCGAGTATGCCACACAATCATAAATCAAAGGTTCTAACTCAGATCTAGCGAATAGCGGAGTTGTATCACCACCACCACCGTTATATCCCATAATTAGGAAAAGTATAAATCCATACTTTGAAATGTCCGGGTAACTGATTGGGGATCTAGCTAGGGTTCCTATTACTGTTTTAGGTTTCAACATTGATTGAGATATAGTCATCTGAATACAGTAGTATGTGATATTATCATCTGTTTCAATACTTTGTTCTAGTTGTATTGTTCTTGTTTCCATTACATATCTGTTTCGTTCAAGAGTAGAATCCCATACTGCTGTATAAACCGGAATCTGAATATGATTGTACACATATAAGTCGTTTTGCGTATCTTCTGCTATAGCCCCATACTGTACTTCTTGATTGTTATAGAAACGTGGTATCCAATTAAAATGCAAATTGACTCCATTATATGCCGGACAATTAGCAGAATAAAAATAATAATCGTCTTGCGACCATGTGCCGTGTTCGTCTATAGCGGGGATATAAGCACCCTTGCTAATACTTCCTAAAGATACGTTGGTAAAATCAATTGTATCATAATCATCGGCAACATCATAGGTGTAAGACGTTATATACTCACTTTGTTCCTCGTTTAACAGATATGAGTTTTTTATATGTGTTTCTATATCAATAGGTGGGTCATGTTGAACAGCCGAACTAAAGTTATAGTCAACACTTAAACCATTTTTTATCGCAACATAACCATCAGAAATCTCTTTCCAATAGTGGATCCATACACCATCGCCCACAGATAGATATTCTCCGGTCTTGTTTAATAAATTGATTTGTGTATCAGAATCCCTGAGTTTAACTAATACAACAGCATTATTATCACTAACTGATACCACTCGCCCTGTTGTTCTTCTTATATACTCCTGTTGGTCTAATACCTTAATGATTTCATTATCTATCATATAATATCACCACCCATTAGCCGCCAGAAGAAATTATCTCTCGTTCAGAAGTCAGAGCGATAGCATAATTATACTCATCCATATTTCTAAATGGGGTAGCGGTTCTTGTTAGACCTCTAGCAAGCCCAATTATTCTTTCGTTTGTTGTCCAGTACATCAACGCATTTGCAGAATAACAAATAGCTAATGCCGCATGAGCAGTTGGCAGATTCTGAAATGAAGTCAAAGTAGAATTAGGCGCATCTATTGAGTCATAAATAAAAATTAGACCAGTGTTAGTTAATGCGCTTGGAGAGGTCGTATAACCGGGACAAGGTTCATACCAAGCGGGTACCTCTTCGCAGAAAACGCCCAATTGGTAACTCCACTGCGTTCCGGAATACCTTACGTGTGCTATCTTTAAAAAGTAAGTATACTCATTTCCCGCAGTAAATTGATACTCATTGGGAATCCAATAACTCTTAACCTTATTAGACCATAAACGTTCACTCATTGAAGTGACACGATTATTTAATTCTGCGTACCCATCAGTTTCAGTACCATAACCAATATAGCTTGCACCTGACGGGTATGTATCAACATCCATAGCTAACGCAGTATATTTGTTGAGTATAATAGCGTTATTGGTGTTGCCATAATATGTTTTGACTTTATTCGCAGTATCTACAGTTCTAACTACCTTTGAGATATTATAAACCGTATCCTGTTGTTCAGTTATTACAGCCGCATTTTCTAAACCGCCAATATTCAACGCTTCTCCATTACGCAGTGCAATATATCCATCAGTTAAGGTGTGCCAATAATACACCCATACATGGTCGCCCTCTGATAATATCTCTCCTGTTTTATTCAACAGATTCAGACTCTTATCTCCAATCTGAACATTGGCAACAGCATAGTTTGTATCGGGAACAACATAATTGATTACACCTGCGACACGCTTGATTATATCTTTCTTTTTGTAGTATTCATCAAACGTTTCATTTAGATAGCCTAAAAGACTGTTATCACCCATAGACACACCACCTTTAATTGTTAGTTATAATATACGCAACATTGTTATTATCCAGATAATCCAAGAAAGCTTGATTAGCTATGCCGTTTTTGATATAAACCTTGAAATCGGCGTGGTTATTCTGAAACATATTAAGTGTTGCGGTAGAAGAGAGATTGTTAAGATGCGCAGCTAATGCGTTGGTTAGATAGAAAGCTGTCAGATTCGGATTGTTACACATGAAGTTGACAGTACCCGAAGTTGTGTTATTCGGCATAGTAATATAGAAAAAGTTGTTAAATACTACGTATGTCAAGTCCGCATTGTTACACAGTATATTAGTAGCAACATCTGTTGAACCATACATAACGCTTGTGTTGATATCTACCTCTCCATTTGCAACAAACCGATTCATACCATCAACGTCATTGAATACCGTAGAGCCACCCATGTTTCCAGACCAACGTCCTGTTATCGGAATTGTCTCACCACCACTGGCAGTCAACTTGGCTTTATTAAACAACTGACACGCACCGCTAATTGATAGCTTTGCAATTGAAATACTCTTCAAGCTTGCATTACAGAAAGCTTGCACCTTATCACTTTCAGCCCCTCCATAATGAGAAGAGATTTGAAGTGTTCCGCTGATGGTAACTGTATTAGTCGATGTGCCAGCAATCTCATAATCACCAGTTGTCTCATCATAATACGTTCCACCACAGAAGAGTTTACCGCAAGTATCAATTTTGATGTCCTTAAAGTTGTGGGAGGCATTGGGATTCATAGCATCCCAACCGCCACCAGCAGAGTATTCACCATCGGGAGCATAACTAAACGCATCAACATTCTTTATCTCAAACCTTCCGGTCTGATTGATACTAGCTAGTTTTGCAAGTGGGATAAATGTCATCTCGTCATCCTCGCCTACAACAGTCACATTATTGTTACTACCACATGAAAGCATATAAAAACTTGTTGATCTATCCATAAACGTTGGCGCAGTACCATAGCCGTAAATGAATATAGAATTGGCGGTTGCCAAACTAAGCATAGAGAGTCCCGCATCCGGCATAAAGTCACCTGAAAACTTCAAGTTAGCCAAATTAGTAGGTAAAGTTATAAACGATGTTGGCTTTAACGTGAGAGGGTGGTCGGTGAAGTCCAATGAACTCATGTTACTAGGGAACTGAATCCCTGTAACAATACCATTAGATGCTCTAGCTGCCTCTTCTAAAAATATAGCCGGGGCTTCATCGTTTAAAACACTTCCGAAGTCCGTAAAATACTTAAGTATTCCATTACCATTAACGGTCAGAGAAACACTATCATTTGATCGACCTCTACCTTTAAAGTAATATTTCTTATTTGTAGAAGTTGTAAAAGCAATACCTTCTACATGATAGTTTGAAGATGAACTTGGAATCCACGAATTAAATGTAAGAGTAGTGGGAGTACCTGAATATGTAAAGCCCGAAATTATTAAACTACCAGATGAAACATCAGCCCAATTAGCATATAATGTTGTATCATTATTAGGGCGCAAATAGGTTTCTCCGGGTTCATAATCAATTGTGTTACTTCCAGTCCAGTACGTGAACTCATAGTAATCCGAATCTCCTGTCGAGTGATAAAAAGTATTAACATGATTGATATTATCATAACCAGTCGCCGCAACAAAGGGACTAGCAATCTTAGCCGTCAACGAATTAGGTGCTGTCCCCTTACCGCCATTCAAATTATAACTTAACGTATATGATGGGTGACTAGGACTCTTCCATACATATGTGTACATCGCATCATTATAAATGTCTGTAGGAAGATACTTTAAATTTGTAGCAGTAATACTCATAGCTTCCGTACTTGTACCAATTGTAATAGAGTTAATAATAAAAGGCTCCTGATCGAAACCAAGAGCCGAATCTGTAATTAATACTACGTCACCTTCGCATAAATGATATAAAGGTGGACACTGAAAGTTTGCCTCTAATGCCAGACAAGTTTCCTGCATAAGTCGATACTCCGCATACTCACGACACTTAGTTTCAGGTGTGTCAATAGTTTCATCACCTAAACTGATATAAATGATACCACCATTCTCAGGTAAGGTTCTTCGTCCAATCTTAGATGCACATAAAGGTGAACGAGGATTGTTATTTATTGCCGTTTCGGACACGTTAGGGTAATTTACGTTCTCCGTTGAAACGATGATTTTATTAACCCCGTTCATATCTATAGAGATACTTGGAGCTATATATCCCCATACTTCATCGTTAAATTCATAAGCAGGAGCCTTAAAAGCATACCAATAAGGACGATCGTCATTAAATACTCTGCGAACAGTTAATCTACCTAATGTATCATAGAATATATCGCAACCAAAAGATGTCATAACCTCAGTGAGAAAGTCACCATAATAGCTACCCGCACTCATGGTGAACTCTTTGTATAACCTCTGTTCACCTATATCGGGATCAATGATAGGTTCAATCGGGTCAAGAACCATGTCATTGCCTATGTTCATCATAAGGATATCTCTGATAACATTACTTATCTTTGCTCCTACTTCAAACACCGTATCCATCTCGTCTGCCTGTAATACGTTTAGTGTTCCGTCAAGTTGAGCATACTTATCTACACCATTTAAAGAAACTGTTTTAGTAATACTATCTAAGTTTGCGTTTTGAGTAATATATACTCCTTTTGAAAACCAAAAACAATCATCTTCATAAACAATACCTAGATAGACTCTAAACTTGCGATTGAACCAAAATGTATCTTCATCTAATAGATTGTAAATACCGCCAAGATTTACAAGATTAAACGAAAATGAACGTCTTGTACCTTGCGTATTATTATTAACTATTTTACCCGCATCACTAGAATCAATATCTTGTTCAATTCGATAGAGTGTATTCTCCATATGATCTAATAATTCCACCCTCAGTCGTTGAGACTTAAAGGGAGAGGATAGCGCACTATAATAGGCACTATTAGACACGTCATAATATTCAGCCGTAAATACCACCTTCTTTCAATCAATTATAATTTTTAGATTTTTAAGTACCAAATTGTTCGACTATTTGTATTTTGTCGGGACTCTCAACTTCTACCCATGAATAGGAGACATTTGTAAGTATTGGGTCAACCGATTCATCGTAAGTACGAGAGGTGTTATCAGATATGGCAACAATCCACACATCACCTTTGTCTGATTTTAAAATGAATAAACAATCATCATTGATAAATTTCAACCACCTATTAACTTTTTCAATATTGTCATATATCGACCCATCTGGACATTCAATACTAAGTAGATTAGTTGTAAATGTTCCAGACTGATATTTGTTATTTGTTCCGACTACAGTTGGGTACTTTGATGTACCAATATGAACAGTTCTGTTGAGATTAGATAAAATATTACCAGAGTCGATTGCAGAGATAAAATGCCATGTCTCTCCTATATAATATGGTACCTGCATATAATATTGCTGCAACCAAAACTTATCTTCCTCGCAAAGAAGTTCAGTTACTGTTTCGCTCATTCCTCTCTTATATGGGTAAATCGAAGTAATTGTCCAACCGTCCCACGCAGTTGTGACTCTAAACGGCTTTATATTGGTGCCAGTATACGGAGCATAATTAGCAGTTGGATCATAGGTATTATAACCATCTGAGTTATTAAGAGCTTCTGTAACCATGTATTCATAAGTACGATTATTTCCGGCAAGGTAATCTTTGAATAATACTGAGTTCTCCAAAATACCAAGCTTTTTCCATGTGACTTCTCCTTGCTCTCGGCGATAGATATTACGAAAGTATGGATAAGGTTGGCTTGCACTTTCAGTAAAAGTAAATATAACTCTCTGATTATTAGTATCTAATATAGTATTGTGATTGGTAATTAAAGAATTTCGTGTTGGTATGGGAAAATAAATTCTATCAGATTTACGAAGTTGCTGTTTCTCATAAGTTGTCAAGATTGTTTCAACGTTAAATGATTCACCTATAGCCTTCACTGGTAAATTATAAATCATATGATAATTAAATATATCCCCACTATCAGCAATGAGTTCAGAATTATCAAGACAGATACTATACAATGTAGTTTCAACCGGAATACTAGCTAACGGAGTCTTTAATGTAACAATTCCTGTTGTTGGGTCATAAGATAGAATTGTTGAATAGTCTCCTGTGGTAACTATATTGTCAATGAAAGTTGCGGTTGGAGACTCAGCAAATCTGATCTTTTTTCCTGTAATACTATCAGATAGGTTTGTAGCAATCGGAATATGACTGTTGTCAATTTGATTTTCGATAGCTGATGTTGTTTCCTGTACTTGACCGTTGATGTAATTATTTCCGGACTCAGTATAAACCTTAAACCTGTAACTCTCCAAACCAACGTTATTTCCCTGTGAATAACTAGCTTTGCATTGCAATCCAACAGGAACAGCTTTCGCCGTAAGCGTACTTTCTATTGGGTCTCTAATATAAAAATCATAAGACCCTTCACTCTCAGAACCACTACTTTCTATAAAGTTACAATACAAGTAATATTGTATATTATCCCCTTGTAGCACACTTGACGGAAAAGCGGAATCTACTATAACTTCACCAGTACTTTTATTATAAGATGTCACCATACGTTCTTCATGTCCTATTCTCATGTATGTGCAACCAATTATTTCGCCTGTTGCACTCCAATAACTAGGACTCCTTAGTTTAGGAATACCATTTTGAATATACAGAACACTACTTCCGTTTTCGGGGTTTACTGTGTTTTGAACAATTCCACTAGAATAAGGAACTATACAATTAGGAATACTTTGATACTGCCCCGTTATATCAGGAATACATGAATACATGGTTAATTTATAACTATAGTGATAACCAGTATATAGTGTTTGGTTTGGATCGTCAAAAGCCTCTCTTCTTATATTTGAATGTACTGTATCTCCGCGATGATATACGTAGGGGCTATAGTCTTGCCAAGCATACGTTCTTACAGTTAGACTGCGGATTGTTTGCCCTGTCGTAGCATCATAAATCGTTATTCCATAAAACGCCATAGCATCACTTTGACAAGTGAATGATATTGGAAAAAGATCATCCCCGCTGGGTTCTGTTGCCGGCGGGTTGGGGTCAGAAGATGCACCCGGTGCGCCAAACGACCCTGAACCTGTCGAAAAAATAACCACGTTTCCATTTCTTGGATATACATTCGTGGGGGTCGCCAATGCGTTTCTTCCTGCCACGATACCACTTCCTTTCTTAAATGTTTTGTATATAGAAAAACCACTGTGGATTCGACACCACAATGGTCTGGATTTTCATAATAAAGAGGGCGAGCGTACCCGCCCTCATAAATTATCGACCTACAACGAGGTCTTGTTTCGCTTCACGGACATATCTGTCAAAGTATTCTTTAAACTTGTCATAGTTATCAACTATAACAGAACCTTCCATTACCCACGTGCGTTGCTGATTATATGTTGCACCAGAATTGTTTATAACTTTATTCTGAGCGTAATTATAATCTCTGATGGGTAAACCATTGAATACAGTATTAGATTTAGCAAATGCGGAACCTATACTTGTAGGTACAGACTGCATCAGCTTAGAGTTAAGGAACCGATTAAGCTTTTCTTGTGCTGAATCGCTAAGTCTTGAATGAGTAGTCTTCGGTTGAGTTCTAGCGTCATTCAATTCTTTGTTGCTATACTTTTCACCCTGTTTGTCGTACTCGGGATCGAAGTATTTTCTCATTTCATCGTACGACCCAAACATATCCATAAACTTGCTTACATCAAACCCTTCTTTGTTAAGAGCTTGAAGCATAGCACGGAAACGATCAAGTGCGGCAGTTTGTTCATCTGTTGCTTTTGCAAACTCGGCTGAGTAATTCTTGTAGAAATCAAGATACTCTTTCTGGTCATTTCGGAGTTCCTCATAAACCGAAAGTTTCTTTTCAAGCCGCTCGATTTCGTTGTCAATCTCTTTAAGCCGTACATCAGTAATCTCTTTGATTCGGTCTTGTATTTTACCATACTCTGTTTGATACTGAGATACTATGCTGAGGTCTTGACTTGCAATTTTCTCACGCCAGTCTTTACCGAAAACGGCGGCGGCGTTCATCTCATCTTGACCATTCTTCCAAGCGTCAACCGCCTCTTGCCAAGTTTCCTTGTAATTATTCCATGATTCGATTTGAGCATCATAGTTTGCAAGAGCAGCTTCTTTTTCTTTTTCAAGGTCTTCGATTTCATACTCACGAACCAAATCGTCATATTCCTTTTGGGCTTTTTCGACTTCTTCGGTGTTGGTTTCTATTCAATCTGTTACTTTCCCGTTTTCACGGTACTGACCCTTTCGGGCGGGTAGTCATTTCTGGCTACCTCTCACGTTTCATCGTTAAGTTATAGCGTGAGTTCGGACTGTATCTTCACCCTCTATATTAATAGTAGGGGAGTAGCGAAGGTCTGTATGTTACCATACTAACCACTTTACAGTCTCTACGGTTTCTTTGTATAAAGTCTTACCTCGGTCTTATCTACTTCTAGACTTTAACCGATATAGCTACTTGTTTATAATATATTACTATATTAATGGGCAATATTATTACCCAACCTCTTGATGCTGAATACCGCCTAACCTTATTGTTTTTAGCCTTTTCAAGAGCAAGCTCCTTTTCACGTAGTTCGTTTATACGGTCACGTTCCTCAGCTTCCTCTTTTAGTGCGTCAATCTGGTTGTCGTAGTATTCCTCAACTGCGGCTTTCTGCCGTTCAAGAGCGTCAATCTGCTTGTCGATTTGGCGGGTTACCGCATTAACAGCAGAATCGTAAAGCGCCGCCTGTTCTTCAAGAGTTTCTTTCTCCTCTTCAAGGACTTCGCGCGCCTCTTTCCGCTTCTTGATTTCCTTGTTGATCTTGTTGATAGTTTCGGTCAACTTGTCAATATTAGCCTGAATAAGCTCCTTTTCTTTAGCGTAAGCATCGTTTGTATCTTCGACTTCGGTTGTTATATCACGGTCAATTCTGAGCAGCTCAATCGCTTGCTTGAGAACTGCTTTGATATTTTCGTCGTCGGTAGAATTGTACATGAGAAGCAATTCTTTAAGAGAACTTTCGGTAGTGGTATTGATAAGCTCCTGCATACGCTGTTTGAGAGTATCGGCATCATTAGCATATTGGAGTAAGTCGGGGAACTGGTCAAAGAAGTCATCGCCGAGAGTTCCACCCTCTTCAAGAGTTTTGTATGCAGACTTAAGAGGATTGATGGTATTGTCGATAAGGTCTTTGAGTGTATTCTCTGTTCCGTCTATTGTGCGGACACCGTAGAAGTCGTGCCAATTGAAGGATTCGGCTTTAAGGATACCACTAATTGTACGTTTGATTTGATCCTTGTCGGGATTAAACCAGTTAATCTTATTATTGATTTCACCCTGAACTAGTTTTAAGAAAACTTCAAGTTCGCTTTCATTAAGTTCAGGAATGATTTCAGCAATGAATCCTCGCTTGTTGCCACTATGGAAACCAAATCTTTCGTCAAAAGCAGTATTGATTTTACTAATCCAATCATAAATCTTTTGTTGAGTTTGAGCTTCATCGGTATCAATAAAGAATTCACTAAGATCCGGCATACTATTTAGAATGGAATCAATAGACGCAACGATAGCTTCATTAGAACCTAAGAAACGATTTTTATATTCATCTACACTGTCGGCAGCAGATAACATATCCTCTCTTAACTGATTAAATTCCTCTTGAGTTTTAGGTACGCCGTTTTGGTCGGTAATATCCAAGTAAAGCATTTGAGCAACAGCGGAATTTGCAGCGTCTCTTAATTCTTTAGCTTTTTCATAGGAGCCTTGTAAATCCTCTTGCTTCTTTAGGATGCTATCCCATAACTTATTACCCTCTAATTCTTGTTGAGTATATAATCCTTTAATTCTTCCCTCTTCAAGAATCTTTTGCATTTCTAATAATTTTTCGTATGCCTCGATTGCAGAATCTAAATCATCGACTTCGCCAATATCGAAAAAATCAATGTTTACATCACGACCACCAGTTAAGAGATCTAGTGGAAATATTCCTGTGCTCATCTTCTTAACTTCTGTTTCATACTCGATTCCTGCTTTTTTAAGCTGATCAACCATTTTACTAGTGGATTCGTCATCTATATCAAATGTTATTTCATTATATTTTCCACTAATAAATGAATCTTTGGTTTTCTTTTGGAAGTTTTCTAGTTCTTTAGTGTATCCAGCAAAAGCATCGCTATAATCTTGTTTGAGAGCATCAGTCGTTACCTTATTGATACTACCATCTAAGTCGTCATATTTTTCTCTAAGAGTTTTAATTTCGTCTTCCTCATAACCTAAAGCTTTCAAAAGAGCGTCGGTTTTATTTGTGAGATTTTCTTTTGAAGCCGCACCCTCGTCGTATGCACTTTTAACAGAGGAATATTCTCCATATAGTGATCGAATTTGTTTAATTTCAGATTCCGCTTCCTCGCCTGTTTCTATTATCTGCTCTTTTAATTCTTTTTGCTTTTGAATTAAATTAGCTACTAAACCGATGGTGGCAGATATAATCATACTGATTCCAGCAGATGCTAACCCAGAAACTATTTGAGCGCCCATATTTTTAAGTGCGCTCCAAGCGCTATCTTTCACATAAGCCGCAAGGCTTGCTTTAGCTCCGTTAAGCTGAACCAACTGACTACCTAATGCGTTATTAGTTTCAAGAATAGCTTCCGCCATCTTACCTCTAGAAACACTGTCGGCTTGTGCGTTATACATATTAATAGCTTTTATGCCACCCCAAAATCCGCTAGTAACTTTAACCTGAGACTGATAGAAGTCTTTTGCAGAATAATTAGCTGCATCGGTTGTTAGTGCATACTCTTTCAGTCTGTGATTTAATCCATCTTGAAGCTGAATTTGGTCTTTAGTTAATGTCCCTAACTTGACCAATTCCATCTCCGCTGTTTTATAATCAGGTAACTCTACTCCTCTAATTTGACGAAGGAATATTTTTTCACCATCTTTTATGTTGCTAGTGTCGAATATCAGACATAGTTAATGTGTAAATTTGTGGATAATAAACACATTTTCAATCTTGACAATATATTAATTCAATGATATAATTATATAAAAACAATAATTAGAAAGAGGTGTGATAAGTGAAAAGAAGTATTTACCTTATAATAGTTGGAATAATGCTTGTGATAAGTATGATTCTGGTTATATTTTTAGTTGTTCAGCGAAAAACATATAGTGGCGCGTATGATTCCTATAGTCATTCTAATCATTTAGATAATGATTTTGAAAAATACATTAGAGACTCAAATTTTCGCAGTTCTAATCAAACACCTATATTTCTAGCGTATCTCGGAAAAGATAAAACAATTGATAATTCCACCAATATCGTTTTAACTGTATGGATCTGGGACGATGTGAATAACCAAAATATAGAAAAAAACTGGTCTGAACTTTCCTCGGAAGAAAAAAAGAATGACCTTCGTGAATGTGCAGAACTGGTTGAAAAATTCTTGAAAAACAAAGATGTACCTTATAGTTATCATATTTACGTAAACGTTCAAAACACCTCCAAATTAGGAAATTATGTTTACGACAAATCTCATGATTCAATATGGATACCAAATTGTGAAGAGAAAATAAAAAAAGGTGAATATGATGAACCACCATCATTAAAGGAAGGATATCATGTCTGCATATTAAATAGTAAATTCACAGAAGTTGGCAAAGAAGAATCCACCCCATACTAACAAGAGCCACCCGAAAGGGTGGTTTATTTTTACCAATCCACCCCGGACACATCGCCTGTCACAATCGACTCAATGATACCTACAGAGACAACCATACATTTGCCTTCATCATAAGGATGTTCTATTCTCAGGTTTCCCTTTAACTCGCCGTCTAAGAATTTCTGATAATCCTCTTCCGATATGTATCCCCAAGGATTACAAGACCAAAAGTCGTTTGTATCAACATAAACTAAAATATATCCGTCGGGTTCTCTAAGTGATGGTTCATTGGCTTCATTTCCTTCACCTATACAGTATATCCCAATAGTTAGAGCGGCAAATATCAATATAGCTATTATACACCTAAGCCAAGCGTCTCTGCATTCCTTTTTCTCAGCTTGTCCCCACGTTTCGTCTTCCCATTTTTGTGTTTTACGTTTGGGTTTGGGTTCATCTGATTCACGCCTATAACTCATTTTAATCTTCCTTTCTTTCTATTCCTTTCGCACTTTCCCACCGTAGCAGCGAATCGCTACGTATGATTTTCTACGTTCCCGTAGTTGTCTGGAGTACCCCATGACGACTCTCGCCGCCCTACCATTATACTCTCTGAACCTTCCTACTAAGTAGGCTTGGCTGCGGATTATGCGGTATCTCAACCGCCCTTCCCGAACGAGATTCATAAAACTCGTTACGCAATGCGCCAGTTTCGGTAGTTTTTCCAAAGCTCTCTTGTCAATTAAATCGACTCGTTCCGTGTTACCACCAGAGCTTACTCGGGCATATTCATCGAGGGTAAACATTCTAACCCTACCCGAGCCAGTTTTATCTTTGAGTTTCGCTTGAAGCGCAGTCATTCCGCCGAATGCCAGAAGTCCTGTACCCAAGCCTTTCATATCTTTGAGAACATCAAGAATATCGTTGAGTCCTCCGCCGAATTTAACAACCCAGTCTAAGCCGTCCTTGACAAGCTCACTATCCACGACGTTGGTGGAAAGCGTCTGCCAAACAGACTGGATCTGATTAAGTTTTCCTTGAATGGAGTCGAGCGCGGTTTCTAACTCGCGGTCAGCCGAACCCTCAGCCATTCCTTCGTTTAATTCCTTGACAACATCTCTTGCGGTCTCGAAGTTTTCAAGCATAGCATAAACGGTGTTAATGCCGACTTTACCGCCGAGCATTTCGCCGATTCTAGCTTGGTCTGTATCATTGAGGTCTTTCCAAACCTTAGAGAGATCGTTGAGGATATCGTATGTGCTGCGGAAACTGTGCTCGTCGAGCATGATTTCCACGCCAGAGATTGATTTGATTTCTTCTCTCAACTTCGATACCGTCATGGTCATCTCTTCGCCCTCTTCTTCGAGTTCGCTCTTCGCGCCACGAATTCGAGCAGAGATGGTCTTAAGGGATGTTCCCATCTTTTCAGGATCTTGGATAATTTCGTTACCTGCCGTTGTTAAAGCAATCGCCTCTGAAAGCGTATTATTCGCGGCGACCAAAGACGAAGCAGAACGTTGTAAGGATTCGCCTAGCCCTGAGCTGGAAACTGCAAAATTGTTCCCGACATAATTAAATTTATCAACAATTTCCTCTGCCGTATCACCCATACTCTGATATGCCTTCATAGTAGAGATAATACTTTCACTCGCCGTACCAATATCCAAATCCTCAGCAACCGTCTTGTACTTCGATGCAATCTCACCGAGCTTCTGTGCTTCTTCAAGCTGATAACCCAGCCTGCTGAATGTCGCCGTCGAGTCAATCTGGTCAGTTAAAGTTGTGCCGAGTGCTATCGAAGATTTCTGAACAGACTTCTGATATTTAAGAAGAGACTGTTCGGAAGCATCTGTGACCTTGCGGAGATTAACCATCGCGGTATCAACTTCTTTGACCTGAGTAACCATGTCTTTCATCAGTCGGAGACCCTGAGTGATAGTTCTCGTTACAAGCGTCCAGCCACCGAACTTCTTGAACATCGCAGTGAGGACACTACCAGTAGTCTTACCGTTCTTACCGGCTAATACGATTTGGGAATTAAATTCCGCGAAGTCCGCATTAAACCTTCTTAGATCGGCGTCGCTAGTTATAAGACCATTTCTAAGTCTATCCATGAAGTCCGCATACTTTGCTGCGTTTTCAGGATATGTTAGAGCCTTAGAGTTAAGCTTACCCCATGCTTCAAGTTCGGATATTCTATTATCTATCTTTGTTTTAAGTGATACGCCCCTGTTGCTTTCTTTCTCAACTTTAGCAGATTCTTTATTTGCAGAGATAAGTTGATTAACCGCGTATCTTGCATCATTTACGTTTTCAACATAGACACCCATTGGCTCCACAAGGTTAGCCATTACCTCATCGCGGTACTTTTTAAAATCGGACTCGGATGCAAACTGACCCGGAGAATAACTATTTAAAGAATCCTTTGTATTAAAATACCGCCCAATGGTTCTTTCTGCCTCCGCAAGGGTTCTGCCATCACCAATCTCAACCGTATTGAGATCTATGTTATTATCTTTAGCTTGCTTAATTAACCTATCAATTTCTAGTATTTTCTTTTCTAACTTTTGGAGACCCCCGATTGCATCATCAAACGAAAGAATATCCTCCACTTCATCATCCGAATGAGATATAAGTGTATCTACCGATTTGGTTACGTTTCGCAGTGACTCATTAACGTTATCTATCGCATCTTCCGCTGCTTTAATTCCGCTAACATCTAATTCCTGAGATAACCAATACTCCTCGGTATTTTTAACTTTCTCGATACCATCGCTAAGTCTTTTAATTGCATCGTCGTAAGCTGAGGTATCTACATGAGCATTACTAAGTTCGTCTCTTAATGCTATTAATTTTTCAAGCGCTTCTTCGGCAAAGTTTACTGACGAATCGGTGTTGAACATATCATAGTATTGAGATACAAAACTCGGAACCGAGGTGTTGTTATACTCATTATTAGCCTCAGTTAAAAACGCATCGGCTTCCAGTAAAGCTTTAGTAGACGGGTCTTTTCTTGTTGCAACATTATTAACCTTGATTAACTTATCTCTTATTTTCTCAAGTTTAGAGAGTAAGTCTTGTACGTCGCTATCGGGCAGTAATGTATCTTCAAGACCGCCAGTAGAAGAAAGTAGAAATTGCAATTCTTTAATCTCCCGCTGTACTTCGGGTAATAAACCTTCTGTTTCTACGAGCATTTGTCCCGCATTTCGATTAGGTAATTGTGGTGATGCAGGCTGCTTAGGAGGTTTTGGGTTACCACCGCCAGACGGAGTATTGGATGGCGGGGTAGCAGGTACGGGTGTATTACCCGAACCATTATTGGTCACTTGTATACCATTGGAAATCTTATTATAGATACCATTAATTATAGCCTTTGCTTCTTTGATATCCTGCTTGGTTTCATCTACATCCTCGAATATAAGGTCGGTAGAGGCAGACGCTTGTTTAACGTTATTGTCAATATCCAGAAGACTGTTGCCTATTAGTTTATACTCCGCTTCACTCCAACCTATATTATCATTAGGTTTGCTAGGTGTTATATTGTCGGGAGGATTAGAATTATCCGCATTTATAGCATAAGATTCTGCTAAACGTTCATTCTGTGCATCAATTTCTGCATCAACAAACTGTTTGATTCTATCGGCTAAGTTATTAACGCTTCTATTTGTTTCGCTAATAGCTTCACTCATTCTCTTGAAAGCTTCTTTGAGTCCCACGTTTTTGTTTGAGTTTTTATTACTTAAATCATCTGCGGTATTTTTATTGCTCTCTAAATTATTGGATTCCGCAGTAGTATTATTATTTACCGCCTGAGTATTTTCAGAAATAGCATTAGCTAAATCCTGTACAATATCGCTCTTTATGACATTAGTGTCTATCTTTTCTGGTTTATATCGACTCAAATCTCTACCGGAATCCTGTCTTAGTTCATCCAGCATATCAGAGATTTTGTTTCGGTTATAAATATCGCCAACTTGTATTTGTTTGGGCATCTTTGATGCTTCTTTTGTGCTATAAAGACCGTTTTTTACACCGAGATCAACAGCTTGGGTAAATTGATTTTTAAATTCTTTAGCTATTTGCGTAACGACTTTTTCAATGTTTCGCCCATTTATTTCCGTTCCTTCGGGTATGTATTTCAAGTCCTTTAATTTGTCAACAATTGCAACTCTTTCTTCTTTGGTAGCCGCCTTGTATTCTGCAAGAATCTCCTTTGCAATCTGAACAGAACCTACATAGTTTGTTTTAAGAACAGAGTCCACACCTTTTTTGCCAGTCTTATTATCGTCTGTAATAGGTACACGGGCTTTATTGGCATCCTTGTCTAACATACCTTCATACGCATTAGCTACATCATTAACAGTTTTTAATTTTCGAGCCATCTCATCAAATGACTCATTTATCCGTAAAACCGCTTTTTCAACATACTCAGCGCCTTTTAATGTCTTGATTTCATCAACATTAGAATCAGAAGATTGAGACTTAATACTTGATTTAGCGGATTGTGTTTCTTTGGGTTCGGGTCTCTTTGCAACTTGCGGGACTGAATTGGAAGTATTATCCATAAACGGTGCCAAAGCTTTAATAACCTTCTTTAATTCCTTTAAATCAGATATTAGTTTCGGTAAATCACCAGCTATATTTACCTCTAAATCAATAGAATCTCCATCATACGCAGCGTGTAATTCTTTAAATTCTGCATCTACGGATTCTGCGTCGGCTGAAATATTTAATTTTAATTCATTATCGTTTAATGCTTTTGTTAAGTCTTTTAAAAAATCATCATTGTTAGTAGAAACGTCCAATTTAATGCCTTTTTCTTCAAGTTTCTGTAAAACCTTTTCAAATTCATCAATATTTTTTGCATCTACGCTAGGTACTATTTCTAAATCAAATATACTTCCATTCATTTCATCTGCCATATTATCTCACCTCACTTCTTCAATTCTTTTTTTAAACCTTGTTTGATTATACTCTTCACATAATCCTTGTAATTATTAGCTATTTTCTCTTTAATAGACACTCTATCATCAATCCAAGAACTCGAAAAAGATGATAGCGGGTATATGCTACCCTCATCTATCCAATCAATCAACATAGGATTATTCGTGAATTTTGTACCAAACACGCTTTTGTTAGGCACAGTCTTGTTCAATACTCTAATTTGTACGCTATCGCCTTGGTTGTATACACCAACAAAAGTGTTATCTGGATCAATCAAACCGCCATTTGTTCCGCGCCTTATATATTCAGTAGGAGAATATCTATGGTAAATATACCTTTCAAGATCAGCTCTTACTACGCTAGAAACATTTGGGGCTATATCTTCCCTAAGTGTTTTTGACACCGCCTTTAAAGTCTTAGACTCTAACGCTTTCTTATAAGCATCAGCATTAAACTTCGCCATTGTCCTCCGTCACCGCCTCAGATTCATCAATGGGAATCTGTTCAAGCAACTGCATAAACGACTCGCTGCCAAGAAGACCAATAAGTGTATCAAGAACCTTTGCATCGGTATTGTTACTCTGCATAGTGTACTTTACTCTATGATCTATATAATCATTGATTCCCTTTACAACCATGTCCATGTTGGGCGCAACTTTAAGCGCAACCTCGTTATAAAATCTATTATAAAAATCCGAACAAATGAGGGTATCGAAAAGTTCGTCGATATCATTATATTCGTTATCGTCGTTTGTCAGATTAAGCATTACCGTCATAACCGCAAAGCGTACCATCATCTCTCTACTAAGAGGACGGAAAGAGTTATCCTTTTCGTTGAACAGTGCCGCCACCGCCGCCTTAGTCATGTTCACATAATCACTATACTTAATCTTTTCCAGAACCTCGCAGCCCTCGAACGGATTATCCTTTTCCATATTTTCCTTAGACATAAACTCTTTCAGTGTCATAATTATTCCTCACTTTCAATTTCGTAAAATTAAGGCAGCCTCAACCACGATTGAACCTACCTTTCTTTTGTCACTTACGTTTCTTACGATTCCTCGGCTTCTTGTCTATCTCGGTATTGATTTCCTCAATAGCTTCGTCGAGTGTCTTGTTATCTTCAAGATACTCACTGAGTTCCTCCTCAGTGCGCTTTTTTACCTCTTCTTCGGGAGCCTCCAAAAGCTCGATAACTTCGTCTTTTGACTTGTCCGTCCTATTTGGTAAAACGTCAGTTTTATTCCCCTTGGAACGTGCTTCAAGAACCTCTTGAATATAAAGTTCGTAATGCTCGATGCAACAAGCAGAAGAACGCCACGAATCGGTTCTGTCACAGTAGTCGCAAGCATAATAATGTTTTGCGCCACCGTCCTCGCCGAGGTTACACTTGCTATACTTGCAAATGTGATTAGGCTTATTTATCTTCACTTAATTCACCGCCTTTTTAATAATAAAGCAAACCGCCCACGAGGGGCGGCTCGCAAATATTAATTCTCGATTAGTCGTCGAGAGCCTCAAACTCGGTCTTGGTCTTGATTACCTCGTCCTCGTCGTATACTACCATATCCCACAGCAGAGTGGAAGCGCCCTTAGCACAACCGCCAGACAGAGCATCAATGGAGATGTTGTGAGTCGAGAAGTCAGAACCAAAGGTCAGGCTGAATGTACCAGACATCTTAGCCTTGTAGTATGTAATCTTAGCGTGGAAGCTCTTATCGGTACAGATATCCTTAACGAAGCAGTCGAAGATAGCCTCACCAGTCTCGGAGAACTTATTGTTCTCGTTGACAACCCTCTTACCAACCTTAGCCTTAGTGTCATAGAACGCAACGATTTCGTCGTTAGCAGAGAATACACCAGTAGGCAGAGTGATAGTCTTAGTGTCGGGGTCAAAAGCAAATGCAGTTGCAGATGCAGATGCAGCGATAGGATACTTGTCGCCAAGAGAACCGTCGCTATTCTTCTTATAGATGTAAGCAATCTCAGCACCGGTTGCACCTACAGGATAGAACTCAGTAACAGCAGAAGTGCCGTCAGTAGTGGTCATGATATCCATGTAGTTATTAACGGTCTGTATGCCAACCTCTACGTCGCTACCAACCTGAACAGCCAGAGCACCATCAACGATAGTACCATTGGTTGCGGTGAAAGTAGAAGTCTTGTTTCTATCGGTAGCACCGATTCTAGTACCATTCTTACCCTCAGCATAGATGGTCTCAGAGTCAACGCTCATCTCAGCTTCCTGAAGGTCATCGAAAATGAACTTACAAACATTGTTACTCAGGTCGAACCAAGTAATGGTCTCGATACCCTGTACAAGATACTTGTCAGAAACAATCATGTATCATCTCTCCTTTTCTTTATCTTTGTTTTGTTTAGATATACTTCCAAACCATTCTAGTACGGAATTATCAATATCCTTAGGATTAATCGTTCCGCCATATATGGCTTGTTTAACATAATGTGATCCGTCGCGCTTCATGACTCTATAAAAACTATCATAAAGCTGACTGATGTGAAGTTCCATCACGCCCTCATAAGAGTAGTTCGTGTTGGGTATATTAACCAAAGAAGAAACCAAATTAGCTATATGCTGTTTAGGTTCTTTCTTCGCGTTAAACTCTTGTTTGCGCCGCATTCTCTTTATAAGGTACTTTTTAGTAGCCAGAGAACCGGGCTTAATTTCATTTTGAATTTCACTGTCAATGTAATTTATAAATCGAACATAATCTACTATCTGTTGATAGATATTTCGGTCGATAACAACCTCGCCGTTTGTGATTATCAGTTCCTCATTTTGTGGATTCACGCCCACGCTGAATGTACCAAAGTCTAAGTCTCCAAATAAAATGCTGGAGTATTTCGGTGTAAAGCCTAACGACAAAACATTCCGTATAAATAATTCAAAGTCGGAAACTGTTTCGTAGTCAATACCTTCGTCCCAAAGATTAACCATATCGTCATACGGTCGCATAACAATGTAGTTAATCAGAGCCAGATAATTAAATTCGCCGAACTCAGAGATTTCAGCTATGGTCGGATTATGGATAATGATTTTGTCATTAATCTTGTAATCCTGACCGAGTATCAAATACTTTAACTCGTCAAGCTGCACAAGTCTACCTCTTGCGCCATATACCTAAGAACTCTACAACGGTGGTTCTGACCCACGCCCTCTTCCTCATTAGAAATGAGTTCAAGCGGTTTCTTGCCAAAGCCATCACGGTTGTTAAGAAGTTCTTCAATCTCTTCGCCCATCAAATCAATTCTGGTTGCACCTTCGTCTGTAATCATTTCGCCTTGATGTGAAATAACGTATATCTCAATAACAAGTTTCTGATACAGCGAGCTACCCGAAGAAATTTCAGGCATGTAAACTCGATAACAAATGTAGTTGAGTTGCTCCTCTGGTGCTTCGGGAACGCGAATGAAGTCAAATATATTTTTATATATCAGATCTTCTGGTAGTTCCACTTCATTATTATTTATAAGTTCAACGATCCTCTCGTCGTTGATAAATAGAGACGCTAATTGCCTCTTAAACTTAATAACAGTCTTACTGCTATTAGGTTTTTTATTCCTTGCCATTACAATACATACACCACCTTTGCAAACAGTTCGCACGATGCAGTATAGCTATCCGCAGACAGCTCTATTAGTACTTGCTGTTTAACTATGGACGGTTCGTAGAGTGCCTTAATCTTTAAGGCTCCGTCCTCTTCTGTACATTCATAATAATCCTCTGTACCCGGTACAAACGTAACGTTCCATATTGGTGTGATGCCATCTATAACATTTCCCGCGCCATCATGGAATACCGCAGTGTATGTCTTATAGCTACCACCCACTTTAATATTGGGGTTGTCTCCCGAATACTGGATTTCGCAATTGATTCCTTCGATAATCTCTCGTTCCTCTTTATAGTCCGCAATCTGTAATTCAAGGTTATCTTTATCTTGACTTCGTTCGTCTTGCGACAGAACTATCAGTATAACGCCATGAACCATGTCGGGGTCATATACAGAGCTAACCACATTTCTATTTGTAACTACGTAGGTGTCAGGGTCTTCGAGATCAACATCGAGAATAAAACGATGATATCGTCTTATCTTCATTGTCTCGCTATCTAACGGAAGAAAGATAGTATAGTTAGTTTTAACCTTGTCTATAACTGACTTGTAACTAACACCCTGAGTGTTGGTTGCCTTTTCATCAGTAGCACACCAACGTTCAATTATTTCACCGTCTGCGTTTTGCCAACGCAGTATTTTATTGCACTGACGGATAGTACCCTTGTACTGTACTTCACAGTCAAGGTCGGTCTCACTTACAAGCCAATAATAACCGTCCCACAATACATAGTCACCATCATAAAAGCGTTCATCGGGCATAGAAAGAATCTTCTTAATGTGCATTGAGCTACCAGACTCGATGAGCACATCCCGCTCTTCGTCGTTAATTGTAACGTGTTTCAAAGCAAGAGAATCATCGCTTGTAGTAACGTAATCTCTCTTAGCGCGATTCTTATTTCTTTCCCGCATGGTGTCGCCATCGGCTGTAATTAGCTTGTCGTATAATTCCCAATTAGCTCTCACGGCGATTCACCTCTTCTTTCAAATATTCGTTTAACTGATTAGATATTGAAATACACTTGAATATAGCACGTCGATACTCCGAATGTGTCATATCTTCTTGCCGAACAGATTCCAGTATACACATGATATCCATTATCTTCGGATTGTAGTTGGTATCACACATCAAAGAATGATTCCCACCAATCTCGAAAATGAGGTCATCTAGGTACGTGTCTATCGTGTCGGAGTTAGACTCCTTTAGAGGTAATATCTTAAAGAGCTTGTCTACCAGTCGGGATAGATAGTTGCAACAAAGAGTATCGGGAATGTCCCCGTGACGACTATTCATCTATTCATCGCCTCTTTGAGACACTCTTTATAATCCCTATAGGAGTAAGTATAATTCACTGCTAACAGACGAGATTTCTTAACCGTATCATCATACAAAGCATTAATCTTATCAATGAGATTAGCAGGAGAATACTCAGAGTAATCCTTGGTAGAAAGTCTCTCTCTTAATATTTCGGAAGAATACAGATACGGCTTTAACCATTCAACAAGCATGTAGTTACAGATAATATCAATCTCGACATCATCCAATTCTGCTTCAAATGAATCCTCCGTTCTGGCAGATAAATCCTTCCTACAGGTCTTGCTAAACTTAGAGCAAGCCTTGTTCATTAAAATTGTCATCCAACCGTCACGCTCCTCTTCTGTGAGCACGGTTAGTCTATGTTCAAAAATCATTGTAGTGAAATCGTCAATTATTTGTGAAAATGGAGTGCCCATGATAAACACCTCATTAATTGTCTATCTCTAGTCCGAAAACCTCGCAAAGATATCTAACAGTCTTCATCGAATCTATCTTTCCAGAGTTGATAAGCTCAGAAGCCTTGTACGCAAATGTGTCGTGCAGACCCTTGGGGAGACTATTAAGTGTAACCTGCATCTCTTCCAGAGGGAGTTCAAATACACCATCAAAATCCTCATAGGAGGGGATATTCTTATAGTAGCCATCCACACCAAGATATCTGAGAATATCTTCATCAATACCAACCCAATTCTTAGAGAAGAACTTAGGCTGAGAGTTTCTCATAGTTATAAGTTCACCAAGCTCAATCTCTTCGATGTCGCCGGGATTACTCCACACAATCTTATAACCATTCTGTCTCTTACTAATGTAAATCAGCTTGCCCGCAGTGAGATTCTGACACTCAACCAACATATCATTGGGGAGCTTTTCGCGTCTCTTTGGGGTAGTAACCTTAGTCTTCTTCTTGGTTGTCGCCTTAGTCTCGACTACTTCCTCCTCTACGGGAGCAACAGTCTCAACTTCCTTTGTAGACTTAGTAGTCTTTGCAGTATTTCTTGTAGCCATTATTCATTTCTCCTTTTTTTCTTTCAATAATAAAATAGGGACGCAAAATATAGTGCGCCCCTATAATAAGTTTTAATTATGCCATGTCGTAAACGCCGATCTTACCAGTCTGTACAACACCAACACCGTATCTATCAATGTAGGTGTAATCCTGAGAGAGGTCAGCATTATCGAGAGGATTGCCGAGATAAGAGAAAGGCTCACCCTCGTTAATAACCTTGATGGGCTTCTCGTCGCCAGCAATTATGTACAGCTTATCGTTATCGAAGATAAACTGGTTGGTACCGGGCTTGTAAGCCTGTCTGATATAAACAGTGTCGGTACCATAGAACTTGCCAAAGTAACCCATGTTATAAAGGTCAGACTTAGCCTCGTTGGACATGCTAGTAGCAGGATCAACGTTTATCTTAGCCAGAGCGGACTTAGTACCGTAAATCTTAGCGGTCTTGCCAGTAGCAGCCTCTACACGGTCAACCAGCTCTCTCAGATCCTCTGCATCATAGCTACCAGTGGAAGGGGGTGCATAGGAGCTTGCGGTGCCTACAGCAGCAGCGAAAGCGTTGAAGCAATCGGTAAGAATAGCCTGCTTGAAGGACTCAGCAACCTTGTTAATGAAGTAATTCATATCAACCTTACCAGACAGAACTCTATCCAGCTCGTCATAAATCTTGACAGCCTTGGGAGTAGTCTTGATTCGGATATGCTCACCATCGAGGAATCTCTGTCTGCGGATACCCTGAGTGCCACGAGCAACCTCGGATACGAAGAAGAGGGAGTTATCCTCGATATAGAAATCGTTCTCGTCGCCCAGAGCAACGCTCTTGAACTCTACGAGGTTAGTGAAGAACTCGTCGCCAGTAAAGCCCTCAACGACAGTCTTCTGGAGAATGGTCTCAACGATGCTAAACAGACCCTTGCACTCGCCATCGCGGATAGCCTTGATGTTGAGCTTAGTGGAACCGTTGTTAGCCTCAATAAGAGCCTTTCTGAGAACGGACATGCTGTCCTTTACGGAGTAATCCTTAACAGGAACTCCATTGTATGCGTCAACTGCGAGATTTATAATATCATCTCTGGTATATTCATTAGCCATTATTGTTATCTCCTTTCTTATTAAATTACTTAATTCTGATTACGAAGTAAGTCTTAGAACCAACTACCTCGACATCAATGATAGTACCTACGCCATCAGCGGCAGTAGCGGTGTACTCCCACTTAGTAGTAGTACCCAGCTTAACATACTTGCCCTTTGCAGTGGAAGCAGTAGCGGGAAGGTTGTTGATAGCGGGTGCAGTTACAGAGAACACGTCGCCAGTCTCAAGGAGATATACTCTCTGAGGCTCGCCGTCTGCCTTGTTGATGAAGTCGGTGAGATCGTCAACCAGAACAGTAGCGTCCTTGTTAATCTCTACGGATGCAACGAGACCAACAGTCTTGATGGTATCAGAAGCAGTAGGTGCAGTAGTCTTAAACACCTCTCTATCAAGCAGCTCATCGGTAACATGTACAACATTACCATTCTGAATGTCAGTAGCAGTGGTGTCTACATAATATCTTGCGGACAGGAGCTTAGAAGCATCTGCGGTGCCAGTAACCCTGTCGAGTCGTACAACAGCGTAATTATTAGCCATTTTATTTTCCTCCTTTTTAAAATTTAGTCTTCGTTCAGTAGGTCAAACAGACCGTTGTAAGGCTTGTTTGAAGCTTTATTCTCATCGTCGTGGCAGCTAAAGCCAACGCGAGTCAAATCACTATTGGTGTTAATAGAGAAAGTAGAACTAATGCGTCCAAGCATAGCGTAACACTTCTCCTCAACTTCCTCTACGGAATAATCAGAGTTATTCTCTTTGAGGTTTGCGTAATCCTCACACTCAGCAAGTCTCTCATCAAATGCCTCGAATATTGCATTGACAGCCTCAGCGCGAGCATTAGCCTCCGCTTCGCTCTTGAATTTTCTCAGTTCCTCAACTTCGGTTTCAAGTGTAGCGAAATCGTTTCGCATCTTATCAAGCTCGTTGCGCTCGTTCTCGGTTACGAACTCCGCGAATACTTCCTCAAACTCGGGATTGACAGCTACCTCTTCGTCATTCTTTGTGTAGCCAATCTTATAATACTTTTCGTCTATCCACGCCTGAGCAATGAAATAATCCTCGTAAGTACGGATTATCCAATATTCGTCGTCGCTAATCTCACCGAGAGCCTTATACAGCTTGGTGCGCTTGTCTTCGTCACTCATAGAAAAAGAAATACTCTTAGTGTCCTCAGAATAAACGCCAGCCTTTGCAGGCTCAGAATCGGAACTGTCAGCGTCAATAGAATTATCTGCGGCGGGAGCATCGTCAGGTTCACCATCAGGCTCGCCCTCGGGTTCTGCGTCATTAGACTCTCCATCAGAGTCGCCATCAGGCTCATCCTTGGGTTCGTCACCATCGCCCTCAGCTACGTCAACGGGATCTCCCTCAGTGGGTTCCTCGTCTACCTTAGCGTTAAGCTCAGCAACCTTAGCTCTCAGCTCATCAACAGTCATATCCTCGTTTATCTCAAAACCAAGTTCAGCTTCGCTTATACCGTACTCAGCAAGGACATTCTGTATAGTTTCCTTATCCATTCCTATCACTCCTTTCTCTTGTTCTTTATCCGCAATCGAGAATAACTTGGAAATCTCGCTGCGTAAATCCTCAACAGTGATAACTCTTGTGCCATCATCTGCCGTAGAATAATTAGTAATAGTAGCACCCGAATTTTGCATTGCGGGTCTTACATCGGTGCCAAGAAGAGTTATACCTTCATACTTAAAATCAGTGATGATATAGCAATTCTTAGGCTTACTATAATGGTAATCCAAGAACTCTACTTCCATAGAGAGTTTTATCCTATCGCTGTTTTGAAGAATATCAACACAGTAATTAGAATAGCCCTTCCATATGTAAGCATCACAATACACATAAGAAATACCATCCTCTTCAACTATCTCGTAATTGTTAGTCTCGGGAACTAAACCAACGGGTTGTTCTTGGTATATCTTGCGATACTGACCATCATTGAATTTATCTTCCTCGATAGTAAAATCGTGTCCTCCAAAATCAAGCTGACCATCATCGTTCTCTATAACGTGAGCAAGAATCGCGCTGTTAGCAATAGACGCTTGGGCTTTATAGAGTGCATCTTTGGGGAATATTGTGTTGTGAAGACTCTTGGTATCGTGACATACTTTGAGTCGTAGTTTCATGAATTTGTCATTGTCGAAAGTATCATCGACTGCGTATGTTACCGCATATGAAATATTATTTAGCATTGCAACCTCCTTTCTAAAAAATGAAACACCGTGTTGTTACGCGAAGAAAGTGTTCGTGTATACTATCTTTAAGTCGTCCATCTCACTAAATGTGTTAGCAGGGGAGTTCTCAAATACATAGGTGTCACCCGACATAGAAAAGAGTTTATAGCCGTGATTAAGTAATATCTCGGCGGTAGTATCGTCTTGTGTCATAATGAAGTGTTTATCATCCATGCTTGTCCACCACCTTAATATTCCTTGTTGATTTCGGCTTCTCTTGTTAATTCACCTGCGTCAGTAAGCTGTTCGCCTTTTTCCTCTGCCGTAGGTGCGCCACCATCATCACTACCAGATTGAGTGTATGACGTAGCGAGAGGTTCAAATTTGTTTGCCAAATCAAGTACCTCATTTTCAAGGAAGGTCATACCAAGCATATCTATCGGATTGATACCAAGAGCGGAGCAAGCCATAGTCTTGGTTGGCAGACTAGCCTGAGCTGCCTTCAAATAACCGTTGATTGCTTCTTCCTTGTTATAGAATGTAATGTCTAATAGTTCAATCTTGAATTTGTACCTGCTAAACCGCAGCTTTAACAAGCGGTTGATGTTGCGCTCAATCTGACGAGACAAATCAAACACCATCTGCATATCCGCCTTAATAGAAACATTAAGAGTTGCAGAGGTTTTATTCTCGTCGCCAAATATAAGCGAGCTTACACCGGCATCATTCCAAAATGTTTTAATTGAATTATTGACGTTGTTGTTTTCAGAAGTTCCAGTATTCTCGAAACTGAAATCCTTAGAGTCCATAGGTGTAAGGAACGCGCCTATGTTTTCGGGAAGAACATCAAGTAAGCCGCTGTAATATTCAAGAAGAATATCGCGGTCAATCAAAAAGTTCCCGTCGTTATCAACAGGAACCTTCAATGCAATTACTTTATAGTTGTCAGTTTCGGCTTTGGCTTTCTTTAGGGCTTTGTAATCTTCAATGTCGTATATACCCTCAAACACACCAAGGAATGGTACAACGGGGTATGGGACATCATCCATGAGCTTTACACAGAACTGCCGCTTTGAATCGAGAGTTTGCCACCGCACACCCTCTTCCTTAAACAATGCAAACCTCTCTTCAAACTCTTCGCCGAAGTATTGTAAATCCTGCGGATAAGTAAGAAAGTACGTGAAGTCGAAGTCGTATAAGAAACAACCATCTTCTATACGAGTGACCTTACAGTACTCAGGCGGGAGTTGCTTAATATAAAAGGATTCGTTGGACTCATATATGTATCCGTAGAATATATCTTCCTTAAAACATATCTTAGCAATCTTAGCCATCTCGTGACGTATATTCATCTTATCGAGATATGCAAGAGTATTGATATAACTCTTCTCATACTCCACCTTATCTATTTTACCCCAAACAGAATTGATCTTATAAGGTGAGACAATATAAGAATAGAGGTGCATTGTAGCGAAATAATTTATCAGTCTCTTATAATGAGGGCTAACCTGATATAAGTGGCGAGACATCATTCTCAGCTCGTTCTGATAAGTTGCGGGGTTGTTTATCCAATGCGACACCTTGTACTTTGGGTACTTCTTAAAGAAGTGCAAAGGATTGCGTACACGTATGTAAGGGTCTTTGTTTAAGTCACGAAGTATAATCTGTTTGAGTGCAGAAAACTTACTCAACTGATTAATGACCTCATACCCCGCGCCGTCAGTGCTACTAACGGGAGTAATTAAATCTGACATGATTCACCACCTTTATTATTTCCTGATTATGGGTTTGCGGTAATGCAACCCAAAAGAGTTATTAATTGATTCTTTCTTTTTCTTTGATATATCTAATTCGAGTTCGCTTGCCATATAGTTAGCATACGCTAACGACGAATACCTATCCTTCCTATCATTACCTTTCTCACTGAGCTTTACTTTTGCGCCAACAACTTCATATTTCAGATTTATGATTTCATTAATAAGAAGTGTAGTTTGTGTGTAAGGCATAAGCAACTCAGTCTTCTTTTCAGTTGCTAGGTTTTTGAATCCTTTGATAGAATGGAAATAAGTATCGGCTTCTTGCTCGTTAATTAGCAGTCTCAATTTACCACGCTTGATGTTATCTTTTAACAACGAAGCGCAGTCACTATTAAATTGCATACTAGCTTTGACACTGTATATAACCTTGGGTGGGTTAGAAGATTCACCCTTATATCTCGCCGCCATCTCATCATTATTTTTGCAAGTCAGGGCGGGATATACTTCGCCGGTATCGGGATTAGTTAAATCCTTTACAAGCTCGTCATATACAGACATACCAACACCAGCACAGTCAAGTATAAGATAATCACACTGAAAATCCTCATAAAGCTGTCTTATGCGGATAGCCTGAGTCTCGGAGTGTCCACCCTCAAAGTTTTCAAGGTACACAACGTTTCTTATATACTGGTTGTTATTAGTGGGTAATAGCTGTAGTATAGTCACAGACGTAGCGTCGTTCTTGTGCTTCTTACTACCCATGACCGCGATATCAGCAGCGAGCAATCTAATCTCGCCATTCTGCTTGACTGGTGTTTTAAACGTATTGATATTAACCATATCGACAATCTCGGCTGGATAAAAAGCTGATTGTACTCTTCTAGCGAATACAAGTTCATCGTAGCTGAAATATGCGTCCTCGGCTTCTCCATGCCAGAGACACTCGTTCTCCATGCGGAAGCTGACCGAGTTAAAGCTGGCTTCGGACATTTCGTCCTCTACGTCCTCGCGCATCATTATGCCCTCTTTAATAGAGAGCTGATAGGGGAGACCACATACAAAGTATGCTTTTTTATCATCGAGCATATTTGCTGCATATGATTTAACGTGACTCCAAGACCAGTGTTTTTTAAACCAAGCAGAACTAAGGTATATTTGTTTATTACGCTCTTTAAGATGTGCGTACTCAGGTTTATCTAAATATCCTGCTTCACGAGAGGAGGTAAGAAACTTTGTAAGTACAGTATCTACAATACTCTTTTTGACCATTCTAAATTCATCAATTAATAGAATGTTAGCTCGATTGTGTCTTGCGTTATCACTTGCTGTTACTGTTTTTACATAAGAGCCATTCTTGAATATAACAAATGCGCCACTTGTGTTGTTCTTGTATTCCAATATCTCATTTCTTAATAGCGGAGACCTAGGCATTAGGAAGAGTATTATCTTACTAACAATTTCAGCTGCTTGTTCCTTGCTGCCCGCCGCAATACATATCTGCGTGTTTGGGTATAGTATAGCTCGTTGACAGCAAAAAACCGCTCCTAACAAACTTTTGCCAATTCCCCTACAAGCGCAAAGTATGAATCTATTACTCATATTCATTGCGACCAATAGTATACATTGGAATATTTTCAACTTAATGTTCAAAAAATCTTCTGCAAATCTATGAGGGTTAGCTCTATAATAACCACACCATTTATTCACCGCTTCCATCTGCTTGGTTTTCTCTTTAGACCAGTTACGCATTAAGTATCACCACCAAACAGTTCGTCTGCATTGATCGCCGAATCATCATCGTCATCATAAGTAGGAGGCTCAACCGTATATTTAGATACTTCTTCTTCATACTCTTTTTCTAAAGCTTCGGTGTATTTATTCTTTACACCCATCATTCGACAGAAGTGCCCCAGTATCCAAACAAAAATATAATGTTTAATACCGTCTACATCGCGGAATCTTTCATCGGGTTCGGATATCGGCTCCTCGTCTTCCCACTCTTTAATCTTCAAACCGAAACACTGATTATCCGTCAGCATCTCAGAGTCGGACTTCTGCTTAGGTTGCAGATTCGCCGATGCCATACTTGTATTGAACTGGTTAACGAGCTTGGTAATGTCACCGCCTTGTTCAAGTGCGTTCTGAATTTGTAACTGAATAAAACAGATATTTTTTATGATTGCCTTCTGAGTTATCTCTTCGCACTCTACGCTCTCACTCCATTCCTTATACTTAGTTTCTAAGAAATGATAGTCTCGATTCTCCAATCCGAAGCCCCAGAAATCCTTAGTCTCCTTGGATACATGTAGTTCCTCGACGGTTTCCGTAACCCTATACTGCTCCGTTATACTCTTCTCAATATCTTCAAGTATATTGTCAGCGTAAGTCTTATCAAGCAGAGACTCACGATTGTATAACAGCGTCAGATACTTAGTTACGCGGTTTCCGTCATTAGAATCCGCATACGCACTCTCAGCTAGGAAGTCGTTATAATACACATCAAGCATCATACAAACACGTCTGTATGCGGCATGATAATCGGGAAACGTTAGTGACGTTACATTAAATAAAGCATTTACACAGTCGCTACAATAAGGCATACGGTTGTGATTATTGACATTCATCACGCTGTAGCTTCGCGGAAACAGAGACGGATTATCCGAGTCCTTACCGCAAGAGCAACAATGGAATGTTTTCTCAGCCTTGTCACCCGCTTGAATCTTTAACATATCCTCGTTCATTTCTCGAACACTTTTACGAACATATGTGCTCTTTGACCCCTTGGGGCGACCCATTGGCTTTTTAGTTAAATCTTGCTTGGGCATAACACCCCACCTTTCTTTCTTGTTTTGGAAGCTGCGTCGGGGAGTCGAACCCCGATTGAATCCCTCGCAACAAATAAGCGCCACCGAATGATGGCACTAGTATAATTAAGAGAAATCTTCTCTTAGCTTTTCGATTATTGTGATTTGACCTTTACCAGTTACATATGTAGTGTGACCTATCTTGGTAGCATATGGTGTTTCAAATGTGTATTCCTTTACTTCAAACAACCCGCTATCAATATATCTCTGGTAGGGCTGGTTTTTATGCTTTTCATCAGACATAAGGTATTTCTTATCTCTTAGCCACTTGAATAATCTCTTTTGCCCTATACGAATGTTTTCGTCTTTAGCAAGCTTGGCTAGTGTGTTAATATCTATCAAATCGCTGGTGTCGGCAACGTGGTCGGCAAATGCAACTTTTGGCTTATCTTCTTCTACTTTACGTTCAAGAGCGAGTTTTTCCTCTTGCTCCTCTATCCAACGCTTTGCTCGCTCAACGGGATCGTCAATCATATAACTATCCATTAGCTTATATGTACCAGTCTTGCGAATGGCAGGTAAAACTTCGGAAGTAACCCAATGTTTAAAATATTTAGCTTCGGGAAGCTTGCTGCCAAAGATAAGAGAGTAGATACCGGATTCGTTAATAATAGTTGCTTTACTTTTGTAGTTGGAACCAGTGTCGGGAATTACGACGGTGGTTTTATCCTCCGAATCTACGTGTCTCGCCATGGCATCTCTCGGATTACTATACCCTAACGCTTCCGCCACATCCTTGCCTACAAACCACGGCTCTCCATCAATTATAGTTGTTCTTACACTGCCAAAGTTCTTGTTTTCAAATACTGTTACGATTTCATTCATAAATAATCATCGACCTTTCTGTTTTGTTTTTTATATTTAGACTTACATACCACTAAGAGTAAGTAGATCTTTTCTTAACTTTTCATCGTCTCTAAAGACAAAAACTGTTTTGTCTATATTGTTTTTATCGGGTTTTATATCTATAATAAGATTACCCATTCTTAAAAGTCTTCTTGCCGTAGCTGGAGCAAATATAGACTTGCCTTTTACCGATGCTGTATTATTCATTTCTTTTGAGACCTTTCTCTTTTTAAAGTATCTTTTACATCTTATCAGCCCATGCTGATAGTTCGCCCCTATAATTCTTTGTGAGGTGGCAAACCCTCGCCCATTCCTTATTCTGAAAATGTTCGATACATCTGCCAAGTCCTGAGTCTTCGGGTTTAATTCCCTGTACCTGTAACGATGAGCCAATGACACACACGTAACAATCGTCGTGACATCTCGTGAGAACTGCTTTAAGTTGCTCTTTAGTCATACACTGAGCTTCGTCGATAATCACAAATTTCCTAGAGAAATCACTGCCGAGTATATACACATCCGTCATAGGCGTGAAGATACCAGTTCCCATCTTCTGGTTCATATAAGTATCGTCGTTTATCACAGTTACCGGATTCTCACCAAGATTAATTAGAGTATGAATAAGAGGAGCCATATAAACCGATTCTTTGTCCGCACGGTCTCCGGGGAGAAATCCTAGCCGTCCTTCTGAACTAGGGGTTCTGATATAGTACGCTTCGTCGCAAATGCCATATCTCACATACATAAGAGCTACCGCTACCGCCATAGTGGTTTTTCCTGAACCTGCTACCGCATCAGCTATTACAAGTTTGACATCTCTATCCCAAAGACAATCTCTGTAATATAACTGTTCGGAATCACTACAATCGAGACCATAGAAAGGATGGTCTTCGAGTGTCTTGGGCGGTTCACCATATGGTAATGCTATATTTTTCTTTGTTGATTTAGCCATTAGAATACCTCATTAAGATCATCAATTATTCCAGAAACCACACCTAGTTCAAGCTGCATCGAGCTTGACAGGTACCAATCTTTTGTCCAATTAGCGGACAGTCTCTTCTTTGTAATATTGGTACGTTCAATAATGTAATCTGCCATCATCTCAACTGTACGCTTATAATTCTTCTGGCTTTCTTGTATCTGTTCATAATCGCCGACCTGCTGACTACTACCGGGATGAAACATAGCAGTACTATACTTCATCGCGTATCTCTTATGCCCCGCGAGAAGAAGCAATGCGCCCATACTCATAGCAATACCAGCATTAACGGTATAAACAGGAGTCTTGCTTGCGGTAATTGCAGAGATAAGAGCGTATCCCTGATGTACGTCACCGCCGTAGCTATAAATGAATATTACTATCGGCTTTCTCTCTTCGACCGGGAGGTTCTTGTCTGCGCGATTATACTCATAAATCTGTTTAGTGATTTCAAAAGTATTTTCAGTAATATCATCGTCAATGTAAATAACTCTGTCGTCATAGTCTTTGTAGTACCTCAATATATCTGGGTCGGGTAAGTGTACGTCTGTTAATTCCTTGGGAATCTTTATATCCAGCGCGTAAACATCGTCCATAAAATCCATATACCGTATCTACCTTTCGTTCTTTAAAATTTTAGCATCGTAGGATACCACATTTATATTTACACAGACCTTCGCCTTACCTCCATTAACTTTCCATGTTGTTCGACCACTGAGAAGTCAAGGCTGAATATAAAGGAGCTACCTTTATACTTCTTGACTACTTATAAACCTCAGGCGGGACTGTTACCCACAAATTTCACCAAACGTTCAGCATTACCCCCGAAGAGGATTTATTCATCTTAAATTCTATAATACTTTAGAAGAATAAACTTTACTTGTGATATGGCTACTCTAACTGGCGACTTGTCTTATACCCCGTTTGACCGAGTTCAACACAAATGCGATTGCTTGGATTACCCAAGGAACCCCACGGTTTCCACGCCGCAGGTTTTGGGCTTATTCTACACACGTAGCGTCTATTACTCGCACGACAAGTTCCATGTCTTACACAACGTTAACTCTTAGCACCACCACTAATATCAAGGGTTTCCCTTTCTTGCTTATACGTCACCGCATAAGAATCGACTTATCATCACAAGTATCCTTGCAATAATATTCGGTTAAGTAGCGTCTCGGCAGGGTGTTAACCATCTGCACCGAGTTGTTGTAAATATAAATCTAGCATCCTACAATGCCAAGCTCTCCGACTAGGACTCGAACCTAGAACCGACTCGTTAACAGCGAGCTGCACTACCGCTTGTGCTATCGGAAAGTATATGAGCTTTTTATCCTCATGCTCAGGAGCAAAAAGAGGTGAAAACATAAGAGAATTGCGCGCTCAAGAATCGAACTCAAAACCGTAGGTCATGACCCTACTCGTGTTACCATTACACCAACGCGCGATATAATAAAATGAGGGCGGGAATAAGTCGAACCTATTCTCCGCCCACTAAATCCAAAGGATTCAGAATGAAGAAAATGGTGACAGCAACGAGTAATTACCTCCGGCTATATTTGTCATGCAAGCATGAGCGTCCTTTGATTGCTGCCATATAATGCGGTGACAATCGCCACCGCTGATACGTAATATGTGAACTCACCCGCCGAGTTGAAATTGTTGCGGGGTCACACAATAGTATTTACTTATCGTTGATTGCCTGATTAAGCTTGTGGGAAATCTTAAAGGTATAAGCTACTCTCTCAGGTACCTGAATCTTCTCGTCAGTCTGAGGGTTTCTACAAACTCTCGCCTTACGCATTCTACGTCTGAAAGTACCGAGATCGGAAAGCAGAATCTTTTCCTCGTCTCCCATCATAGCCTCACGCAGAACCTCAATAAACGCAGTGTATGCGATATCACAGTTCTCCAGTGTAAAATTAGTCTTCTTAGAAATAGCTCTAAGTATGTCAATCTTTGTCATGTCGTTCTCTCCTTTTGTTCTTGTTCTTATAGAATAATCTTATGTGTCTCGTTAAGCCCGAATTTTTTATCGAACCCAAATATCATAGCAGCGGGCTTGCTTGACTTCATCAACTGCTCTGCGTATGGGTCGTTACCGACGATAGATGGAACTACGACAACTTCTGTGTCATATGCGCCGCAACTATTGCCAGCTATAGTCTTACTAGAATGGTAATGTCCCAAGAATGCGTAGTCTATAAACTCCCGACGATAAGATGAGATATCATTCAGGTAGTTATCGACACTCTTGATGCCATGACCATGATGTGCGATTATCTTGAATCCGAAGATGGGTATATCAATATACCCACGGTCTGAGGTTGAGTGGATTCGCACGTTTGGATTCTCAGACAGAACGTCAATTAGATAATGGTCAATTATGTAAGTGACATCCTCAGCGGCAAGCTCACTTGCTTTGCTACCGAGAGGTCTTGTCTGATTATGATTAGAACGAGGTACGCTATAATAGTCTATTACGCATTCTTTACTAATCTCGTAAAGGAAGTTTGCTAGAAGTCGGCAGACACCTATGATAGACTTAACAACGCTTGTCTCATTAATCTGTAAATCCGTAAGTCTCAATATACCCTGAATCTCATCTCCGAGGTTGAGTATGTTGAGATGCTTCAAATTCTTTTCCCAGATAAAAGCTCTGGTGTATTCAATCAGTTCCTTGAATCGCTTGTTACACTCCTCGATACTGTAACTATTGGTTTCGGTAACGAAGTGTGAACCATAATGGATATCGGCAATAGTAAGCAGGTATTCCTTTTCGTCTACGCCGAGGAAGCAGTGACCCGAAAAATCCATAGGCGGAGAGGGTAGCTTCTGCAACCCCTGACCTATCTTTTCGTAGAACAAATCAAATCTCGCGTCTTGTCTCTTATACCGATTGAGTTCAATCTTTTCCGCATTGACCTTGTAACGTTCAGTTCTAAGGTCTTCGATACGCTTCTGGATTCTTTCTGAATCGTCGTTCATATCGTCCTTGGTGAACACATCATTATAGAACTGCTTGGCGGCAGCATATCTCTTACGATATGCAGACTCGCCCTTGTAGCAGTCATCGTCCTCATTATAAAGATTGTAGTTCACGTCAGACAAAACTTCCGTCCAATTCTTATAGTACCCGTCGTCAATCATATTTCCAACGCGCCACAGATATTGATTCTCGTTTTCGTCGTCTCGCTTCTTTAGGTTATTATCCATCTCCACCCTCCGATCTTCTTATATCGTCGAGGGCTTTCTTGATATGCTTTCCTTCCTCACAATAGTATGTCTTGCTGCCAGCGCCCTTCTTGCGGCGCGAGCAAACCTTAATACTGATGTTCGGAAACATCTTTCGCAGTTCAAAGCTTTCCTTCTGTGTAATTGTATACAAACCTGTATCCCCTTTGTTTCGTAGTAAGAGCGCAAAAATCCGCACCCTTCCATAATCATCGAGTTAGAAATTTCTTAAAACGTGAAAGTTTCGGGCGTTTCCAACAAAAATGGAAAGTTGCGGAATGAAAATATGCGCTGTTTTTGTAATTTTTTTACTGCTTAACTTCTATGTAATTGATTCCGTACAGATGAATAATACCATTTGCGTCCTCTTCGAGATGACCAACAGGCTCCTTGCTAGTTAGTATCAAATCAAAGAAAGCTCCGTTACGCGAATTAAATAGTATGTTGAGCAGAGACATAGTGATATCTTTGTTCTCAGGCTTCTCTAATTCTTTGAGCAGGAAGTACATTGTACTCGTTGTCATTTTCAGGTTGGTGATGAAGTCGGAGCAACGTTCCTTAATCTCGGAAACGGCGCGGTACTTCTCTTCACCGCTTGAATGGTTGGCGGCATATACCATCTGTATGTCAGCCTTGGCTTCGCGTACTACATCCAGTACTCGACGTATCTGGCTGTAGTTCTGCTGACCTTTTTCATACATAGACCTATCTACAATAGCAAGGAATGGGATCTGAGCTGTTGTACCATCCCATCTATAGCGGGGGATATGAAATCTACGTATCGCCGTCTGTACGTAATCCATTGTCGTGTGATGCTTCTTATAGTTCTTACGCTTAGAGTTGTAGTACCCTTTGGTTCGGGCAAGGTGTCCGAAGAAGTTAGGTTTGATATACCTATCCTTTTTGTCTTTGCGGAGATACTTCTTTTTGAGTATCCCGATTTCCTCGGTACTGTCAAGCTGGTATTCTTTCTTTGCTTTATCTCTTTTGTGTTTGCCGGTGTCGCTAATACCGACGGTTTCCCCTCATGCTTTCACATGAGAACAGACTATATCTTCACCATATAAAGGTGTACACCATAGCAGGATGTCAATAGCTTACATTCCCACACTCTTTCGAGTTAGTCGTTGAGCCTTTCCCTATTCGGGACTTGGTTGCGCGGTTGCCGATTATACCACACTTAGGATTTAACCTTATGCTATACACATTGTTCTTTCTGCTTTCGCCGCTATCACGCTCAGACATATTTCATTCTCACGTTGTAGCCAATGTGTCTTTACGGGTTTCCCGCAGTTAGATGTATTTATTTATGCACACATTTCTGTATACCGAGACCAATAATCAATCTCTACATTAGAAAGAATTGCCAATTTAACTATATCATCATACAACTCCTGATTATCTTCAAACGTCTGTCCACTATGTATATTGTTCCAGAATAACGTGTTGAGTTCCTGAGACAGATTAACTATCTCACCGATTTTGTTTACGCTGGTCTTTATATCAAGGTCACACTTGTCGCTATTGTTATAGTAGCGCTTTCTCTTGATAGCAGAAACCAGAGATGTGGGGATGGCAAACTTAGAGTAATTGCGTTCTGCGGCAGCTATCAACAACTTGTTATTAGTGAGCATCATTGTATCACTATCAAAATCGGCGCCGTTGAGCTTCTCTAATAGATTCTCATTTATGCTATTCACACACACAATTTCTTCGGTAAGGAAGAAGTAATCGTCTATATGCTTGCTCTCCACGTTATTCGCCAATAGTATGTTACCCGCGCAGATATGCGGACTTCTCGATCCGAGTAACTTCTTTCCATACTCGAACCGCACGTTATGTATGTTTCCCACACCCAAATCAGATTCGCCGTTGAATCTTCCGATAGACTGCAACAGCATCTCATATGGATTGCCAAGTAGCGTACTGTAATTGCCATTTACCAGAACGTGACCCGACATAAGGTTCTTCTTGAACGATACAAGCAAGTCCTTTAGAAAGTCGTGGTACAGTTTAGTCTCGGTAAACTTCTCATTGATACCAAGGAGCTGATACACTATGTCGTTCTTATTTGCTATCTCCTCTAAGTTAATGGGCGGATTCTCGGGGTACTTAATATGGTGACGCACGACAGCAGGATTGTACCGCAGGTTAGACATATACTCGAAGGACTCCGCAAGTAAACGATCAACTTCCTTTTCCGAAAGCTGTAAAGTGTTGAGCAACTGATAGTGTGTCTGAACTAATCTACCATCGAAATAGTGTGTAGGCTTTTCATGCTTTACTACACCAAACGTGGTTTCGAGGTTATCGAGCCACTGGTCGAGCGTTCCGAACTTTAAGAACTTGATGCTACTCGGCGTGGTTATCAACTTGATGTCCTCAATTGATTTAGCGCGGGTATAACCGTTAAGCTGCGAAACCTCGGTGATTCCATTATCGGCAAAGAACTTCTGAATGTGGGTAGAAAACGCGGCAGTCTTGAAGAAGCGGTTACGAAGCAGGAGCATACTGTAGTGGCTGTATTTTCCGTACATCGAATAGTCCATAAGAGTCTGACCGTCCCATATACTGTTGTTTACCTCAACAAAGTCGTTGGTTGTCTGGAGCGAAGTTCCATCATATGAGACAGCGGCGGCTCTATCCTTAAACACGCTATTGTAATCGTCGATCACCAGAATGTTTTCAGGCTGTATCTCAATCGTGTCAATGATACTACTGAGTGTCAGCGATATGTAAGCTTCAAAAGCAGCGAGGTCTATCTCGTCACCGTCGCGGATTTTTAAACCACAGCATTCCCATTTGTGCATACGGCTGTACAGCTTCTCGTCGATGAACAGACACTTGCCAACGCGGGAGCTACCACTACTGCGCTTGAAACGGATATATTTGATACCGTCGCAGTAGAACCCATTATTATAGAGTTCGTTACGCAGGTCAGCAACACTATTCAGTACCAAAATATTATCTTTAGCGTAGTACTTCTTATCCTTGACGTAGAAGAACTTACCGAGAACTTCGGGGTCGTCCACAATCTTGTCCATTTCCTTATTGGTTTGGATAGCAATAAGTTCGCCGTCTTCTATGCAGATACCGTCGGTAAGCGTGATGTCGTTTATGTCGTAGCCGAACTTAACGTAGATGTCAGAAGTGATTCGGTTATAGAGTTTGTTGCTGTAGTTAAAGTTGACGTTGATGATGCGCTGGGTATACTCCTTTTCGCCTATAAAAAAAGAAAACCGCTTGTTGCGGTAGACTTTAGTGTATACGTCTCGGAGTTTAAATAGGTCGAGACAGTAATCGAGGTCGCCCGAAAACTTGCGGGGACTGATTGAACCATCGCGGCGGCGGATATTATAACCAAGAGGATTTGGCTTGTTATAGTGGTTGGCTATGTAGATATCCTTAGCGTCGAGGTTCAGTATTTTGATTGACTTGGGTTTACTCATGTTATCACTCTCCATAAAAAAAGAACGAGCGTTAACTCGTTCGGTCGTGTTATTGTTTTTCCTATTATAGTGGCTGCCAATCGTCTGGCAAATCATTTGATAACCTTTCTATTTCTCGCCGTTCCTTTTCACTATCATAGACTCTAAATACAACAGAAGTTACTTTACCACTCGTTATGACTTCTTCGTACTTCACCGAAATATCAGTTTTGGTGTTAATCTCGTCTACGGCAACTCCGAGAACTTTGGTGCGAAACCTATTAAAATCCTTTTTGTATCTTGAAGTCTTAACTCTAAACACATCTTTCATTAAACTATCTACCTGAATCTTCCAAGAAGAACGAAATGCGTTATCTTTTAAATACTGATAAAGATATATTGAGTACAAACTCTTCATCGTAATAACATTACGTAGCTGATATCTTACATATCCGATTTGGTCTAAATTAAAGAATAACGGTTTTGCGGTTTCACTACACTTTAAGTAAATATACTTTTCGTCTGTTATTTCATCTCTTTTTACTCCTGCACTATCAAATAGATTACAAACAAGAAATCCATCTTCGCTATCTTCAAAAGGGACTGTTACTTGTAATTTAATAAGGTCTGATAAACTCTTCTGTAACTCCTCAGTTCTAAGTCTTGATACACCAAGCATGTTCTCGTATTCCGATACTTTGAATGAAACAATAGTCTCGTCTGGATTGTGAGAGTTAATACAACTCATGTATGTATCGAGTACTTTGAATTGACCGATGGTATAATTAATATCCGTAGCTAGAAGTAGCGGTCTGCTCTTTTGAACTATATGGTTGGAATTAAGTATGGTGGGCTTTGATTCATTTTTCTCTTTCATATTATCATATCCTTTCATACATCGCTCGACATTCTATACACTGACTATACTGTACAAAAAAACGGACTTAAAAGTGAAACTCCGAAATTTTGGGATTTTGCTGGTCGATTTTGGATTCTAGGGGGGAATGCTTGGATTGTAGGGGGGAATGCTTGGATTGTAGGGGGGAACGTATGGATTTCAGGGGGGAATACTCCCTTGAGAATGCCCAGAATGTTTACGTTTTCGATACCCCGTAATCAAGTATATAATCAAGTATATAATCAGGTTATAATATTATTAAATCACGTCTCGCAACTGTGTAAATAATTGGACTGTTATTCTCTTGTAACAAAAAAGTCACCTCGCGGGTGACTGAACTTCTATGTCTTTGTATCCTTGACAAGTATACTTGGCAAGGTCGGGTAAGCGTTAGCTTGCACGAAATAAGCCTCTTATAAATAGAGGGCATGGAGTCACACTATATCGTCGGCGTGACGTATAGCATGACCTCTTAACGTGCGACTCTTACTCTCAATAACTGCTCATAAGATGATTCCTCTGGTACTAACCCTTTAGCCGCAGTTATTTCGAGTAGTAAGTACGTCACAGCCGAATAAAACTGAGAACGCTCTGAGACGCACTGTGCGCGCTTCTGAGTGGTACTTCTCAAAGTAGGGTAAACTTGACGGTCAGTACACGGAAAGCTTGCTGTGGTTGATTCTGGTAGCCTCAGCGTGTACGTTGCTTTCCTATTGGCGACAGACGTTGTATCGCTCCTTTTCAAGAGCGGCGGTATTCAATTGTAAGGTGCGGTGTTAATTAGTCGAACAGACTATCTGCCTGATCGTAGTACTTGTCCGTTTCGTCGCGGGTGATGCCGCAGTAATTCAGGGTTACACTCGTGCTGCTGTGGTTGAACATATCCTGTAGGTGAATCAGTGCCTTGTTGTCGTTGGGGTTATTGTGTATCGTGTTGTAACCGTAGGTCTTCCTCATGGTGTGGGTTCCCATGCTACCAGTGAAGCCGACTTCCTTTGCGGCTTTCACAAGGATACGGTAGAACTGAGTCTCGTCCATCTTACCCTTGCGTTCGGACTGAATAAGGTAATCATCGAGGGTGTAGGAGTCCAACTCGGCAAGGTAATCGGCAATTGCCATTTTCACGTTGTTACCAAGGCGGGGGTCGTTATGCTTGTGGGTCTTCTTCTCGCGGATGCTCAGGTAGTTGACGAACGAGCCGTCGCGGTTAAGTACATCACCGATTCTGAGGTTCAGCAGGTCGCTGACTCTGAGTCCGGTGGTACAGCCGAGCATCCAACCCATGCGGTTGCGGAGCTTGTGCTTCTTGGACTTACCGTGGGTGCCGAGATAATTAGCGATGGCGGCAACCATCTTTGGGTCACGTATGGGGTCGGAAGCGGTAGCCTTTCTCCTGCCATCTGAGGTATAGCGCGGATCCCAATTGTCGTGTCTGACGTACTGGCTGATGTCTACCTTCGCGGTAATCGTGGGGTGAACTTCGGGTGTCTTTAATTCATAAGCTGTGTTCATAGTTTTCTCCTCTTTCTTTATAACTGTACTTGGTCGGCGGCACCTGTGGTTCGGGGTGTCGCTCTTTCTTCTATGATACAATTATACCACAACTCGGCGGAAATGTCAAGAGAAATCTGCAATTTTATACCGCAACTTTTGAAAAAATCAGGGCTGGAATTTGGGCGTGAGACGAACTGAGCGGGCTTATGCGGCGTGGTTTTTAAACTGATACCCCGCCTCTAATTTTGCGGTAGCGTAGCTTCTGGGAGCTTGTAGGTGCGTTATTTGGCAAAATTTTGCGCGTCGTGAAATGCGGTTGGCAAAAAACGGCGGTTCCGCGTTAACGAAAAGTTTACATTTTAGTTGAGGTGTAATTTTGTTTGCGAGTTGCAGTAGTTGGGTGGGAGTGAAAAATGAAAAAGTTGGGGTGAGAAATTGGGGGTTGGAGATAGAGGGGAGTAACTTTCTCTATTAACGCGCGGGTTCCTTTTAGGTATTTTTTATCCACCCCGCCCTCTTACAATATATGTGCATTAGTTTGCGAGTGTGTTCATGTTGTGGGGTTGCAATATGTGGGGGTATATGATATAATGCAATTGTCGGAAGCGACATATCGGACAGTGAAAAGACAAGTAACTGTCCCGCCCGCCGTGAAATGATAGTAACGGCAAAGATATCCCGCCCCGCGGAAGCCCCGCGGAAGCCGTGAAGTGATAGTAACGGCGGCGGCTATCATCTTTAAAGGGTAAACGAAAGACCCCGCCCCGCGGGTGTGACGTATTCACGGAAGCTGAAAAGTTTATAGACAGTTAATAACGGAAGCCCCGCCCCGCGGGGTATACCGATATTATATAGGGCGGTGTAAAGCCGCCCTCATACCGCGCCGCCCGCCGTGTTAGGCGGGGAGCGTGTACCATATCAACCCCGCCGCGCTTTGCGTGGTAATACAAATTTTTTGGAGGTATATACAATGTATGCAAATGTTAATGTAAACGCAAAGGAAGCCCGCCCCGCCCGCCGTATCATCACCGCAAAGGAAGCCGCCGCGCTTTGCGCTAAAGTCCGTGCCGCCGCAAAGGAAGCCGCGGAAGCCGCCGCCGCCGCCGCGGAAGCGGTAAAGCCTTTAGGAACGGAAGGCGCAGTAATTTACTGGGAAATAGCCGCAAAGACTGCAAAGGCAAAGGCAAAGGAAGCCGCCGCGGAAGCCGCCCGCGCCGCTGATATCGCAAAGGAAGCGGCAAAGCTAGAAACTCTTAGCCGCTTTACCCCCCGCGCCGCCGCCGCCTTTGCAAAGGAAGCGGAAGCCGCCGCCGCCGTTGCACGTAATGCCGCAAAGGAAGCCGCGGAAGCCGCCGCGGAAGCGGTGAGGAAGCCCACAACGGCAGAAAAACGCGCCGCCGCGGAAGCCCGCATTTATGCGGCAATACATGAAGGCGATAAGCCCGCTAACGTTTGGGCGGCTATTTCTGCCGAAGGTTATATTTTGATAAAGCGGGATTATTTTACCGCGGCTATCGGTGAGGAAGCGGCGAAGGCATACTATGGAAGTATTACCGCACTTTGCGGCAAAGTAACCTCCGCACTTCTTACATATCATACCGCGCCGAATGATAGCAACGAAAATAAAGCCTTTGCGGCTTTACGTGAATTTATCAACCGTATCGGCGTTGAATATGGATTTACTACTAATACTGTAAAGGTGTTAGCCGCCCGCGCCTATACCTTCCGCCGCACATACGGCGAAGGGTACACCGCCGCCGCTTTAGGTAATGCGGGGATAATGCGTGAAGTGTTGGCACATATCACCGCCGCCGACACCATCAAGGAAGCCGCCGCCGCTAAAGCGGAAGCGGAAGCGCGGAAGGAAGCCCGCCGCCGTGAGCGTAAAGCGGCAAAGCGTGCAAAGGCGGCAAAAAAAGCCGCCGCCGCAAAAAATAACAAGTGATATCAGACCCCTTCGGGGGTCTTTTATTACGCGCGCGCACATATACGCGCCCACACGCCTACATACATGGAATTTATCCCACATTATGCGCGTGCTATTCAAAATCCCCGCATAGGGGTATACTGTAATAACGCGGGTATAATTAAATTCCCGCGTTTTTGTTACGCGCGCACATATACGCGCAAAATTTCAAAATCCCCGCCGACTGTCGGGGTATATTACGCGGGTATGAAAAAAAATCCCGCTATAACGCGCCCGAAGCTTAAAATGCCGAAGGCGCGCCCATTTTCAAATAAAAAAGCGTTACGGGTGAAGTGCGCCCAAACGCGGAATTGGAGGAATTACCATAATGATAATTATAATATGTAAAAAGGGCGTAGAACGCCTTATGGAAATAGACAGGCAGATTCTGCCTAAACTGTTGGCAGAACTGACAGAAGATGAGTCCGTCAATTATGTTCTTGACGGAGAAACTGGCGAAGTTATCGCCTAATCAGAAAGGAGAAAACAACTATGAATATGCCGACTTTTAGGAAGAATAAGAACGCGTATACCCTCTGCGAAGGCAGACATACTATCTCCCTGCCCGCAGAAGTACAGGGCAGTATTTTCCCCGCAGAAGTTGACCCGACAGACATCGGGGGTCTGACAGAATACTGTCAGAAGAATATCCCCGCAACTTGTAACGAACTGATCCTGTACGTTACAGGTCTGTCCGTTGCCCTTCTCGCAGTAGTCCGCTACTGTGACGGTAACGGCATATCCCTGACCTGTATGCACTATAACCGTGCTACAGGCGAATACTACCCGCAGAAGGTGTTGAAGTTCATCACCTGCCCCCATTGTGGGTATAGAATGCCCTCAACAGCTTGGCATTGTCCGGGCTGTGGCGCGTCTTAAAAAGGGAGGGATTATCATGGCAAGAATTCGTGAATGCCACTATGCCCAAAAGTGGCACGGCTTCAACATGAAGCCCGGCTTTTTGTTCGGCTCCACCGACAGAAGCGGAGTCGAAGGCTTCGTCTGGACAGGCTCTGTCCGTGACAAAAGACGGAAGGACGGCTCTGTCTGCGGGAAAGAAGTCCGCATATTTAAAGCCATTCTGCCCGCCCACTGGGAACAGGGCAAAAGAGCGGAATGGTATTCCGAATGGATATCCGCCACTTCGGGACTTGGACAGGCTATATTGGAGAAGTCTGTCCGCCGTCAGAACGAAATAGTCCCCGACTACAGACCGAAGGGAAGATCTGAAAAGGGGTTCTACTTCAAGTCGGATAAAACCCGATATCCGACATACACCGCCGACGCTTGGCGGTATCAGAATAAGTAACAGCCTGCATTTTGTTAAAGCAGAAAGAAGTGATGTTTATGCTTTAAAGCAAGCGTGAAGGGTAACAGCGCAAGAAGTGACCCCGACCTACACACACACCCGAACCGAATCAGCTATAAGGTGCTGTGATGTGTTTGTTCGTTGAAATTATTAGGCGGTTTTAGCAGCCGCAAGAAAGGGAATGATAATCGTATGATTGTGTGATACTCGTTTGATAGTGCGAGAATAAATAATACTGTCGTAGCCGTCAGCTAACAACTGGCGGCTTTTCTAATGCGGCTCTGCATTGCAGAACAGTCCAAAGCCTGTGTAAACGCAGATGGGAAAAGAGATTGTCTAAAGGGTAACTGATAGACAGGTGCCAACATTGGATTTGTTGCAGAAACGTCACTATGGGCTTTCCAACATCTACGGAGAATCGGACGGAGTGTTGACAGAATCTCTATGTCAAAATTAAAAATCTTTAAGGAGGTAGTTACAAATGGGTAACGGTGTAACTTTTCAGGTAATCAAGGAACTTCCCCTGTCCATAGGCAGAAGTTCCGTAGCTATCGGCGGCAGAAGATATTCTCTGCTGAGAACCTATATCAACAAGGGCATCCGCCACTTCACGGCGGAAGCGTTCGCAACTGGCGAGCGAATCGACTTTGTTGTCAAGGGCAAGAATGCCCTAATCTGCACACACTAAGGAGGAATAATTATGAACCGCAGAATACCTAGAAAACCCAAAGTTGTAATTTACAACGAGAGACTCGCTAATGGCAAAACTCGGCGGGTCTCTTTTTTGTTTACATCTGTTAAAAATGGAGAAGAATTTTCCCGCTTCTCCAATACCAAAAGAACCGCAATCGTTCCGACCGCAGACATAGTAGCTCTGTATTATGGTCGGGTCAGAATAGGAGGATAATCATGTGTAAGTGCGGTGGAAAGGGTGAATGCAAGAATTGCCCGCATAAGAAGTCGCAGGAGAGCGCGACAATAAAAAAATAATAAGGAGGAATTATCATGTCAGAACATCCGAAATTTAAACTCGCCAAACAGCTTTGTGCCGATTACGGTCTTCGCTGTAAGATTGTTGGCGTAGATGGCGCACTGTGGGTGTATATCCCCGCAATTGGCAAATTTCAGCAGGCTTGTTTTTCCCTTCTGAATCTCTCAGAAGACCAGATTAGGGAGATGATAAAGCACGTTGACGACGGTTCAGCATGGGGAGGTTTTTGATATGTTGTACTACAGAATCACGGCAGATGCAGACCAGAGACCCCGCCGTGATGGTTCTATACTGGTCGAGAACGAACTCTATACTCCTGAAGAGATAGAGCGGTACCGGATCAAACCGCAGTTTTATGAAGCGGTTGAGGTAGCAGAAGGCGATACCTACTATATGTTCGGCGCGAGATTCGCCGAGTAAGGAGGAAAATAAATATGGATACAATGTTGTTTATATTAGTGATGGGCGCTTACATCACTGGTATTATACACGGTCAGATGGTGACCGAAAGAGAAATGGAAGGAGATGAATTTTAATGGCACACCGTTTTAATGTGGGTGACCGCGTTACGGTTCGCCCCGACCTTACTGCGGGGTATTATAGTTCCACATACTTTAACCCATCAATGGCAAAATTCAGGGGTAAAACATTCGTTGTAGATGATTTAATTGATCCAGACGAATATCGCCTCACATCTACCGACGATGAATTACGCGATGTATCATCTTGGTGCTTTAACGAATACATGGTACACCCCGAAGGTGAGAAGTATCTTCTTCCGGGACATCATGTGCTCCTTAACGGCGAAGAGGTTGTTATCTCAGAAAGAGACAATTACAATTGCTTCACGGTCAATAAATACAGAGATTATTTTTATGAGAGGGATTTTACCCTGATTGAAGGGTATGATTACACCAAGCCACCCCCGACCATAAACGTTGGGGATGTGGTCAAAATTGTGTGTCTCTATACCCTCCACAATTACGGCAGAACATCCATAAACAGTTGTATGGCTGACAGATTCGGCGAATTCGCCATTGTTACATCTATTGTAGACGGCAAATATTTCCTTACTCAAGAGGGAATTTATAATCGTTCCCTTCGGAACGGGGTCGAGAAATGGACTTGGACAAGACCTATGTTAGACCCCGTTAATGGGAATAATGAGCTGTTCAAATGCGGCGAAACCGCAATGGCTTTAACTTATTCGACAGATTTACTTCTGCCGATAACAGAAGAATGTCTTCTCCCTCACTATGAGAAGACAGAAGAAGTGAAAATAAAGCTAAACGCCGACGTTTTTGGTATCGGCGAAAAAGACACAACTCTGACTGCATACAGAGGTGCTATCAGTCAGAGAGTTGTGACACAAACAGTAGCACCGATAATAGGAGCGCTCTATGAGGGCGAATACACGGAGGTATAAAAATGAAAATATTAATAAACAAAATCTATAGATATAACAAGCTCAATGTTTTGACCCGTATCCACGAGGTCAAGGAGTCTGATGGCGTGGCTTATTCCCCCGATTTGGGTACAATTGAGCTGTCCTACATCAAGCCCGCTCTTAATAAGGGACAGCGGTTTGTGTATAACGGCACTTTATATAAAATCGTCGAGAATTATGAATACCTCGATGATACATCCGTTATATCTGCTATAAATATGGAAACAGGGGAAATCAAGGATATCCCTTTTCTGGGAGAATCCTTTATGGGCAAACCGGTGCCTAATCTCGAATATCTCACCGCCAACGCCGACGAAGATGATGAAGAGGTTAAAGAACCCGCTCCTTTTCAGAATGAGATGGAGTCTTATATAGACTCCTGCTACATCCCCTTCTCATCAAACGTTATCAACAAGATAGCGAAAATAGCCGAGGAGAATAAGAAAAAGTTAGTTTCTTTACTCAGCAAGTCTGAGTATTGGGATGAAGAAAACCTCTGCATCAACACTATAGTGGATGTACCTAACCCTTCCTCTATCGACAGCGCAGAGGGCGTGTTTGGTAGAATCATTGATATCTATAAACGCGAATACTCAAACGATTATAAGCGGCTGATTCGCTGCTACGACCTCATGAAGCTTAACATCTTTATGGATGTTACGGCAGAAAGAGCCGCCGAGTTTAAAGCTCTCGGTCTTCATATCGCCAAGGGTATGAAACCTAGTAGAGCGATTAACAAGTTTTTTACAGAGACAGGCATGTCTCGTATTAGTAATTATGAAAAACTCTTCGCAGAACTATCTGATTACCTCACAAATAACACGATACAGAGAAGAATAACTCTTTCTGTAAATCCCATGGACTTCCTCAGAATGTCAGAGGGTAACTCGTGGAAGTCGTGCCACCTCGTAAGAGACCACGGCTGTTATTCCAACGGCGTTTTCTCGTACATGATGGACGAGCAGTCTATGGTTCTTAGTCTGCTCAATCCCAAAAGCACAGAGAAGCCGTATCTCCAGAAGAAGATTAATCGCATGATGTTCTTCATAAACGAGAACAACGACATTCTCCAGTCTCGCCTGTATCCTCAGACGAGAATTCCCGCTATCGAAGATTTCCTTGCTAACTGGGTTAATGAGGAGATAAGCAAGTGTCTGAAAATCGAGAACCTTTACAAGGTTGCAATTGAGGACTCTACATGTGCGTCCTATGTCACATCAACAGGTATGCATTATAGAGACTACGGATGCACAAATTTCGGGCAGAGAATATTCACCCCCGAAGGCAAGAAACCTGAACAGTTCCATATAGGACACGAATCCTATTGTGTTAAGTGCGGCTCAGTAAACGACCGCACTGGAGAGATTCGTTGCCACAACTGTGAGAACGATTCTAATACCTATTTAGAATTCAGGATAAATTATTTTTGCCCGAACACACACCGTTGCTTTATTGATACAAGCGACGCGAAATTCAACGAAGAGGACGGACACTGGTATCTCAAGTGGTACGAGTGCAGAGACTGCGGCAAGATATTCTTCGATAAGCATATCTACTGCGAGGATTGCCGTGGCAATCACGAGGTACCCATTTGTGAAGAGTGCGGCGAACCTATAGTTGGCGCAGTCATCGAGGTAGATGGTAAACTCTACTGCGAAGATTGTTACGACGAAAACTTTTTCGTATGCAATAAATGCGGAAAAATAGAAAGAAAGGTAAACGGATATTACATAGAAGATACCGGAGAGGATCTCTGCGCAACTTGTTATGAGGAGGGAGAGGATGACGGAATATACTTCTGTTGTGAAGATTGCGGAGGATATTTCTCTGAAAACTCACGAACTTATGTAGAGGACTACGGTGATGTCTGCAACTCTTGCATCGACGATTACTACTACTGCGAGGACTGCGGTAATTACTACCGTGGTATAGATGTTGATTGGGTAAACGACGTAGACGCTTATGTCTGCAATGATTGCATAGAACGTTACTATGTTTATTGTAATCATTGTGAGGAATATGTTCGTGAAGATAACGCACAGCAGGTAGACGGTACTTGGTACTGTGACTACTGCATAGAGAACTACGCTCATAGATGCGACCACTGCGGTGAGCTTTATATGGGTGACGATTACAGCATTGTAGACGACGAGCTTCTCTGCCCCGACTGCTACGAACATGGCACGGAAACATGCTACGAATGCGGTGACGTTCATCTTAGAGCGAATATGGTCGAAGTAGACGGAGAATGGTACTGTGAAGACTGTGTTCCCGAGAGAGATGAATCAGAAGATGAAGCTACAGAATCGAATTCAACACAAACCTCACCAGACCATCTTGTGTTTGACAACGGAAGGGAAGTAACCCTCACAATGTCAATTGATAGATTCGACGAAGGAACAGCAGCCGTGGTACTGTCATATGACGCTTCGTCTGAGCAGTACGTAATCCAGATAAACACCGGAGACCATACATACTACAGGTCGGTCGGTAGAGATCAGATAGCATAAATATAGGAGGACTTTATCATGAAAAACTTTTACGAAATTCTTAAAGCAACACAGGACGAGTTAAAGGCAAAGCTCCCCGAGATTCTCACCAAGAACGGATACACTCCGCAGGTTGAGGATGGGTTTATATATGCAGAGGGTGAAATCCCTGTGCTTCTGATAGCACATATGGACACGGTACACAAAGAGCCTGTTAAGTCCATCTGTGTATCGGATGACGGCATTCTCATGTCGCCGACAGGTATCGGCGGTGATGACCGATGTGGCATCTTCATGGTTCTTGAAACCATCAAGACACATAAGTGCCACGTTCTCTTTACAGAAGATGAGGAGATAGGTCTTATAGGAGCAGGTAAGTTTGCAAGTTCGGGAATCACACCAGAAGTCAACTGGATTCTGGAGTATGACCGCAAGGGTAACAACGATGCGGTATTCTACAGTTGTGATAATCCTGAGTTCACAGAGTTTATCACGGACAAGGAGATAGGTTTTGTGTTCGCAAGTGGCTCGGCTTCGGACATATCGAGAGTTGCTCCCGCTATTAATAGAGCGGCTGTGAATCTTTCCTGTGGTTACTACAATCAGCACCATCTCAATGAGTATGTTGTTGTATCGGAGATGATGAACAACATCGAGCGCGGCAAGATGCTTATAGATAAGCCAGTAGACAAGCCGTTTGAGTACATTGAGAAGGTGTACACATACAAGTCGTACAAAAACAGTGATTATAGCTTTAGCGTCTACGATGATTACGGTTACGGAAGCTACTATCGTAAGCCGTATATGTCATACTATAACGACGGCTATACTAAGAACGACGAGAACTCGAATGTCAGTAATGACGAAACCGAATCGCGTGAAGATCTCGCTGACATCGCTCGTGAAGCGATTTATGACCACATTGACGAAAATGCGTTAAGGTGGTTTAGTGAATTCTACGGAGTTGATATGCCCCGCAAGAGTTCGCTTATCGTACCCGAGAACATCCTTGATTTCAACACCGAGGAGTTCGTGATAATAGACGGAGATGAAACTATCCCTTATAATGATTTCTACTTTGAGCAGATAGGGGATATCTTCATAGATAAAGACACCTATGTCTACATCCTTAAATATGATGATGAGTATGGTGTAGAAGTCGCTGTCAAGACGGATAAATACCTTGCACGGAATGGCGGAAAGGACATTCTGTACTATCCTGACCAGATGGAACTTCATTACTCTATGACCGAGTTAGAGTTTGCTACATTCTGTGAGTATACAGAGTGTTACCTCGAATCGGAAATAGAGTCTCGGGTGTTTACTGAGGTCGGTATCTACTGATACATCAGACACCCAAAATCATAAGTAACGCCAACCAATTATAACCAAAATGAAGAAAACAAAAATCTAAGACTTTAAATTCAAAGGAGAATGAATTATGAAAAACTTTACTATTGCTAACCTGATGACCGGCGACCTCGTAACCCTGAGAAACGGCAAGACCGGAACCGTAATGCTCAACACCCCCATCGGCGATATCATTCGCTACCACAGCGAGAAGAATAGCTTCTCTTACATAGCGAAGCGTTTCAACGCCGACCTGACCCACAACAAGCACACCAACATGGACATCATGAAAGTGTACAGAATCGACCCCGCCAAGGTTCCCATGAACAAGGTGGGTGACCTCGTTGCTAACCCCGTGAAGATGCTTGACGCTGGAACCGTAGTCTTCGATAGAGATGCAGTTTCTGCAAAGCCCAAGCTCGGCGACCTTATCACTGGCGACCTGCTGATCCACAGAAACGGCAAGGTGTCTACCGTGTATAAGGACACTCCCATCGGCGACATCATCAGATACTACACCGAGAACAACTCGTTCAGCTATCTGAGAAGATATAACGACGACCTTGTTCACGAGTCTAAGGACAGCTTCGATATCGTTGCGGTACTGAGAGTTCCCGACAGTATCGACTCTACACAGATTGGTGACTATATCGCCAACCCTGTAAAGGTGCTGACCGCAGATGATGTGAGTGATTACATTGTTTGGTCTGACGGAGACATACAGGCTTCGTTATACTACGATGGTGACAATTACGAGACATCTCTTTCTGCGGATTATCTCGGCTCGACAACTTCTGATTCCGATGATTCTTCTGATTCGTCTGTGATAGAGCGTCTCGTGAGAGTCTTCGGTATTGACCTCTCCGACGATAGTGACGGCGGTTGCCATTGCGGTTGCAGTGGTTGCCAGAGTGATGATGATGATGATGACCGTGCTGACGAAATCGAAGAGCTGAGAGACCTGCTCGACGAAATCGCTGACAGACTGGACGACCTTAGCTAATGGGTCGAAGCATAAGCAGAGACCTAAAAGAACAGATACCCTCTGAAAGATGTTATTATTGTGGTTGTGAGTTGGATTCAAGTAATCGAACTTACGACCACGTAATACCTCGTGGGAAAGGCGGTGAAGATACAACAAGTAATCTTGTAGCTTGTTGTGACAAGTGTAATGGTATCAAGAAGGATTACACTTTGTATGAGTTGATTAATGCACTGGATTGTCAAAGAAAGTTCTGTGACGATGAAGAGCGAATGGTTAAACTCGACTACTACAAGATGATATTCTCCGACGCTAGAAAGCGTTTGAGAGCTAGATAATACGAGCGCCCGATATATAGTCGGGCGTTTTTGCTCCTATGGTGGAATAGGCAGACACGCCAGATTTAGGTTCTGGTGCTGAAAAGCGTATCGGTTCGAGTCCGATTAGGAGCATTCGACAATAATTAAAGGAGGAATGTATATGTCGAATTTAAAAAGAAGTCTTGCAGAAATGAAAGCAATCTGCAATCAGAGAGGTTCATTTTACTTTGAACCTGACACGGTTAAATTCTGGGGCGCAACAGTTCACGCTCCCGCAAATAGGTGGGGTTTATTTGTGGAGAGCTTTGATAGTTTCAACAGAGAATATAAACTCTATGCTGTCAAGTTCTTCTCTCCTACAGGTTTTGTCACGACGATAGAACCCGCCGACATCGAAAGAACACATGAGCATTTCAAGACGCTCGAAGACGCGATGAGTTTTAGAGATAAGCTGTCTGCTGCTCTCGACGAAGCTGCAAAGTCTTACCGTGAAAACGTAGTACTCAGCTCTCTCACTAAGGTCTGCGAAGACGGTCTTTGTTCTGGGATTTATGTTCTTCGTAACGACAATGATGATAGTATTATGATTAACACAAATAACCTCGGTAGGTTTATCTGTGGTTGAAAAGAGGTGAAAATATGAATACAAGAGAAAGACACAGAGGGCGAAGAGAAAGGAGAGTGTTGACAGCCCGAAAGATTAATGCTCGGGTAACTGTGAGACGTTGCTGTATCGACGATGCTTTCACGGTTGATAAAGGACGACTCGCCAAGAAGCTGATATATCGCACAAAGCAGAGGTGGGAATACTACATGATACCGTCTGTATCTACAAGACGTAAACTGGATACAATCAAATCTAAAATGGAGGATTATAACTATGAAGCTGTTTGTTAATGTACGCAAGGGAGATATCAAGGACGACAACACCTACAAGTGTGCGATAGCTCGCTATTATCTGTCGGAAGCAACAAAGAAACCTAAGAAGAGTAATCTCGATGAGCTGGCACACCGCTGGTCTTACATTCCCGAAGCTGCGAGGGTCGTTAAGGATTTAGTTGACGACGAGACATACTACTTCATGATGGGGTTGAATCGTGTTGCTTCGTTTGAAACGGCAATTGATATGTTAAAGGACGCTATGGATTATAGAAGCCCCGCATTTTATCCAGACTTTCGTGTGCTTTCAAGCGCGGCGAATGCGTTCAATAAGTTCGATGATGTACCTTGGGTGGAGACGCTTAGAGAGGTTAATAAGGAAAGAGAACAGCTTGGACTGTTTACATACACTGTTTAATATAAAAATACAAGGAGGAATAAATATGTACAACTACAAGACAGACGAGGAAATCAACCGCGAAGAATTTCTGGAAGAGATATTCTCTTTTAGTTACTGAGAGGTGATATCATGTATGTGGTAGGACGATTTAATATCATAGAGCGCGGTTACTCTTGGCGTGACAGAGAGTTCAGTGAAGTGATAATCTGTGAGTATGATAACAACGAAAGAGAGGTGGCGCGGAAACTTTTCTACTTCAAGGGTAGAGTTCCGAAGTTTGAGACTGAGCGTCAAGTAGACGCAGTATTTAAGTATCCCGGAAACAGCAAGTTATGTATCGCACCGGGTTTATTCATCAGACGAGTGGCTTGATAAGTGATAAAAAATAATATGGGAGGTTACAATCATGGACGAGAAGTCTTTAATCTTTTATCATATAGTCAACGATAATAGACAGCGTAAGGAAGAGGAGTGGGCGAACGAGTGCGGGTGTGTGCTCGTTCCTGTCTCCAATGACATCTGTGAGTCTAAATTTAGCAAGTTTAAAAGAGCAATAGTGTTTGCCATACAAGGAATCGGCGCGGTAATTACTGCGGTTCTCGGGTTCGGGTTTATGGCTATTATGACTCTCATAGTGTGAGTCAATAATACAAGGAGGTTAAGATGAAATATAAAATAGGTGATAGAGTTAGAATAAAACCCAACATTACTGATGAACTTCATTACGAATGTTGTGTCGTAGAAGAGATGGTTAGGTATGCTGGATGTTCAGCGACGGTTCTTGAATGTACTGGCAAGACTTATCGTTTAAGTGCTGATGACGGTAGTTGGGCTTGGAGTCCCGATACGCTTGAGGGTTACACTGGGTTCTATATAGGCAATCACGTTATAGTTAACGGTGTAGAACGTGTAATTATTGATATAAAAACAACCATATCCGAAAGTAAAGGGGTTGATCCTCAGCGTACTTATCAGCTCGAAGATGGTAATTGGTATTCCGAGTCTCAACTTGGTCACATAGAGTGTTTTGATTATTCCAAACAAACTCTTCCGGAAGGTTTTAATGTGGGAGATTATGTTATTGTCCGCGTAAATAGATCAATCGGAATATATGGTGGTTCTTATTCGCATAACGGTGTTGTTACTAACTCTAGCCACAGGGAAAATAATAACAGGATGGCAAAAATTATAGAACACGGTATCGGTTATAAGTATTTTATAGATATTGATAGCGAAAATGCTTATTCTGGATATATGCTAGAGAAAATCTCTTTTGTCTCGCCTAAACCCGGAGATACGGTTCTCCATATGAGATCAGAAAAAATTTTGACAGTCGAAACAGTTAGCGATGAAACTTGTGTTTTGTCTTGTTGTACATCAGACGAAACAATTACTGAGAATATCAGGGATGTGATGGTTATGAAGCCAGCGAGTGCAATGCTTTACCAAGATGTGTATGGTGTTGGTAAAGCGAGAGACGTGATATCTGGTTATTATCAACCTGAAATTCGTAAGTTTGTTGTTGAAACTGCGAACTTTATATCTGGTGAGTTATTCCCCGAAGAGATACGTATTGTATATATGGACGATAGCAGGAGGTTACAATGAAATTAAAATATAAGGTTGGAGACGTGGTTACTATTAACCCGAATCTGATATATGGATTCTCTTATTTACACGGTTTAGCAGAAGATATGATGGAATATCGCGGCGAGACTTGTGTGGTTACTAATATCGACTATAATGGATACATCCTTGAAAATATAGATCATTTCCTTTGGTCTGATGAAATGCTTGAAGGTTATGACGGTTTCTTTCTTGGTAATGTAGTCATCCTTCCTGATGGGACTCAAGGTATGATTGCAAGTAAAGACCCTCTTGACGAAACATATCTTGTTAATGGACATCTATACTCAAAAGAATCTCTTGGACGTATAGACGGCTATGATTATACTCGCCCGACTGTTTTAAGAAAGTATGAGGTTGGTGATTTTGTAAAGATAGCCATTAATACAGACAACGAACAATACGGTAGACTTTATGTTAGTACAAAAACAAAATACTATAATCACAGAATAGGTCAAGTGGTTAAAATCAATAGCGAACATATAGACGGCGGCGAATATACAATAAGTGTTGACGGCATAAATATATTATGTAACAGTCTTATGATTGTTCCCGTAAAGACACCAAAATTTAAAGTCGGTGATAAGGTTTATTGTGATGGTGTCGCCACTGTTATCTCAATAGGTGAAGCTTTATGTGGTTTATTATTAGCCAACGGAAAAATAGCAACGGTTCCGATGCGGTCATTAGAGCCTTTGAATGAGAAAGAGGTTACGTTGACAAATGATATTTTTGGAATCGGTAATGCTGGTGATAAAGTGAGTGGGTATTATGCCGAGATTAGTCACAGACTGTTCGTACAATCGAAATTATCATACGTGTCTGGAATTTTACAGCGAGATGAATTTATAGTAGGAGGTTAATATGGGTTTAAAATATAGAATTGGAGACACTGTTACCATTAATCCGAATTTAAAACGCGGATTTCCTTATCGTGCTGGTCTAACGTCTGAAATGACACACTTCGCAGGGGAAACTCATACTATCGTAGACATTTTTTGCGGGCATTATAAGCTTTATGGTAATGGGTGGTGTTGGTCTGAGGATATGCTTGAAGGTTACGACGGTTTTTTTGTCGGTAACTCCGTAATTCTTCCTGATGGAAGCGAAGGTGTAATAGCTAAGAAGATTAGTGACGAAGACTATATTATTAACGGAAGGGTATATTCAAGAGAAGACCTCAGGCGCATAGATGGTTTTGATTATACTTGTCCTACTTTTCGCCGGTATTGCGTTGGCGAATATGTAAAAATAGACATCAATATTGACAATGATATTTATGCATCAGTTGGCGTAACTGAAAATATTAGGCGTTGCAACAATAAAATAGGTCAAATAATTGGTGTCATAAACGAGCAGGATGGCGGGATATACAAGATAGTTGTTCAAGGAGAACATATCATATGCAATAGTCTTATGCTTTCCCCCATCGAAATGCAGGAAATTAAAGTTGATGATAAAGTATACTGTGGTGGTGTAGCTACGGTCTTGTCGATAGAAGAGGATTGTTGCAAACTCTTATTAGATAATGGCATCACCACGTCTGTATCAAAAACTTCGTTAGAGCGTTTAGACGAGAGAAACGTAACGCTTAAAAAAGATATATTCGGCATCGGAAATATTCATGATAAAATAGATGGCTTCTACTCAAACGTAAGCGGAAAGCTGTTTGTTTCGTCAAAACTACCATATGTACACGGCGTTTTGTTGTCGGGCGAATATACAGAAGATTAGTTTTAGCGGAGGGATATTTATGAAATGGTATAGTATCAACGGAGAGGGGTGGACAAAGTACGTCAGGGGAATTAAAGCTGTAAGACAGTTTTTAGCCGAACGAGGTTTGAAATTACCGAAAGGGTGTAGAATTCCCACAAATAGGTGCGATTGTACGTCAGAAGTTGTTTATTTTGTATACAATTTAGACAAGTTATATGTGACAGTAACACCTTGCCATCACTAATCACAAGCTGACCTATCGGTATGACGGGGAGAAAGGATAAGACTATGGAAACAATCAAGCTTTATATTCAATCATATGGAAATATGTGCAGGATTGTAGCAAGGGATTGTAGGACGTGCTATAAGAAATATAACACAGCCTGTATTAGTGATATGAAAACATTGCTTTATTCAATGCACTTTATCAAATCAGATATAGAGAAACACTATGGCAACGACGTTTCTTTTGAGTACGTTGACATGACGTCGTATGACGAGAAAGGATGAAAAAATGAGTAATGAGTGCAGATTATAATTTGTATATAAAGAAAGACTATCCCGAACCTGACGAGTGTATTTTTGGGATATTTGCAGACGCTTGTTTTGAAAAATGTATCATTAATTTACTCCTTCATAAGAGAATCCCGGAGCATGATTGTATACGTGATGAATGGGGTGATATTCGTCTTTGTAAAGTTTGCAAGCATGATTTTATAGCCGTTCGAGAACTTTTATTATACGATGATAATATAGACGAATTTGACCGAGAAATTGCATTGGAGCAATTAGACGAGATAATGGATAGTTGTTCTGATGAAGATAGACTGATTTTGGAAATCTGTTAATAGGAGGTACTTTATGGTAAAAAATAATAAAAGAGATAGTCTCGGCGACCGAATGAAAACTTACGAGGACGTGACTCGCACACATTTAACACGCAGAACTCCTGTAATCATCAGACTGGATGGCTGTCATTTCCACACCTTTACACGAGGAATGGACAAGCCGTATGATGAAATACTTTGTAAGAGTATGCAGGATACAATGAAGTATCTTTGTGAAAACATTCAGAACTGCGTACTTGGATATACTCAGTCCGACGAAATAACACTTGTATTGTGTGACTATAAAAAGATAAACACAGCCGCATGGTTTGATAATAATGTTAGAAAGATGTGTAGTGTATCGGCAAGTCTTGCGACGTTGGCATTCAATCAAAAGTTTGCCGAGAATGTGCAGGAAGCTCTGTATGATTGCTGTCTTGATCCTCTTAATGATAATTTCGGGGATGAGGTTTTGCCAGACCGTCAAGATGATTATAACAGATACGTTAAATATGCGGACACCAAAATAAACAGGGCTACATTTGATTCTCGTGTATTTAATATTCCTAAAGAAGAAGTATGTAACTGCTTAATATGGCGACAGAAAGATGCTATAAGAAATTCTATCCAAGGATTAGGTCAGAAACACTTTTCTCACAGACAGCTTGAAGGAAAGAGTTGTAGTCAAATTCAGGCTATGCTCTTTGCTGAAAAAGGAGTGGATTGGAACAATGTGACGACCAAATTTAAGTGTGGATCATGTTGTGTTAAGACTGATGACGGTTGGATAATTGACAACGAGATTCCTATTTTTACACAGGATAGGAATTATATTGAGAGTAGAATAATATTTGAAGGGGATAACAAATGAACGATATAATTCTGCTATTGTCAATGGTATTCTTGCATATAGTAGATGATTATTATTTGCAAGGTATACTGGCACAAATGAAACAGAAGCAGTGGTGGATAGATAATGCACCTAAAGAATTGTACAAGCATGATTACATCATAGCTCTGATCGAACACGCATTTTCGTGGACATTTATGATTCATGTTCCTTTGTTTTGGGTGTATCATTCCAACATGAACATATACTTATTTGTAATCCTGTTTGTGTCGAATTGGATTATTCACGCAGTAGTTGATAACGCTAAAGCAAATAAACTAATCATAAACCTATGTCAAGATCAGATAATACACATCATACAGATAATTGTATTGTGGGTTTTCTATGTAAAATAAGGGAGGACTAATTATGAATACCATCGAACAGCTTGAAGAAAGAATCGCACAGCTTACAGAACTTGTAAAGACTGGTAGTGAAGCAATAAAGAATATGGAAACTGCACTGAAAGCAGCAGAGGAAGAAAGGGACAGGCTTGCGGATCAGCGGAGAGAACAGGAACCGAAGTTTGAGAGGGTTTATAGTTTTGAAAACTATTATTCTCTATATTTTGATGGTGCGGCTAGGGTTTATGAAGACAGAGATAAGGGTCAAGATTGCTTTGACGATACAAACAATTTTGAACAGAATAATTACTTCAAAACTGTGCAACGTGCCAAAGAAGTTGCCGATAAAATTAACCTTTTATGGTGAGGAGACAGTTGCAAAGGATTGTGAAGCTCTGGACAAAGCAATATCCGCAGTGAAAAAAACTATTCCCCAGAAAGTAAAGCGTGACCCATTTGGTGTAGAATGTCCTAATTGTGGAAGTCGTATAGTATTACCAAGCACTTATACCTTTGATGGAAAAAAGATTGGTATACGTTGCGATTATTGTTATAGTTGCGGACAGGCTTTAGATTGGAGTGAAGAATAATGAAACCAATTCAAGGTGAAACGTTCACAACAGTCGATAATACTAGCAATATAGTGAGAGTAATGGAAGTCAAGGAAGCTGTTCGGCGCATAAGAGAACACAACAGGATTCATTATGCCGCAGAAAGAAACGCTCTGATTATCACAGAGATACTTGAAAGTTGTGCCAGATTACTTGAAGATATAGATGCTGGAAAGGTGAAGTATGTAGAATACGGAGAATGGAAAATCAATTGTGACGGGTATTACCCCTATTGTTCTAATTGTATGAGTGAACCGCCGGGGAGAGTAATGACCGATTTTTGTCCCACATGCGGAGCAGATATGAGAGGTAAGGGAGTGAAAAGGAATGAAGATAGTTCTCAACCAATCGGAAATTGATAGTATAGTGGAATATATAAGGGTAAGACAACGCAATCCATGTTTGGGCTGTCGTGACATACACGTATGTTGCGGCTGTCCTAAACAGCAAGAGTATGCCAGTGCAGTCAACCACCCCGACCTACGGCTAATGCCTTAGAGGTCGGAGCTTGTAAAAGCTCTGATTGACTACTCTAAGTTCTTTAAGAACTACGTTATTTGTGTTATCACACCTGCGGATGATTCCCAAGTCTGCAGCAACTGTGGAGGCTCTGTAAACAGTTCTGATGGGCAGGAACAGTCAACCTCAAGTGACCGATTACGGCAAGCACTTATAACATTGAGGAAGGGAAACAAACTTTCATAAGAAAGGGATACCACTCGTGAGTAGGTATCAAAGGTAGCAACTATGCAACAGGGGAACAGAGTATTTGTACTCAATATGCGAGGTGAACCACTAATGCCTTGTAGTCAAAGAAAAGCCCGAATACTTCTAAAAGAAGGCAAGGCTATAATCAATAAATACAATCCTTTCACCATTCAACTAACTTATGCTACGGGTGAAACTAAGCAGGATTGTCATATTGGTGTAGATACAGGGGCTAAACATATTGGTATTGCTGTTACATCAGAGAATAAAATTCTCTATAAGGCAGAAATAGAATTAAGACAGGATGTTAGTTCCAACCTTGATTCTAAACGCATTTATCGTAGAAGTCGCAGAAATCGCAAATGTAGGTATCGTAAGCCACGTTTTCTAAATCGTAAACGTACAGATAAATGGCTTCCGCCAAGTTTACAGAACAGAATTAACCATACTTTTACATGGATAAATAAGTTTTCTGCATTAGTACCAAACCCCATATTGCATATAGAGGTTGGTAAATTTGATACGGCAAAAATGATAAATCCTGACATTAACGGTGTAGATTATCAATATGGTCAGACATATGGCTTCTTCGATGAAAGATATTTTGTCTTTGCGAGAGATAATTATACTTGTCAGGTGTGCGGTAAGTCTAAAGACAAGATTTTTCAAACGCATCACATAATCTATCGTAGTAACGGTGGTACTAACAGAGTAGATAATCTTATTACAGTATGTACGGATTGTCATACATCTGCAAACCATAAAAAAGGCGGTATCCTTTACAAATGGCAGGCAGAGCATAAAAAAGTAAAGCAGTACAAAGAGCCACTATTTATGAATACACTTCGCAAATGGATTTTCGCTAAATATCCTAATGCAGTTATCACTTATGGTTCAGAAACAACACCGAAACGAAAGGATATTGGTTTAGAGAAAACTCATTATAATGATGCTATTGTCATAAGCGGTATCAAAACTATAAAAGAAAATCCCAATGAGTGGTTGCTGATAAGGCAATTTCGTAAGAAAAAGCGTTCTTTGCACGAAGCAATAGCCCGTAAAGGACGCAAAGAACCAAATCGTACACAGAAACGAAATAGTAAAAACACACCGTTTTATAAAGGATTTTGGCTTAATGACAAGGTTTCTGTATTAGGACAGTTTGGTTACATTACTGGATTTACTTCTGGCGGTGCTTATATCAAAAACTCAGATGATGAATATATCACACTACCAAGTAAATCTTATAAACAAGTCGGTGTTGCTAATTTGAGACTGGTTTCTCATAATAACAATTGGCAATATATAAGAAACGCCGTGTAAAACGCAATTCATCCCACCGCCTACGCTTCGCTTAGAGGTGGGGGACTTCTTGCTCACGGCTCATTTAAAGAAATCAGAACCATCAAATCGGGAGTTGCTAGATATTAAGACTTTAGTATCGTATGCAGAAACCATTGTTGCTATGGAAAATATTCCGAGTCAAATAAATAAACTAAAAAGAGAGTATGAAGAACTTAATAAAAAATCTGTGGAACTTAAAAGTTTATTCGTTATCGAAACCAGTATCGAGGAGGAATGATGCTAATGCGTGACCCAAGTGGAAGATGATACGTTGAAAGAAGCGTTGAAAATGAATTTGCAGATAACGAGCTGAGTGGATTTTTCTTTTCAAAGGAGGATAAAGATGAGCGAGTGGAAGATATATAATAACGGAAATTATAGGGTTGGAATTGATTTGGCTAATGGAACTAAGATAAGAGAAACCGAGGACGATGTGTTTATCTCAGAGTTTCCCGAGAACATAGACATTAAGATAACCAATCAGTGTGATATGGGCTGCCCCATGTGTCATGAGAATAGCTACCCCGAAGGCAAACACGGCAACATAATGAAGGCGAAGTTTATTGATACGCTTAGACCTTACACAGAGATTGCAGTCGGCGGCGGCGATGCACTATCTCATCCAGACCTTATTCCATTCCTTAAAAAGCTGAGGAGTCGAGACATTATCCCGAACCTAACAGTTAATCAGGTTCACTTTATGAAGAACAAGGAGCTTCTGAAATCACTTGTAGACCGTCGGCTTATCTTTGGACTCGGAGTTTCTCTTTATAATGCAACAGCGGAGTTCATAGATTCGATAAAGGAATTTGACAATGCGGTGATTCATGTAATCAATGGTATCGTAACACCGGGTCAGATGGAAGCTCTTGCAGATAACGACCTTAAAGTTCTGATTCTTGGGTATAAAGATTTCAGGCGCGGGGAATCATATAAGAAATCGGCGCAGGGTTATATCGAAGTCAATCAGTTAAATCTCAAGATGTATCTGAAAGACTACGTGCCTCGATTCAAAGCGTTAAGTTTCGATAACCTTGCTATCGAACAGCTCGATGTAAAGAGTCTTATGACGCAGGAACAGTGGGATGAGTTCTACATGGGAGACGATGGACAGTTCACTATGTATATTGATATGGTAACTGAGACGTTTGCTAAGAATTCGGTGGCAGCACTCACCAAGAGATACAAGATGCTTAACAATATAGACGATATGTTTAAAAGAATTAAGGAGGAATCGTAATGAAGAGAGTAGTTCGCAGAGGTGTATTCGAGACTAATTCATCCTCGATGCACAGTATTGTGGTGACAAACAATAACATTAATAATGTATCTATGGAAGATTATTTCTATGTATGGAAGTCTCCGTGTAACGATAAGATTAGTTTCTGGCACAGTGATATAGAATTTGGTCGCTCTCCATTCGATGTCCTCAGCACGGCGTATGATAAAATAAAATATGCTTATGCTTCATTATTCGGGTATGAGGCAGAGGAACACGTAGATGATAATGGCGAACCCGATGATGAGTTAAAGGAGCGTATGCGGTCATTCGATTCCGTTGTTGCTTCGGTATTTGAAGGCTGTACCGGTGTTGATTATCCAGAAGACCTAAGAGACGCAGAATGGGGATATATTGACCACGAGAGTTGTAATCTTCTTAGGCGGTTCTTAAACAAGAAAGATGTTTCTCTTGAAGAGTTTATCCGTAACCCGAAGTATATCGTCGTTGTAGATGGCGACGAATATCAAGTATTTAAATCAATGAAAGAAGCAAATCTAATTAACGAGAGCAATATAGCTATGGAGATGTGTAATGATGATTACGGTTACAAGTTCACACACGAAGAAGATAAGGAACTATGACGAAAGGATGATGTGACGAGTTTTACGAAGACGGAACGGTAACTGAGACATACGAAAGGTGAGATGTACATGATAGACACAACAAATTGTACCCCTGAAATGAAGCCCATAATTGAGTCATTCAATGAGACGCTCGCAAGGCTTGATGCTATCGAGGAGATACTTAATACTCCGGGGATATCACGAGAGGAAGCAAATAGACGAGTGGCGGAACTCGGTTTCGATTATGACGACGATGATGATTGCGATGAAGATGATTACGATGATGAAGATGAAGAATACGACTATTAATTAGAATGTGAACTTCGGTTTATAATGATATACGAAAAAGTGAACTTCGTTTTGTTCAATACGTAGAAGTTATTCTTGAATGTGAACTTCGGGGTTGACAAGTTCTAATTTATGATGTATCATGTAGTCAGTCAAAAATAATCGCAAAAAGTTAACGTTTTTTCATTCCTCGTGAAACCGAGAGGTAGCTAAAACGTAGAGATTTCCACTGTTTGAGACGAGCGGTAACTCGATGATAAGGGAACCCTCGTCCAAAAGTGGAACATTTAAGGGGGTTTGTATGTTTGGATTAATAGGATTCATTTTAACAGTAAGTGCGGGAGCTGCTTGGCGAGCTAACGATAAGGCGAGCAGAGCTAAATACCGAAGAGAATGGCATGAAACATACGATGGTACAGATTTAGAAAAACAGTATCATTACTTTGGTATGTTTGCTGGTGGGTTAGACCCGCAAGGTAACAAAATTAAAGAAGCTCATAAGTATCAACCTGAAATAAATAGATTAACTAAGTTACAGTTAGAAAAAGAGGGGATACGATATTACGATAAGAACTCGTGGAACATTAGTAAATGCACATTTAATGAGAACAACGAACTGCTGACAGTTGGCGGTAAGAAGTTTGATAGGAGATTAGGACGTACATTATATTAGAAAGATGGCTGACAAAAGAAAGGGTGATTAAATGAAACTTATTGGCAGTAATTATACAGCTAATGACATATCATTTGGTTCGGTAACGAACGGAGAAGACTTTCTGTTAGCAACCCTTGATTGGCGTGATTTCGACTTCAAGATACAATACGAAATATGTGATAAGATTGGTTACGGCGAATATGCAGACGAGCTTTCGGGAGACGACATCAGTATTTCTTTAGTCGTACCCAGAGTTGGCGGTGTGCTTGATTTTGACCATTGCTATTTACATATTTTAACAATCGGGATAGTTGCAATCGAGGATGTAACAAAATTAGTTAAGAGTCAGATTAATGTGGATATAAATGCTGATACTTCTTTAATAGAGGTTAAGCTGAATCCATACGAAAGAATTGATTTGCTTAACGGAATTATTGAGCCTACGGATTTGAGAAAGGTGGTTTGAATGTGTGACAATGGAGCCTATAGAATGGGTGATATTGTGTTGGTTGACATACCTAATAACATCGGACACCAACAGGGCGGTATAAGACCCGCAGTGGTTGTCTCAAATAATATCGGAAATTCTGTTAGCCCTACTATTAAGGTTCTACCAATCACTACAAAAAGAACAATAAGTAAACAACCTACCCACGTTCATTTTAAGAAAGGTACTGTTGTGGGGTTAATAAAAGATTCAACCGTTGAAGCTGAGTCAACTTGGGTTATAAACAAGTGGCAAATTAAAAAGCGACTCGGGCGGTTCAGTGATGAACAGCTTGATAAGATTGCTTACGCTATGGTGTTTGCTGATCCTTTGGTGGTGAGAGCTTTCGACAAAGGTATAAGAGCCGACACGGAATTTGTAAAATTATACGTAAGATGAGTATTGACGTTGTGGTAAAAAAATGTTATAATGAAACTATCTTGATTGTTAAGATGTACTTTTGAAAGGTGGTTTGATTATGAAGTTATCCACTTCGCCTGAGTCTATTACTAGATATAATATTAAAGATAAATTCTTAGAACATTATAATAACACTGATGATTATGATTTATACAGCGAACTACTTCATAGGATTGATGCTTATGAACAGCTATTTGATAGAGATTTTTTATTCTTTACGAAGAGTATGTTAATATCATTTACAGAAAGTGAGTTTTGTAAACCTGAACAGTTTGCGGCGTTTACTAGATTATTGAAGGATTATTATTCGTTTCACGGAAAGCAGCCGCCTGTCATCGAGGCGGTTCACTTTATTACTGAGAATTTACGACAACATATTGTAGCCAATGAATCTGAGTTACGAACAATTTTAGATTCGGTTTTTTTACCAGACGAAGAACGTACATTAGATGTTATGCGTAAAGCGTGTTTGATTTTACTTTATTATGGTATTAATAAAAATGACATTCCTAGTGTTAAAAAGGAACAAGTCTCTGATACCTTACCTTGTGTCTTATATCCTGATGGTGGGGTATTTAGAGAGAACATACCCGAATACTTCATGGAAACCTTGCGACTATGTAAGGTTATGACATTTGCGGTTTCGACGAATCAACAATACACGAGTAGTGAATCGCGGAACAGACCTTTGCAGAACAACGGTTATCTCATTCGTGCCGAAGCTACTACAAGTAAATCACCGATGGTAGCCACGGCGTTCATTGACAAGATATTCGCTCGGAGTGACTTTAATAAGGTCAACAAAAACCTCAACAGTAGCCGCCTAATAGAATCGGGCTTTTATTCGTGGATTAAGGCTCGAAAAGGTGAAAGTTTTAGGGGTGAATTTTCTGACTTCAAGGTGCTTTACGAGGAATATTTTGGAAAACTTACGAGTAGATACAGAATCTACCATGACAATTATCAAATTTGGCGAAACATAACATAACAACATAATATTGGTAACGAGGAGTCGTCTCATTCGGGGCGGCTCCTTTTGTTATATCTGAAAGAAAGGAATGATGCTTAACGGAAAATGAAAAACAATGGGTTGTGTATTGCCATAAGAATCTCAGCAATCAGAAAAAGTACATAGGGATAACTTGCCAAAAGCTGAATGAAAGATGGAGAAGTGGTAAGGGATATAAGAGCTGTCCATACTTTTTTCGGGCAATTGAAAAATACGGATGGGACGGATTTAGTCACACCGTATTGTATGAAAACCTATCGGAAGATGAGGCTAAACAGAAAGAGGTAGAATTAATAAAGAAGTACAATACACAAGATGAAAGATATGGGTATAATTTAACTCCCGGTGGTCAAGGTTATTGTGGCAAAGATAACCCTTGGTTTGGACAACATCATACTTTAGAGACAAGGCGTAAAATGAGCGAAGCAAGAAAAGGTAGGGTTGTTAGCGAAGAAACTAAACGTAAAATGAGTGAGATAATGAAAGGTCGTATTATTTCCGAAGAGACAAGAAGAAAAATGAGTGAAAACCATGCAGATTTTAAAGGAAAAAATAACCCAAGATATGGAAAAAAGAATGATCCTGAACATCAAAGAAAGATGGTAGAGGCTTCTAAAACCCCAGAGGCTATCGAAAAAATGAAACAGAATAAAACTTGGTATAGCGGAAAAGATAATGCTAATTCTAAACGAGTTATATGTTTAGATACGGGGATAGTATATGATACGGTCAACGAAGCTGCTGCTGAAAACGGAGTTTTGCCAAGTAAAGTTTCTTTGGTTTGTCATGGGCATAGAATTCATACTGGTGGCTTACATTTTGCTTTTTATAATGATGAGTATTATAAAGATGGAAGATTGATTGATAAAGAAAAGAAGGAGGCTTCATAATGCGTAGTTGGTTTGAAGAATTAAGTTCGGTGGACGTTAACGACCACGTTGAAGAAAAAAATGGTTTACGGTATTTACCTTGGATGTGGGCGTGGCAGGAATTAAAGAAAAGATATCCTCTTTCATACTCAACTGTGTATGAGACAGAAGAAGGTATGCTTGTTTGGAAAGACCCTGTTGGGTGTCATGTAAAAACATCCATAACGATAGTGTGGGAAGAAGGTGGAGAAACAAAACAGCATACGGTTACAGAATACTTACCTTGTATGGACTTCAAAAACAAATCTGTGCCATACGACAATGTAGATTCCATGTTAGTAAACAAAACAGTACAGAGAAGTCTTACCAAATGTATTGCTAGATTGGGTTTGGGTTCGTATTTGTTTTCAGACGAAGATTTGCCCGAAGCTGTGGCACAACTACAGGAAGTCAACGACGCTAACTTCAAACTGGCGGTGGAGATATCCAACATCAGCGATGCTAAGAAAAAGGCTGTTGGTGACCTGCTTGATAAGTACATAGAGTCTCATGACCCTCGAAAGATTGAGGATATTGATACAGCGAATGAGATTTACAAGGAACTGATGAAGCTCAAGAAAAGTAAGAAGTAACAAAGGATGTGTAACTATGTTTATACCCGAGAATGATGATAATGAGACAATCCTAAAGGAAATTTCTTTTACACTAAACGACCACGGCGCGACATGGATATTATCAGATGAAGACGATGAAGAAGATGATTGCTCCGTAGATTATACTGACTTCACTAGAATGGTTTGTACTCTGACGGATGTCCACTGTAAATTCACAGCGGAAAATAACTTCATCGAAATACATCCTGATAGTATGACTTCCTTTGGTGGAGTCTGCATAGAGTTCTACGATGATGGCTCTTTCAAAGGTTTTATTGCAAGTGAATAAAAGGAGAGATGGTTTATGATTAATTTTAACAATTCTTATGGCTCTGTTTTCAAGGTTGAGGACAAGGGTAACTACGTAAAGGCTGACTTTAGTACAGGACGCAAGGATCAGGACGGCAACTTTGTGAACTCCTATTGGAAGGCAGTATTCCTCGGTAAAGCAAAGGACGCTGCTAAGGAACTGACCGACAAGGACAGGATTCACGTAACTTCTGGTGGCGTAGCTAACGAGCCGTACACTAATGCTGATGGAGAGAGACGTTCTTATCCTAGCGTAAAGATATTCGAGTTTGAAAAGCTCGGTTCTAGCAACGGCGCAGCTAAGGAAGATAAGAAGCCCACAAAGAAGACAACCAAGAAGTCTACTAAGAAGGTAGAGGTCGAGGTTGACGACGACGATGAAGTTCCGTTCTAATATAACAGGAGATTATGATGAAGAGAACTATAAGACGTGGTGTATTTGAGACAAATAGCAGCTCCGTTCACTCCATGGTTATCTGTAACGACGAGGAGTGGAGGAAGTGGCAACTCGGTGAGTTAGTTTACGATTATTGGAGTGATAGACTTATTGAAGTTACCGACGAAACTAAACCTAACGGAGACCGTTATTGTGATTTTGAAGATGTAATTGAGTGTAGTTGGTTTAAAGATTACTGTACTTTCAGTGAGGAATACACTACAGAGAGTGGAGACCTAGTCCATATCTTTGGATACTACGGTCACGATTGATGAAATCTGACAGCCCGGAAAGACGGGCATTTATTTCGGCTTAGTTTATTGGTAGAACAAGAGTTTTTGGCACTCTAGGAAAAGGTTCGAGTCCTTTAGCCGAAGTTTGCGTGAACACCTCCTAGACGATTCGACTCCGCCGTCGAAGAATAGTAGACGGCGGGCATCGAGTCGGGTTGCATCACGCATGTAAGTTTACTTTTCCTTTTCATAAATCTATGTAAAGGAGTTGTTTAAAATGTAATTATTTCGGGGCATACGTCAATTTGGTAGACGGCGACATTTGGGATGTCGAGGCTGTGGGTTCAAGTCCCGCTGCTCCGATTTTTTGCAACAGTAGCTTAACGGGAAAGCAGCGGGTACCCCTTAAAAACAAGTATAGCAAGTTGTTGGTTCGAGTCCAATCTGTTGCATTGCTTTATGTTAAAAAAGCATACATTTAGCGTCTGACTTCTTGGAAAGACAAGATGACAGCTCGAAAAGACGAGCATTCGCTCCCTTGGTGGAATTGGCATACACATCGGTTTTAAGTCCCGTTCATTTGCGAGTTCGAGTCTCGCAGGGAGCATATGCCCTCATGGTGGAATAGGAAGACACGGCGGCTTCAAGTACCGCTTCGTAAGAGTATCGGTTCGAGTCCGATTGGGGGTATTAAATGCGAGAAAGTCTCGCATATTTTTTACGAATATTACAGAGGTGTTAATTGATTATGACAGAAGAGAAAAGAAAAGAACTCGAAGAAAGATTTGACTCACTGCTGATTAGTGTTCAGCGTGACGGTGTAGGTAAGCTGATTGAGTATCTGCATACTACAGATTTCTACACGGCTCCCGCAAGCACCCGCTTCCATTCATCATACGAGGGTGGACTTCTTGCTCACTCGCTCAATGTTTATGATATGTTGAAGGCGAAGATGGAGACTCCTACTTGGAAGGATTACGGTTACGCCGATTCTACTATTGCAATCGTAGCTCTGTGTCACGATTTATGTAAGGTTAACTTCTATGATGTCGAGATGCGAAATCGTAAGAACGATGCAGGTAAGTGGGAACAGTATCCTTTTTACATAACCAACGATAAGAGTCCTTACGGTCATGGTGAGAAGAGTGCAATGATGACTCAGCACTTTATCAAGCTGACAGCCGAGGAGATGTATGCAATTCGTTGGCATATGGGATTTAGCGAACCGCGAGAGAATTATGGTTATCTTGGAAAAGCTATGGAACTTTATCCACTGATAGTTGCCTTGCATGAGGCTGATTTGGAAGCGACCTATTTGATCGAGAGCAAGGAGGGTTCTGATGAATGATATTCAGCTATTCGTAAATGAAGAATTAGGTAATCTTAGAGGAACTAATATAAAAGGTGAACCTTGGGTGGTAGGAAAAGATGTAGCAGAAGCACTTGGGTACAAAGAAACGGCAAAGGCAATTAGAACCCATGTTGACGAAGAAGATAAAGGGGTGTCTGTTTTGGACACCCCCGGCGGAAAACAGAAAGTGGTAGTAATTAATGAGTCGGGTTTCTATTCATTAGTTATGAGTAGTAAACTTCCCGACGCAAAAAGGTTTAAGCGTTGGGTTACATCAGAGGTTCTTCCGACTCTCCGTAAGAACGGCACTTATTCGATAGCTGCTAAGCCTGACAGCTATACTATTGAAGACCCCGCTGCTAGAGCGAGACGTTGGGCTGAGGAATACGAAGAGAAGAGGGCATTGGAGATGAAAGTCGAGAAAGATGCTCCGATGGTGGCATTTGCGGAACAAGTAAGTGTAGCTAAGGATTCTGATTGCATTGACTTCTCTGCGATGGCTAAGATAATAAAAGACCACGATATTCCTATGGGTAGAAATAAGCTGTTCGATTTAGCAAGAAAATTCAAGTGGCTTCGTCCCAACAACGAACCTTATCAGCAGTACATAAATCAGGGATATTTTACAGTGGTGGAATACCTGAGAAATGGGAAGCCTATGACCAAAACTCTTATTACGGGCAAAGGTCAGCTTTACATAACACAGAAAATTCTTGACTATTATAGAGGTGATTGATATGGCAAGTCAGAAACTCGTTAAGTGCAGATACACACATTGCAGACATAAGGATGATTTGTTTCCACCGGATCAAATGGTTCAAGGTGGTCGGGGAACTTATTATCATCCCGAATGTGCCGCCGAACGAGATACGATAAACCAAATAGTTGATTACTACTGTAGTAATGTGGATGATAGGGTGACGATATCACAGCTTCGTAGTGTTATTAATAACATTATATTTAAGAAGGGGGTTCCAGCAAAGGAACTCCTTTTTGATTTAAAGTATACCCACGAATCGGGGCGTAGGATTAACTCTCCTCTGTCTCTACATTACATAATAACAAATAAAAAGGTGCAACACGAATACAAGAAGCACCTTGAATCGACGGTTAAGGACTTCGATACGAAAGAAGTCAAAGTCAAAGAGGAGACTAAGGTTGAATATAAGCCGTCGAATAATAAAGGATTTGCAGATATATTCTAAGAAAGGGGTTGGTTAGTTTGGCAATATCGAAACTCAACGATGACTTAGCCGAAGCCGCAACAATCTCCACGCTAGTAACCCACCCTGAATTTATCTTTCAGGGTACACCTCTTAAACCGAGGTATTTTTACAGAGAAGATAATCAGTGTATCTATTGGGCGATTAACGAACTTTATAAGAGTGGAATCGACAATATAGACGCTGTAAATCTCACGAATATGATTAACTCGAACGCATCGGTGAGACGAATTATGGACAAGTATGACTTAGGTAATATGAGTGAATACATTAGTCTGTGTTCCGAATCAGCGAGACATACGGTTGACGAATATAAAGCGCTTGCTAGAGAGGTAAAAACTCTGGCATTTAAGCGTTCATATAGTGACTTAATGCGGAAGCTACAGAATACTTGCGGTGATGATGTTGACTTGTCGCAGTTAAGTGCAACTACATATTCTAAACTCTCTAAATTAACTGAGGAGTTTGTGGTTGATGAAACGGTTGAAATGTTCGGTGATAAAGTTGACCAGCTCTGGGGTGAGATTGAAAGTCGGCGATCTGAGGATGGTCTATATGGTATCCCATCTAAGTTTGAAAAGCTGAATAATTACTTTACATATGAGCCTACTGAACTTATTCTTCTGAAAGCTAGAATGAAGAAGGGTAAGTCGGCATGGATGATGAATGAAGCCATTCACAAGATTAAGATGGGTATACCTACAGTATACTTCGATACGGAGATGGCAGACAGATTGTTCTTTGAGCGTATGCTTGCTAACGTATCTGGTGTAAAAATACGAGATATTAAGAGCGGGCTTTATTCTAAAGAGGAAGCTAAGAAATTAAGTGAAGCAAAGGAATGGATAAAGAAAGTTCCTTTCGTACACATCTATGACCCGCAGTTTACCAACGATAAGATATACGCGACATGTAATATCTTGAAGTACAAGATGGATTTACAGTTTGTTATATACGATTACATGAAGTCAAACACTACAGATTCTTCGGCGCAATACAATGAACTTGGTAGCAAATGTGACTTCTTGAAGAATAACATAGCCGGCGACCTTGACTTAGCAGTACTTGCAGCTTGTCAGCTCAATAGAAACATGGAAGTTGCAGACTCCGATAAGATAGAGCGTTATTGTAGTGCGAGTCTCCTATGGCAGAACAAAAATGCGGAACAGATTGCAGTTGATGGTACAGAATGTGGTAACTTTAAATTGTCGGTCAACCTTAATCGTCTCGGCGATCAGATGCCCGACGATGATTACATTGACTTCAATTTCGTGGGCGACGTTATGAGAATTGACGAAACGGCGGTACAACATTCTAAAACGGAAGGTAGCTACTAAACATGAGAAAATCTTACGACCAAGGGGCATTGAATAGAATCAAGGAGAGTATCTCACTTGAAGATTACATATCTCAGTACGTGGATTTGAAACCACGTCAAGGTAATCTATTCGGTTTATGTCCGTTCCACAATGAGGATACGCCGTCATTTGCAGTGAATCCAAAAGAGGGATATTATCATTGTTTTGGTTGTAATTGTGGCGGTAACATCTTCACATTCATGATGAAAAAAGAAGGTTTGAGTTTTGCAGAAGCGGTCGAAAAAGCAAGTAGACTTGCAGGGGTCGAGATTGATACGTTTGAAAAGTCGGAAACTCTCGATGTCATGAGACAAATTAACAAGAAGATAAGTTACTCTGACGGTGAACACAAGGTGATCGACAGGCAAATTTATAATGCTTACGCTGACTACATTGACGAGTCGTGGGTTAATGAAGGAATTAAACCTGAGATGTTTGGGCGATACGAGATAAAGCTAGACAATAAAAAGAACAGGATAATCTACCCTGTGTATAGCAATGACAATCAGCTTATTAACATCAAAGGACGTACATTATATGATGACTATAAGACTTTAAAGATTCCAAAGTACATCAACTATTTTAAAGTGGGGTGTATGGATTATCTACAAGGTCTTCACTTAACCAGAGAAGCAATACGACAAAAGAACGAAGTTATAATTTTCGAGGGTATAAAGAGCTGTATGAAGGCTGAGGGTTACGGTTATCATAATGTGGTTTCCGCTGAAACTTGTAGGCTCACAAAAGAGCAAATTAAACTTCTTATTTCATTGAAATGTAACGTTGTGATAGCGTTTGATAAAGACAAATCGCTGTCAGATTTTTATGATAAGGGAGTCAAAATGTTATCAAGGTTTACGAATGTGTACTACATTAATGACGTTGGTAATCTGCTTGGTGCTCCAGATGAAAAGAACGCTCCTGTAGACAAAGGAAGAGAAGTGTGGGAACAACTATATAATAATATGAAGGCGGTGAGGTAAGATTAACGGGTATAGTTTTTTGTTAGATGGGTTACGTTGGAGCTATAGCAATCTAAAGATGTTTGAGGATTGTCCTTGTGCTTGGTATAAGAAATACATAGATGGAAATACCGAAAGAGTGGGTAACGCATACGGCGATTTTGGTACTTTCTGTCACTCTCTACTAGAGAAATACGAGAAAGGTATCTACGCAAGAGACGAACTACTTAAAGTTTACGAGGATACATTCTTTGACGAGATTAATTCTTTTAGTATAGGAAAGAACGATCCGTTAGACAAGCTGTATGATTACGGCTACGATTATTTTTCTAACGTGAATATTGATTTGGAGAAAATGAAGCCGATTTATGTTGAAGAGAATATTGAATTTAACCTCGGCAAGCATAAATTTCGCGGTATCATAGACTTCATGTACGAAGATGAAAACGGAGACGTTGTTATTCTCGACCATAAGACTTCGGAATATTCGGTCTCTCAAAAGGGAACGATAAAGAAATCTAAAGAGAAGGTAATGCTCGGGTATCAGAGACAGCTCGGGTTGTATACCATCGGAGTTCTTCAACTTCAAAAGTATAAGCCGAAATACATCGGCTGGAACTTCATACGTGGCGGAAAGATATATAAGATGCCTATTACTCCTGAGATACTTGAAGATGCAAAGACTTGGGGGTTAGGTGTTATTGATAAGATTTACAATGAAGAATCATTCGCTAAGAACAAAAATTACTTCATGTGTTCGATGCTATGTGATTTCAGAAATGAATGTTAAGGTGGTGATATAGGTGGGAAAAGAATACGCAAATTATCATAAGCACGACCATGTGTCGAGTATTATGACACCCGATACACACATCAAAGCGGAAGAATATATACTAAGAGCAAAAGAACTTGGACATTCGGCGTACTTCACCACCAATCACGGTACTGGCGGAGACATATTTGAAGCAAAGACATTGTGTGATAAGTATGGTTTGCGGTGTATTTACGGAATCGAGGGGTATATAGTCCCTGATCCACTAGAGAAAGATAACCGTAACTACCATATTATAATAGTCCCCCGAACCAATCAAGCGAGAAAGAAACTTAATCTTGTTACGTCAAGGGCGAGTGAAGAAGGGTTTTATTATAAACCACGAATCTTCATTGAGGATTTGCTTAACCTCGAACCCGAAGATTATTACCTGACGACAGCTTGTGTGGCGGGGTTACTTAAAGACGAGGATAGCTTCGAGAATCTCTTTTCACCGTTAGCTAATCACTTTGGCAAGAATATGTTGCTTGAAGTTCAGTCTCACGATAACGATACTCAGCGAGAGATTAACAAAAAGTGTTTGGCTTTACGAAAGGCGGGCTACAGACTGGTAGCTGCTAACGATAGTCATTACATTTATCCAGAGCAGTCGGCGGAGAGAGACGAATATCTTAAAGGTAAGGGTATTAGTTATCCCGATGAAGAGGAGTTTATTCTTGACTATCCTGATTACGACACGATGGTTCAGCGGTTCAAAAAACAAGGAGTTTTGAGCGAAGAGCAAATAATCGAAGCGATTGACAATACAATGTTGTTCTTGGATTGCGAAGATATTTACCTCGACAAAGAGATAAAGATGCCGACGATATATCCTGATTTGACTACAGAAGAAAAGATAACTGAGTTAAAGAGACACATCAATAAGGCATTTGCCAAGGTAAAAGAAAGTGATAGTATCCCCAAGGAAAGAATTCCCGAATACATAAAGGAAATCAAATATGAGATGGATATTATCGAAAAGACCGCAGAGGTTCGTTCGGTTGATTATTTTTTGCTTAATGAAAAGATAGTTGATTTGGCGGTTAACAAATATGGCGGTGTCCTTACCAGAACGGGACGAGGAAGTTGTGGTTCGTTCTATACAAACAGAATCCTTGGAATGACACAGCTTGATAGACTCAACGCTCCTGTTGTAATGTATCCTGATAGATTTATGTCTACAGCAAGACTCTTGGAAAATAGAGCATTACCTGATAAATCATTGTCCCATTATACGGCGACGTATGATGCGTATGTGGTGAACCCAGACATCTGGGGTGTTTATCTTACGAATAGTAATCACAGGAAATGGTGATGAAAAGATAAGCTAACAGGGAAACCTTCATCGAAAGATATGGCAATCCTGTGCTGAGATCATTTTGGTTTTAGTTCAACGACTATTCCTTTGGTGGTGAAACTCCACAATAGAAGTAGGGGCGAGGTGAAATTCCTCGCTAGGTGAAAACCCTTTAAATCGAAGTACCACACAACTCACTGAGTTGATGATATAGTCTAATCCCCTAATAAATATCGGGAAACCGAGGGTGTTAATGATTGATTTTAATATTGTAGACCAAGAGCCGTTTGCGGCGGCTAGTAGAGAATTACTAGGACAACATAGCTGTTATCCTATGGTTGCCTACGGTTCCATGCAGTTATCGGAAGCGTTTCGTAACATATGTAGATCGGCTCAAATCCCATATGATGAATACAATGAAGTAGCTAAAGACCTTGAAAGTTACGCAGAGGATAAGAAGTGGAAATCGTATATTGATAAAGCAAAGAGATTTGTCGGCAGTATAGTCTCTGCTTCGCCCCATGCGTGTGCGTTTGTTCTTGACAACAAGGATTTACGCGAAGAATACGGTGTAGTTCGTATCGGCGAAGCCCTTTGCGTTATGGTTACATCAGTTGAAGCCGATGAATATAAGCTCCTTAAAGATGATTTCCTTATTGTTTCTTGTTGGAAGTTAATCTCGGACACGTTCAAAATGATAGGTATTCCTATTATGACGATTCAAGAAATTGAACAGCAATCAGATGATAAAGTCTGGAGTATGTACGAACTCGGTATGACGGCGACACTTAATCAGGTTGACGGCGAGTGGGCGACAGGACTCATTCAGGAGTATAAACCCAAAAACCTGCAAGAACTCTCCATGTTTGTCGCTTGTCTGCGCCCGTTCTTTAACTCAAATCGTGATGAATTTATTGCTCGTAAAGTACACTCTACTGGTAGTAAGCACCTTGACGAGATACTGAAAGATACCAATGGATATATATTATTCCAAGAGTCACTGATGAAATACTTCGAGTGGCTCGGGGTATCCCCTGCGGAATCTATCGGGCTTATAAAGAAGATAAGTAAGAAGAAGATTCATCAAGAGGATTTCGACAACTTAACTGAAAGACTGCGGAAACAGTGGATAATCAACACTGGGTCTGAGGATAAGTTCGACGAGACTTTCGCTGACATCCAGTCTTGTATGTCTTACGGATTCGCCGCACCTCATGCTCTGGCGGTAGCAATCGACAGTCTATATGGTGCTTATCTCAAGATACATTATTCGATGGAATACTACACGGTTTGTTTGAATCTTTATGGAACGAATCAAGATAAGACACGACGACTTACAAAGGAACTTGATTACTTCGGAATCAAAGTTGTTTCGCCGAAGTTTAGATATTCGGGCGCGACTTATGTACCCGATAAAGAATCGAAGTGTATATATAAAGGTATCGCTTCAATCAAGTATGTCAACAAGAAAGTGGCGGATATCTTGTACTCTATGCGTAACGAAAAGTTCGATTCGTTTGTGGACTTCTTAAAGGTTAATCCGTGTGACGATAGGCAGACTCGGGTACTAATTAAGTTGAATTTCTTCTCTGAGTTTGGTAAAAGAAAGAAGCTTTTAGCTGTTTACGACACATACAAAGAGTATGGTGGTAGAAAACAAATCAACAAAGAGAACATACACTCTAAGTTAACATACGATATAATTGCTAAGTTTTCAAAGGAAACCAATAAACAATTCCGCGAGATACAGTCTGATAAGCTGATTAACGCTTTGTGTAAGATTATCCCTGACGAGGATTTAACCCTGTCAGAAATACTCGAAGCTCAGATTGAGTATCTCGGTTACATTGAATATGTGAATCCCGCGATGAAAAAGACAGTTGTTATCCTGACGGAGAATCTAAAACACGCTCCGAGGTTGACTATCTATTCATTAGCAAAGGGAATTACATCTGAGGTACGAATGAAAAAGCGATTGTATCAGTCGAAGAAACTAAAGGTTGGGTCTATCTTTAGAGTTAATAAAGACGAAGTAAGACCTAGAATGAGATATGTGAACGGCGATTATGAGCCGATTCCCGATACGAAAGAATACTGGATTGAAGATTTGGGGGTGATAAAATGTTAGAGCGTTATAAATACACAGATGCGGAGATAAAAGTTATTCTTGATAGTATGATAATATTAGTTGATACTAGAGAAAAGAAAAATTCTCACATCACCGATTACTTTGACAAACATCATATATCTTACGAAAACAAAGCTCTGCAATGTGGAGACTATAGTTTCTATATCAAAGCCATTCCTGAGTTGTCAATACCACGAGATTTGTACATGGATAAAGATATATTTGTCGAGAGAAAAGGAAGTCTTGAGGAACTGTCGGGTAACTTCACTACTGGACGTTCCCGAATCGAGGAAGAGTTTTCGAGTTTTCCTGAGACGAAGAAATATCTACTTATTGAGAATGCGAATTACTCTGATATAGTGGACGAGAACTACTCGACTCAGTACGGTAAGAAAGCATTTCTTGGGACGATTCACAGCTTTAACCATAAATATAATCTCCAAATCATCTTCATGCCAAATAATAAGTATACTCCGATTTACATACTTGGCGTGTTCCAGTATTACTTGAAACATTTACTAAAATAAAGGAGTGACGGTTATGAAATTAAAGAAGTGCCAGATTGATTGTGACAAGCCTTGCGCGGATAAGGGTTTTGTTTGTTTAACTACAGACAAGGAAAAGCGTGAGTACAATAAGGCGATAACAGAGATTCAGGATAAGCTCGAAGCTATAAAGTTCGCGGTTCCTGACGACAACAAGTAACTAATAGAGGGGTGGTGAAAGCCGCCCCTTTACATATTTATGAGGTGTTTCTTATGCAATCAACATTAAAGCAGAATTTACATCAGAGATATATGGCTCGGTACGAATACATTATGATGCTTCTGAGTTACGAAGATAACTGCAAGGAGTTGAGTACGTATTACATAACACCCGAACCCAAAAAGGAGCCGTATAGATACGATTTAGATAGTGCGGCAAAAAGAATAATTGAAAGGAATAGGAGTGTGTGAAATGATTTATAGAAGGATAAAAATTGAAAACTATACGGATATTAAGAAGTTCGTTGATATAGCAGCAAAGTACGGCGACAACCTTATGATAAAGGGACGCAATTATGAGTTTCCTGCTTGTTCGCTGATGTCGGTGATGTCTCTCGTAGACCTTTCCGATGAAGTTAAAGTCATGTTTGCGGACGATATCAAAGAAGAGGTTATTCAGGATATTAGTCAGTGGATAACAAATAACTGAGGTGTCTAATGAAGAGTAGAGTGATAAGTCAGTTACTTATTCTATGTTTTGCTTTTGTGACAGTTGTTGCAATCGCCGATACAAAGGATAAGGAAACCTACAAAAACAGGATTGGTATTCAACCAGAAAAGCCCGTTACATATTTTACATCGGACATGATAAACTCTAGCAGCTTAACGGAAGTTTACGAAACTCTTCCTGTATCTGCGGTAACTGAACCCGACTCCAATTCAAACGAAATTCTGCAAGTTAAGAATATTACAGAAGTTGTTTTTGACACTACCAATGAAACAGCAGAATCAATTATTGAAGTTCCTGTTGAGGTTGTAGAGTCCGCAAGTGAGTCTTGTGAAAGTTTGCCAATACCAAGTGGAGATACATCTTTTCATATGTTTATGGACTTTAGAGCTTTAACCAACACAGCAAGCAAACAGTGGGAATTACAGCAAAATGCGTGGACTGATTCAGACGGTTTCCGTAGAATAGGCGATGATTATTGCGTGGCTCTTGGAACTGTCTACGGTGAGATCGGTGATAGATTCATAATTATAACTGACGAGGAAAATACATATACGGCTATTATGAGCGATGTCAAAGGAACTGATGCGGTGTTTTATGACGGCGTTCACTCTTGGTATCATTACGCAGGAAATGGCTGTAACGTGGTTGAATTTATAGTACAAACAGAATATCTTCCGAGTGCGGTTACTATAAGCGGTAGCTGTGGTGCAGTAGATTATTTGAGTGGAAATATTGTAAGTATAGAAAGGATAGATTGAAAGTTGGAAAGAGTTAAGTTATCGGTTAACGAACTGTTCAGTGGTATAGGAAATCAGGTTAGAGGCATCAGAGACACCAATCTTTTTGATGTGACAGTAGCGTGTACTTCTGATATTGACAAAGATGTAATGGTTTCATATGCAGCTATTCATAACGGTTTGACCAATGAAATGATTGAGAGTTATTCAGACTACCCAAGTAGGGAGCGAATGGCACAGGATTTGCTTGATAGAAAGATAGGGTATGATTTCAAGAATAACAAGCCTTATGATTGGAATAAGAAAGCAAGAAGCAAAAGCAAATACCTTGAAAAGTGTTGGCTTGCCATGAAGTTGTCAAACAATCTTGGAGATATAAGCGGCATTGAAGAATTACCATATGCTGATCTGTGGACAGTTTCGTTTTGTTGCCAAGACATATCTGTCGCGGGCAATTTGAAGGGGTTTGAAGAAAATAGTGGAACAAGAAGTTCTCTTGTTTGGCAGCAGATAAGACTTCTTAGAAATTCAATCGCCAAGAATGAAGCTCCTAAGTATATTATGTTCGAGAATGTGAAGAATCTTGTGGGCAAAAAGTTTAAACAAGAATTTGATAGGTTAGTCAACGTTCTTGATGAACTTGGGTATACAACTTATTGGGAAATCCTCAACGCTAAGAATTGCGGTATTCCTCAGAATCGTGAAAGAGTCTTTGCAATCTGTATTCGTAAGGATATAGACACAGGTAAAATGACTTTTCCAAAACCTTTCGATAATGGTCTTAGACTTAAAGATGTTCTTGATGATGTAGTAGATGAAAAGTATTACATAAACAATGACAAGGCAGATGAGCTAATAGACGAGCTTATAGAAAATGGAACATTGTCCGAGGAAACATATCCTGTTGCTTCAAGAGGTAGATATACAGATGATAATTCTACTGAGCAGAATATTGAAGTAAGAACCGAAAGTGTCGCAAACGCATTGACTACTGTTCAAAAGGACAGTATGTGTTTAAAATGCAGCGCACCGAACAGGGTAAGTCGCTGAGAAAAGCATATGAGTCACATGAAATAAAGCATGGTTTCAATGAATATCGAGAACCCGTTTTGAGAAATGATGGTATGACAAACACAATTTCAACAGTTCAGAAAGATAACTTGTTAGTAGAGTGTAATGGGGGGGGGCAGTTGCAACTCCCAATCGACCTCACACTTAACGCTCCAAGAGCAATCGACCGAGCAAACTGTATCAAGGCAAGATACGATGCCGGAATCTCGAATTTCAGGCAAGACGGTACCGGTGTTATTGAGTTGCAAAGGAACAAAGTTTGAGAAATTTGTTGAGTTTTGCTCTACCCTTATGGCGAGAGATTTCAAGGGATTCGGGAACCAGTCAATGACAGGAGTGATAACAAATGACTCAAAAGATAAATGACTCTACCGATTCAGTAATATTGGGGAGACTTATCCCCAAGAGCAACAAGATACATCAAAACCAAGAGGTATTATCTATTTGTGGGGTGGGAATAACTTTGAAATCAACAGATTATAAAAATCCTCCTAAAATTCTTGTTTTATGCGATATGGAAGTGGGGGGGCAGCGTGGAAGAGTGTTTAGTAATCAAGGAATAATAGGAGCGTTGTCAGCGACTGACTGGAAGGATGCTCCTAAGTGTGTTGTAAAAGAAATAGTAAAGAAAGATGATAATGAGTAGTCCATATGATCTACTTTCTCCAGATGATGATGAAAATTATGTAAGAGTAAGACAAGCAACAAAGACTGGTTATATACTCTGTCCTATAAATGGTGTGGCTGACTTATCATTTCCATCGAGCAAGCTACGCCGAGGACGAGTTCAAGGTGGGGGGGGGCATAGCTCCTACCATAATGGCAAGTGGTAATTGCTGTTTGTATAGAATTGAGAGAGTTGAGGATAATAATGAATCAAAACAAACCTAATATTCTTGGGACAATATACGATACCAAATGTGACAATGCTTTTGCGGCAGGACATGGTGCCGTATATGATCCACAGAATATAGCACCGACTTTAGTAACCGCAACGGGGGGGCAATAAGCCAATGAGTATTGATAAGAAGAAATTTAGAATAAGGAAACTTACGCCCACAGAATGTTTAAGACTGATGAGCGTTCCTGATGAAGATATTCAGAAAGTTAAAGATATAGGAATGTCCGATAGTCAGATGTACAAACAGGCAGGAAACAGTTTGGTTAGTAATTGCGTTGAGCTGATTTTTGAGCATCTTTTCAAAGCTCAGTATCAAGATGATTTTAAGTGTTATGACGAAAATTTTCAGTAAACCCCACAGATCATAATGAAAGTTCTGCCCTAAGTGGGGGGGCAACACCAATCGCTGTATACAAGCAGGCAGTCTTGACTTCGGCAAATGGAGTAAGATGCACGAAAGCAGCAGAAGATATTATAGCACACATGGAGTTGCACCAACACAGCACACCTGTGGTGGTGGAAATATCGAGAGTAAGATAATTGAGGATAATGAATAGCGATTGTTTTGGGTCTAGCTGCAATAATCACTTGTGGCATCGTAGATCTTATAGATACTATTGGTTCTGCACAACACGACAATAATAAGAAAAGGGGTAATTAAATGCTCTATCCGGCACAGCTATATAAGGAAGAGCTTAATAAGAAACTGATTTCTTGCTGGTATCTTCCGAAGTACAAGCACTATTTTGGCGGTGAGTATTCTGTTCGACAGTTAGAGAACAATGCTTACTGGCATAGAGATTTTGTTCATCTGAACAGCAAGGGCGAGATTGACGGCTACATTGGCTACAATTATAACGATATAAACCGTTCGATCAACGGCGTGACTCTAATAGGTTTTGCCGATAATAACATGGTATTTATTAAGGACGTTATTAACCATGTGCAGGAAATGTTCGATTCTGGCGCAAGACGTATTGAGTTTTACGCCTTCGCTAACAATCCTGCTGTTAGATTGTACGATAAGTTCATTAACAGATATGGTGGGCGAAAGGTTGGAACACTAACTGAATCGGCTTGGTATGACGGTAAGTTTCACGATTGTTATATCTATGAAATTATGAATTTGAAAGAGGGTAATAAGTAATGACAAGATTATGGACTGATTATCTAAATGAAGCAGAAAATCCTGTGAAAGTAACCTTTAAGAATGGCACGACTATAAAGATAGAAAAGGATACAATACCTAATGTGTATGGGGATTTCTATTATAGCAATTCGGGTTATACTAAAAAATTAGCCGATGAATTATGGCATCAGTTTACAATAGAAAGAAATGACGAAACGATGTCAACACTTAGAAAGTGTTACAATGACATAATGGGAGCTAATGATAGTACAAAGGAGAAAAAAGATATGCTTACTATAACAAACTACAAGTACGATGAAAAGACCGGGAGAAGCACCCTGTACTGGTCGGACAAAACTCAGACAACGGTTACTGCCGATCCTGACACCGAATTTTCTCAGTATGTTGGCTTTGTTTCGGCTTGTGCCAAGAAGCTCTTTGGTAACAAGTCTACATATCTCAACCAGTTCGACAAGTGGACAGTTAAGATTCCCGCAAGGAAAAAGGCGGAAGCCGAGAAGAAAGCTGCTGAGGATAAGGCTCGTGAGGAAGCAAGAGCTAAGAGAGCTGCTAAGAAGGCGGAGCGCAAGGCAAAGCGTGATATTGAGATTCGCGCAAAGCAGCTTGCGGATGAGTACTACGCTCAGGAGATTGAGGGTGAGGCTGAGAAGATAGCACACGAGAAGTATGGTGTTCCGAATAATTGGTTCGACGGTTATTCAGAGGATTGAGGTGATTATGTGAAGCTTGGTGTCCCTCAGATAATAATGTTGGCTACGTTAGCTATCAACCTAGGTATTAATATGAAGAATCATAAGGAACCCCACCTCGAACATTATAATGGTTGGGTTATGCTTTTCGCAACGGCAATTAACATCGTTCTGCTTTGGTGGGGCGGCTTCTTTGGTTGAGGTGGTAAGTACAATGAGTGAAGACGTGATTCCAATTGATAATTTAGATACAACCAAAAGGTATCGAGTGAAAATGAGATATACGGTATGTGGACATTGTGGTGAGGTTACGCCTATAGCAATCGCGGTGTTGGGTAAAGAAGATAATGATACCGCTCGTTGCATTCATTGTAAAAAAGAACTCACATGCACAAGTAAATCTAGTTATGTATCCTACCTTATCTATTATAAAAATGGTGAATGGATGACGGACAAACAATCAATAGTATTTTATGAAGGAGATGTGTTTAAATGAAGGCAAGAGTGACCAATACAACAGATTCGACTGTTGATAATATTAAGGTTCCCCAGCGGATTCTTGATGACGAAGAGTACGCCAGAGAATTTCGGGAGCGTTTGATTTCGATGGTACCCAACGGAGATTACGGCGAGAGCTTCGAGGAGTGGTACGGATACGTAAAGCAGATTGCTTTCTACCAGAAGATGTCGGATATATATGACGATGTAAAGAAGGGGGATAAGTAATATGTCTACTCTTGGTGATATAAAACCGTCTAGGACTCCCGAGATGCCAACCGTGACCCCGCCCACAGTGGAGAAGAGTAAGGATTACTTTAACAAGATGATCTATGTCGCGGGTGCTTACGGTGGTTCTGACACAAATAAGAACTATATCGAACATTGTTGTCGAAAGCTATCTGAGGACTATCCGTCTTACTGTTTTATAAATGGCGTATCGGAGTTTGCTCACTGGTACGGTAAGTCAAACTCAATCGTTGATGATTTGAAACGTTGTGTTGCACTTCTGAAAAAGTGCGATGAAGTCTGGGTCATGACACAGAGTGACTGGCAGAGTTCGCAAGGAACAATGGTCGAAATATTTGTAGCAAATGAAAGTGGAATCCCTGTTGTATATGACAAGGATAAAGCGATAGGAATTAATAAAGGGGAGTGATGAAATTGGGAATCCGGGTTAAGAAACGTGATGGCAGAATCGTTTGTTTTGACAGTAGTAAGATTACGACAGCAATCTATAAGGCTTACATAGAAGTCTGCCCTGACCAAGACAAGATGCAGATTAAGAGTCAGTGTGAGTATTTGACTGACAAGATTGTAAGTTACATAATGAATCAGGCTGATATCAACTATGACGAGCCGATTGATATAGAGAATATTCAGGATTGGATTGAGAATTGTCTTATGGATTTTGATAAGGCGATTGCTAAGTCATATATAACTTACAGATATAAAAGAAAGCTGGTAAGAGAAAGTAATACTACCGACAAAACTATCAAAGAATTAATTGATGGCACTAATGATTATTGGAATAATGAAAATTCCAATAAGAATCCTCGTAGAGCTACTGTGCAAAGAGATTATATAGCCGGTGTAACAAGTACCGATATTACTAAAAGATTTCTTTTGCCCGAAGATGTAAGAGAAGCAGATGAATTAGGAATACTTCATTTTCATGACCAAGACTATTTTGTTCAGCACATAAATAATTGTTGCTTAATTAATCTTGAAGATATGCTACAAAATGGTACAATTATTAGTAAAACAAAAATTGATAAGCCAAAGAAATTCTCAACTGCTTGTAATATTGCGACTCAGATCATAGCGCAAGTTGCAAGCTCGCAATACGGTGGTCAATCAATTAGTCTAGCACATTTGTCTCCATTTATTAAAGAGACAAGAGAGAAGTATCAGAAGGAATTCCCATCTTTTACTAAAGAACAGATTGAACATTTAGTCAATATGGATATTGAGAGTGGTGTGCAAACAATTCAATATCAAATATTAACATTAATGACTACTAATGGGCAGACTCCATTCATAACAATTTATATGAATTTAGCAGAAGCGCCCGAAGGACAGGAAAGAGATGACTTAGCTAAATGTATAGAAGAAGTATTAAAGCAAAGAATACTAGGGGTAAAAAATGAGGCGGGAGTATATATTGCTCCAACCTTTCCTAAATTAATTTATGCTTTAGATGATTTTAATATATACCCAAATAGCAAATATTTTTATTTAACTAAAATAGCCGCAGAGTGCGTTTCTAAAAGACTTGTTCCAGACTTTATCTCTAATAAAGTTCAACGAGAATTAAAACAAGGTCAGACATATACTTGCATGGGGTGTAGAAGTTTCTTGACAAACGATAGAACCACAAAAAACTATGCTAAAGCATTAAATTATAAAGAGGGACAGCAAAAATTCTATGGTCGATTCAATCAAGGAGTGGTTACTATTAACTTAGCCGATATTGCTTTATCTTCCCATAAGGATATAAATAAATTTTGGGAAATTTTTGATGAAAGATTAGAATTATGTCATAGAGCTTTGCAATGCCGCCACAAAAGATTAAAAGGAACTTTATCAGATATTGCTCCAGTTTTATGGCAGCACGGGGCTTTAGCAAGATTAAAAAGTGGAGAAGCTATTGATGAATTACTTTATCATGGTTATTCTACTATTTCTCTTGGATACGCCGCTTTATATGAATGTGTATATTATATGACTGGGAAGTCTCATACAGACGAAGAGGCTAAGCCATTTGCTATTGAAATTATGCAGCACTTAAATGATGCTTGTAATAAGTGGAAAGCAGAAGAAGATATTGATTATTCTGTTTATGGAAGTCCTATTGAATCTGTAACTTATAAATTTGCGAAATGCTTAAGAAAAAGATTTGGTATTATTCCAGAAATTACAGACCATGATTACATAACTAATTCATACCATGTAAACGTAAGAGAAAAAATTGATGCTTTTACCAAACTAGCTAAAGAAGCCGAGTTTCAAAAGCTAAGTCCAGGTGGCGCAATAAGTTATGCAGAAATACCAAATATGCAGCACAATCTTGATGCAGTTATTACATTAATACAGTTTATCTATGAGAATATCATGTATGCTGAATTAAATACAAAAGCTGACTATTGCCATGTATGTGGATATAACGGTGAAATTCAAGTTAAAGGTACTCAAGGACATTATTATTGGGAATGTCCTAATTGCGGCAATAGAGATCAAAGTAAAATGACAGTCATAAGGAGAACTTGTGGATACATAGGCGGAAATTATTGGAATCAAGGTCGAACTGAAGAAATTGCAGAGAGAGTATTGCATTTATAAATATAATTTGATTTTTTTGTTATTTTTTTGTATAATATAAATATAAAAATAAAGGAGAAAAAGAATGGCTGAAAATATTAGTTTAGAGATTGGTAATTTATATGAAGCTAATAAACAATTAATTAAACAATATGAAAAACCGCTAACTCATCCTGAACTAGCAGCGAAACAAGAGGAACTTGAAGACTTCTTTGAAAATATTGTGCAATACGCTATGTTATTGTGTAATGAGCAAAAAGATTATACTGTTTTTCATTTATCAAGAAGTATTACT